TTTTTTTTTTTTTTTTTTTTTTTTTTTTTTTTTTTTTTTTTTTTTTTTTTTTTTTCAGACCATAGTTAAGGTCGTTGGGGAAGGCTCGCTTACGCTTCGCCTTCCGTTGCAACGAATGTAACTGTCCTCTGAATCTAAAACACCGTCTGCACAGTAACAATGGGAAGGTTGTTTCCCTGTTATAAGAATGTAGAGATGGCTTGCCTGACGGCTGCGCCATCCACACTCCCACACCCCTTGCTGCGCTACGCTGACGCTTCGCTTGGCAAGGAGGGTGGTTCGTTTCGGGCTTCGCCCTCTTGCGCCTTCGGCGTGGACTTGAGGGACATTGCCTATACAACGTACTCGTCTGCCTCGGGCTTCGCCCTTTCTGACGGAACTGTTGTTTCGCGCACATGGTAAGCACCCATAGCCCATTATTCCACTCTTACACCGACTTTCCGTTCCGCGCCCGCTTTTTACCTCGGCTCCGCCGTTAGAAAAAGAAGTGAGATTCCCCGCATGACAATGGCATATTTATCCCCTTCCCTGCCAGACTTTGAGTGTTCCGCGCCCGCGAGCGCAGCTCTAACCCGCGTTTTACTCAAAAGAAAAGCCCGCTTGGTTAGGGCGGGCTGTTTAAATCATTCTTCGTCTTCGTCGTCTGCGTGTTTGTACTGCAACGAGTTCGATATTCTTCGGCACAGGGTAGCCAACTTCACGTCTGTTTCAACCATACAGTAGGCAGCGTAGTTTACCACCTGTTGTATAGAGTCCTCGGTAAGTCCGTTGGTTGTCAGGTTCGCAATGATTGGCAGCAATTCCCCCTGACGGCTGCTTTTAACCAACTCCGTTTCAAATCCAATCTTGTTGGCTGCATTAATTGCGTTTACGAAGAGGTTTTGAAAGTGCCAGTACGTGAACCCGACGGGTTTAGCCCCTGATACTACTTTCTCGGCAGCGTACCGCAGGGAAGCCATGTTTCCGATAAGGTCTAGGATAGTGCCTTCCACGTCCTTCTCTTCATGCTCGTAGCTCAATACGTCCTTGCACAGGGTTTTCCATAGTTTACTCATGATTCAATTCCTATAATATGATGGTTTGGGTAGGGATATTCAAATTAACGTTAAAGGGTATGGAATACATTAATATAGGAGCATTGTATGTGCAAACACTTACTCGTGGTAGGGAGTAGTAACATCGATACTAAAGCATTCCTTAACGCAGACAAGGCAAACGTGGTATTAAGCTGCGTCGAACACGGTGGCGTCAAGAAGATAGTGGCTGACGTTTGCCCCGCAGACCAACCCATAGAAGAAGCCATGCAGAATCCTATGGCTCGAATGGAGTTTGGCAGCTTCTCAGAGTTGCTTGAAAACGTCAAGGACTATGGGGGCAGCCCTGATTTTCCACGAAAGTATGGACTCGTTATTATGAAGAAGGTAACTAGCACCTACACCCTTTCTTCAGATAGCAGAGGACTTCCCGACTCGGTACGAAGCGCATGGGGAAACGCACCCCACTCTGTCCACTGCTTTGAAACGACCTCGTTAAAGGACATTTGCGAGATACTAACCGTAGCCCGCCCTGCCAACGGAGGTTTTGCCTTTTGTGAATTTCCAGACCATTACCTGCTTTGCCTGTGTTCCAACCGAAAATGCGTCGGAGAGAGGACACTGATTGAAAAGGTAGCCTCTTCAATCAGAATGGCAAAGGGTAAGGACTACGACCTATTATCATCAACCGTGCTAACCTCCGCCTTCGAGGTAATAGACAACCTGTCCAAGGGAATCGTTACTCGGAAGACGGAAAAGGCAAAAGAACTATTGAGGAACATATGATTAAGATTAAACGGGGAATGTCTGTATATGACGTGGTTCGCTGCGCGTTAATCGTCCTAGCGAGCAACCTTCCCATTTCCGATTTGACAGACTACGAGATTGATTCTCAGCTGATTAGCCATACCCACGAAGACGGAACTGTCGAATACAATATCTCAACCATAAAGGGCGTTGCTTTGGGCTTGAACTTCAAGAAGTATCCTGACGGCAGCCTGTATAACAGTATCACGTTAGAGGGGTACTGGCATAATCACACCGCCGTCCAAGCCATGAACCTCGCCTACCTAGTAAAGGAGCAAGAATGATTAAGAACTGGTATCGCCTCTTGGTGGTATTTGTACTGAATGCCGCGGAGCTGGTAACAAATAAAGAATACAGCCGTTTGGAGTCCTATCGCGAGGGATTTCAACACGGAGTAATACATCAAAATGTGTACAAATGTACTGGTCTTGTACGTTTTGCAGACTACTACCTGTTGGGTCACGAACGTGGCAAGAAGTTTGCAGAGAAGAAAGGGTTTTAAATGGCACGTCAGCAATCAGAAAGCGACATTAAGCACCTCGCAGGGCTGTCAAAGATTCGTTCAAAGGTTTCAATGTACCTCGGTACTTCCGACGGACGGGCAATGTGGACTGCTATCCGAGAAGCATTGGACAACGCCGTTGACGAGGTTAACCAAGGTCGAAACGACTATATCCACCTGATTAAAGACCCAGACTCTAAATGGGGATACTGGATTGTCGACCAAGGTGGCGGTATGCCAGTCAAGGACATTACCGTTACCGAGGAAACTACCAATAAGAAGGTAAAGATTTCCGCCCTGAAAGCCCTCGTGTTCCTGATTCACGCGGGCGGTAAGTTTGAGCAAGTGTCCTCTGGTTTACGTGGCTGCTTCCACGGGGATACACCAATCCGCTTGGTAGATGGTCGTATCCTGTCTATGCAGGAGCTGTACGACGAACACAAACGCGGTATCAAGAACTACGTTTGGTCTATCGACAGGGAGTGTGGCTCTTTACACGCGCAACCAATCGAGGAAGTGCAGTTAACCAAGAAGACAAAACGCCTAGTTAGAGTTACTTTGGACACTGGCGATTCGTTCCTGTGTACACCAGACCACCCATTGTATCGTACAAACCTCAAGAAGGTTAAAGCGTCCAAGAGCTTGGGGCGTTCGCTCGTCAGTGCGAACTTCCACGAGGACAAAGACGGCTATCTGTACACTACTTACGGCAGTCGGTTGAACTCTGGAATAATGGGAGAACGTCTTAACAGGGTTGTTGGTGCTCAGTACCTCGGTAATATAGCCAACCGACACGTACACCACATTGATGAAAACGTCATAAACAACAATCCTGAAAACCTCAAAGCCCTTCTTCCAAAGGAACACTACGAAGAACACCCAGAGAAACTTCGTACCTGGACTAGGTATCTAGAGGTTAGTGCCAGTAGTAAGTCTGACATGATGAAGGATATGAACTCAGACACTTCCTTGGCAAGAGAGCGACTGCTAGGTAAGGCGTACAAGGTTGGTGTTCGCGTACTTCACTCTGGACTTCAGTTAGAAGAAGACTCTTTTAACCTGTATATGATGCAGGGAGGTTCTAATTGGGAGACTACGTTGCAAGTTGCCGATATGGAGGACGTAGAGTTTATTGACGAAGTAACTGACTACTACAACCATATTATCAGCAGGATAAACAAAGGATTCAGTAAAGAAGCCAAATACCTCAAAACCTGTATGTCGTACACGCTTCGCTCTAAAGCTGACGGCGTTTTTGGCAAGTCTAGCTCTGAACTGGAAATGAAACGCCTCTTCAGCAAGGGGTACGCTGCTTTAGACATCCTCGGTTTGAAGAAGGTCGTTAGTGTGTCCGCGTTACGCAAACGTGCTGAGAAGAAGGGCGTAAAAATGCCAATCCGTGCGTTAGCACGTGTTATAGACCTTGAAGAGTTTATGATGTGCTACTTAGGCGGCAGCGACCCAATGGCACTTGCCTACAAAGACCAGAGCGACAAAGCTAAGTTCAAACGCGCACACCTGTACGACTTGGCATTGTACTCTGAACGGTCATTGAAGTGGAATGAGAATATCACACAGCGTTTGTACGCCGACTTTATCCGCAAAATAAACGCAATGATGGAAAAGGGTTTGGACATTACCCATGATAACTTCCACAACGAGTACAAAAATGCCTGCGGTCAGTCTTCTTGGCACTCTGGCTTCATAGCTGCTAAGAAACTTGGTCTAACTAAGAAACAAGTCCTTGCCGACGCCAAAACCGCCAATCACAAGGTAGTCAAGGTAGAGGACGTTACCTACGAAAAGGCTGTCCCTGTTTACGACTTGGTAATTCCTAACGACCACAACTACCGACTGGATTGTGGTATCTTTGCGGGTAACACCCACGGTATTGGCATAAAAGCGTTAAATGCCGTTTCAATAGAATTTTCGGTCTGGACGTTCCGCGAGAAATCTTGGTGGCACACGTCCTACGCCAAGGGTGTAGAGCAGGTAGAAGTAGCGAAGGCGAAAGCACCTGACGTACCGTTCGTCGACCGACCAAAGCACGGTACTGTAATCTATGCAGAGCTCGACCCGTCCGTATTTGACAAGGGCAGCAAGGTCGACCCTAACGAGATTGAATCGTGGTTCACTACTACCTCGTACTTTACCGACGGTGTTACCTTGCTCTATACCGACGCCAAGGGAAACCAAAAGGAATGGGAAGGTCAAAGCAGCGAAGACACCCTGCTGGCAGACGTTGAACACCTGAAGGCTTCCTTGCTCGAAGACGACGCGTACTTGGTAGCCTCCGACAAGTTCTTTGATTTTGCACTGGCGTTTACCGACTACGACGGAGCGCACGTTCAAGGATATGCAGCAGGCTTGCACAACGAGGACGGCGGTACTCACGTAAACACTGTTTACAAGGTGGTATCAGACGTTGTATCTGCCTACGCCAATCGTAAGCACAAGTTCAACCCTACCGACCTGCGGGACGGATTGGTTGGCAGTATTAACGTCAAGCTGTCTGCTATCAAGTTCCACAACCAAGAGAAGACCAAGTTGGTTGACGAGCGTTGCGGACAGCCACTGTACGACGAGCTGTTCCCCATCGTCGAATCCTTCTTCAAGAAGAATAAGCAGCTCGCCGTTACAATGTGCGAACGCGCCAGCCGTATCAACGACCTGAAAGCTGACTTCAAGGCTAACAAGGCAGTCCTCAAGGTCTTCAAGGAACAGAAGAAACGTGCCGCCCTACCCTCGAAACTGGTTTCCAGCCTAGGATGTTCCAACGAAGAACGTGAGTTGTACGTGGTGGAGGGCGACAGCGCGGGCGGCTGTTTTGACGGAGAAACCCATGTTTTGTTAGCCGACGGTAGCAGCATCTCGTTTTTGGATATGGTCGAAGGTGCTAAACACGGAAAAACATACGAGGTTGTCAGTTACGACCAGCAAAAGCGGGACTTTGTTACTGCGGTAGCCGAGTTTCCTAGAGAAACAAAGAGGGTACGTTCCCTTGTAGAGCTTACGTTTGGAGATAACTCGTTTGTTAGGTGTACTCCGTGCCATCTCTTCCTTACTAATAGAGGATGGGTTCGGGCAGGTAGCCTAACTATTAATGATTCTATCGTATCCAAGAACGGTGTCCAAAGGATTTGGCTGATAGTAGAGGTAACGGCTGTCGATAACGTTCCTGTGTATGACCTTACCGTTCCTAAGTACCACAACTTTGTCCTCTCTAATGGAGCAGTTGTCCATAACTCTGCTCGTCGTGCAAGGGACTCGAAGTTCCAAGAAGTGCTGCCATTGAAGGGTAAAATCAAGAATCCGTTTAACCAGTCTGCCACGGATAGCGAGGAATTGCTTTCCCTGTTAATGGCAATCGGATACGACCCAACCAAGGAGAACCCAGCCGAGACCCTTCGTGTAGGCAAGTTAATCCTGCTTACCGACGCTGACGTTGACGGCTTGCACATTCAAACCTTGGTTCTCGGCGCAATCCTTGCCTACGTGCCAGAGATGTTCGTGCAGGGGCGGGTGTACTCGTGCCTTCCATACGAGTACGTGGGCTTCCATAAAGGACAGGCACACTTTGCGCTTACCATTGACGAGCTCAAGGACGCTATCCCTTCCTCTGCCGTGGGCAGTATTATGCACTTGAAAGGCTGGGGCGAGGTTGACGCGGACATTCTGTCCGACATGGCATTCAACCGCGATAAGCGTCGGTTGTACAAGATTGTGCCTGAGAGCATTAACAACTTTGCGCGTACAACCCGTTCCCTAATGGAAAGCGAGGGTAGCGCACAGCGTAAGAAGCTGTTGGGTCTTGAATGATAGAAAGGAGGCGATTGCCTCCTTTCCCTGTATGAAAGGAATTGAACAATGGCTAAGAAGCCTAAAGAAGCTGTTGAGATTATTGAAAAGGAAGCCCTCGAATATGTAACCGAGTGCTATCGAAACTATGGCGTGTTCACATTGGAGAACCGCGCCCTTCCTGACTACCGAGATGGACTGTTGAAGGTTTACCGACGCACACTTTGGTCTATGTCCCATATTGCCCCAAACAACAGACCACACGTGAAGACCGCACGTGTGTCGGGCGACGTAATCGGTAAGTACCACCCTCACGGCAACGCAGCCGTGGACAGTGCCATCGAGACAATGGTAAACATGGCTAACCCTCTGGCACATGGCGTTGGAAACTGGGGAGGACAAACAGACTCTGCTGCTGCTTCCCGTTATACCAATGTGCGCTTGTCAGACTTTGCAGCGGAAACCATGTTGCACCCCGATTATATGTCGGTAATAGACTACGTGCCAAACTACGACGGTAAGGACAAAGAGCCTGTGCTGCTGCCCGCCCTGCTCCCCAATGTCCTTCTCAACAATACATACGGCATTGCGGTTGGTTTGTCGACACATACGCCTGCCTTCGAGGTGGAAGGACTTAAGAAGGTATTGAAGGGAATGCTCAAGGGTAAGAAGCTGACACCCGCTATCGCCATAAAGAATCTGAAGCTGACGTTCCCTTACGGCGGTTACGCCCCTTTGGATGAGGAGTGGCAGAAGCAAGCCAAGGCTCTGATTGAAAAAGGCAAGGCTTCAATCTACGTGTACTGCGAGTACGACTTCGACACCAAGGGCGAGTTGAATATTACCGCCGTCCCGCCCCGAATGTCGCCTGACACATTAATATCCAAGCTGTCAGACACTGGGTTCTTTTCAGCCGTTGCCGACGTAATGGGTAACGAAACCGAGACCCACGCCCATATAAAGTGTGTGTTCAAACGCGATACTCGGTTGGACGATGTGTCCGAGTGGTGCGACGAGAACCTGTATTCGTCCGTCCCGTATCAGATTGCAGTAATCGAACGCCACCTCGAAGAAGACGGAACGATTAGCGCAGACGTACACCAATGGGGCGTAATCGAATTGCTCGAGAACTGGTTGAAGTGGCGCATTGAACTCGAAGTCAAGATGCTGAACGGCAGGGTAAAACGCATTAAAGAGCAGATTGAACGGAAGAACCTGTTGCTCTTGGCACAAAAGAACCGTGCCGTAATTGCGAAGTCGTGGGAAGCCGAATCCGCAGTCGAGTATCTATGCGACCATATTGAAGACCTGTCTGAGGAAGAAGCAAAAGAAATCCTAGCCCTTCGCATTTCCCAACTGAGCAAACTCGACCGCGAGAAGTTACTCAAGGAAATCAAGGAGCTGAAGGCAAGCGAGCGGGAAACCAAGCAGCTTGTCCGAACCCCAGAGGTATCAATTTTAGAATCGCTAGGTTAGGCATATCCTAGCGAGGCATTATTTCCTTTGTATCGTGTATCATTTAGCCCGTCAGTGAAAACTAGGCGGGCTTCTTTTTGACCTATTGTATGGTAACTTCCAAATACTAGGATACACGGCAGAAAATGGGAAATGTAAATAAGTGTAAAGGCTATTGCATTCTAACTTTATCGAGGCTAGAATGCCAAACATTGAAAACGAAAGGAAGGAAGTGTGTAACGAAATAAAGTGTATTATATGTGGACTAACGTCCGGAATAGACTGGCATCATACAATACAGCAAGCCCACGGAGGCGTGAATAGCGAACAAGTACCTCTTTGCGGAGGACACCACACGCTAGTACACACTCTTGCGCTTGCCCTGTATAAGCACGGCGACGAGCAAAAGATTCTTGCTCAGATTCCATCGGACGTACCAAAAGACAAGGTAGCTCTTACAATGAACCTCGTTCGCCGTCTTGTTATAGGTCGGAAAACGTGGGAGGCTGCCCAACGAAACTCTTTAGCCCCAAAGAAAGGCACAGTCGTGGTTACGCTAGATTCAAAGCGCGTCGAACGGCTGGACAGGCTGACCCACCTTCTTTCCCAAAACGGGAAAAAGGTATCACGGGAACGTGTGCTTCAACTTGCACTCGACCGCCTGTACCAATCGCAGACCGCTAAAAAGGCAGTAAGCAAGTAAACACGCATACGAATGCTCATCGTATGTGGTAGATTTCAACCACCATTTATTGAGTATAAACATGAAGACAATAGAAATACAAAACAGGTGTCAGGAATGCGTACATTTCATGGACGAACGACACCCAGCCAAAACCGACGTATGTAGCAAGTTAAACGTTAAGGGACTCACGCCCGCGCCCCGTTGCTTTAATATCCAGCCCCTACACTTCGTAAGAAGCAAGGTCGATATTGGCAAGTTAGGGAAGGCGTTGAAAGATTTGAGCCATTCACAAATGCTTACCCTAGCAAACCAGCTTGCAAACGCCGTAATGCTTTCCGAGCACGGCATGAAGTTTGGTCAGCCAGTTTACTTTAACATGGCTAATCAGGCATACGTCGATAACTTCTATAAGGGATACGCCGTCGGCGTTCGCACGGTGGAAACCAAGCTAGGGAAACAAACCCTAATAGTAGTAGCCTCTGCCTTGGAGTTTTCCGAGGAAGAAGACGGCACATACGCCGACCGCGCCATGCTGTCCATTTCCCCAGACCAAGTATTGACAGGCAAGGAATGGAAACGGAAACTCGCCGAAATGGTAGAAGCGGGAAGGCTTGAACAGCCCACACCGACAAACGAGCGTAGGCTAACCTACACCCAATGGACGAAGGCGGGTAAACCGATTAATCCCGTTTACGACATTGATTACACACCGCCCACGCTGGACGATTCTGAGGTTCTTTCATATTGGGACGACCTCGATACAAACGACGCAATCGAGCTAACGTCAGGCGACGAAGTTCGTGAAATGCTTGGCAATCAGCCGAAAGCGGAAACGGGCGAACGCTTGGAATACGAAACCTACACGGATTCCGACGGTAACGTTATTAAAACGCTTAAATCAACGTCGACGGTTCACGAAGAACAACCGCAGACAGTAGGCGTTGGCTTTGAAACGCAGGTCGTTCGCTGCTAAGGAAAGGGGATACCATGCTATCCGAGCATATTACAGATGAGATGCTTAACGAAGCGGTATCCTTCGAGGAAGCCAAGGAACTCTTGGCTTTACACGTCCTCGGGTATAATACCAGTTACGAACTGTTACAGTCTGCCAGAAAAGCAGGGATGGAGTTTTCACAGCACAATCGAAAAGCGTTAATGGATGACGGCGACTGCCTTGTATCCTTGAAGTTCGGTCTGTTCAAGGCGGTAACGGCAAATGCCAAGAACGCCTACCACCGACGAAACATCGGGATTAGGAACGGATTAGACGAAAGCGATTTCGACCTTCTTGATGAAAGGACTTATCCGAAACTTCATAAACACTTAAAGGCACTCGGTAAGAAGTATTCCGCCCTATCCTATTCGTCATTCCAACGATACGCGGAACGGGCAAGAAAGGAAAGCGTTTCAAACCTGCGAGGCTTCTTCATGAAGAAGTTGACCTTCCTTCAAAACTATGGAATCACGCGCGAGGACATAGCAGGGGAAGTTTACGCTGGAACGTACCGAGCACTATTGGTAACTTATCCAAAGTTTGAAACGTATGCCCACTTTTTGAACGCATACAGACGTTATAGCAGACAAACAGGTTTGCGCCTGATTGAAGATTACACTCGGAAAGGAAGTAACGTATTCGATGAAAACGGCAATCTGCTAAAGTTTTCCCTCGATTTTGAAACGGGCGAAGACTCGGGCGACTACCTTTCTGATTATTGCGGTTCTAACTTTGACACGGCGAGCCAACACTTGCACGTCAAGGAAGTATTGGAACACTTGAATACAAATCAGTTACGCCTTTTCGAGCTGCTGTTGGGCGTAAAATCAGATTCGTTCGACGCTTACCTGCAAAAGAACGACAGGGAAGTTTCCCGACTTTACCGACAAGGGGATAGAAGCCGAGACGTGGTAATGGCAATTCTCAATTATCTGTCGTTACCCTACGCCGACTATCTAAAGATAATTTATCTATGCTGTGGAACAAAAGTTCCTCAGTTGAAAGTAAACCTCATTTAAAACTCACCGTAAGGAATCCCATCATGAATATCACTAAAGCGCAATCTAACGTATTATCCGAAACCACTAAAGGCGCAATCAGCCCTCAGGCATTCTACCGCTTGAAAGGCAAAGACATTTTCCGCGTTGCCCATGCTATGCAAGCCGACGACTTGGTTTCTATCCGTGTCGACCAGTTGGTAGGCTGGGATAAAGAAACCGACAAGCCAGAGTGGGAAAAACAATTCTCCGACGGCAAGCTGCCTCGCGGTACTAAGCCCTGTTTCGCGTTCCGTTGTTCAGATGTTGAATACAAGCCACGTGCAAACGAACACGTCGTAATCGTGGGCTTGGACGATGACGAGAACCTGACTGCCCGACCTGCTACCGTTCAACAGTTCACTCGCGGCAAGGTAAACTGCGCCGTTTGGAACGAAGAGGGCGCAACCGAAGAGGTAGTAAAGGCAAAACTTGAGGACGTGTTAGTGTTGGTGGGATTCGCCCGTGATTATGTGGTCAACCAACAACTGTTTAACCTGATGACCGACAAACAATCCTATGCGCTGTCTATCGACAATGTTGAACAAACTGTAAACGTTCTCGACAGCTACGAACTGACCGTTTATGACTGGTTGGACTATGCCACTGCGGAGAATCCACGTAAAACAGTGTTGTACAAATACTACGTGAAACCGCAAGAGATTGAAGAAGACGACGGCGTATTGTGGACGTTCTTCGAGGAAGGCGCGAAACTGAAGGCTAAATATCAGAAACGCCATCTTACCGTAAACGAGGTAGTCGACTTCGAGACAACAGTCCATAATGCCTCGCAAGCCAAGCTGAAAGAAGTTTACGCCAAGGTTTGCGAAAAATCCAAGGTTGCTGACGAAGACAAGAAGGATAAGATTGCAGACATTAAATCCCACCTGATTGAGCTCTGCAACACAGATAAAAAACAGTCGATTGCTATTACCCTGCTGACCAAGTAATAGCAACACCGAACGCCCGCCTGCCTAACAAGCTCGCGGGCGTTTTCGTATGTGGGAATTTCAGCCCATTCAATACACGAAAGGAAAGTCAATGGCGAAATTCAAGATTCCCGGAGTCAAGGGTATTCTTAACGAGGTAGTAGGGTTAGGCGCAGAGATTATCCAAGGTGGTCAGGCAAAACCGTCCAAAACTGCTGCCAACATATCAGACATTCTTGTAGAAGGGAGTCTGACTGCCGCGCAACGCCCCCTCAACAAACTATACGACAAGATTGAACGGGTAACAGGCTACGGCATAGGCAGACCGGGAGTCGGGGAAATCCTTAACGACCCGTCCAAAGCACTCGGTCAATTCCTAGGCGGACGGCTTAAAGTCGGGGGTGGCACTACCGCTGCAAACGCTTGGATGCCTCTACTGAAAAGCCGCAACGACCCATTATGGGAGATTGACTGGTACTGTATGCTTCCGTTCGAGTTCGACCCTGCCTACGTGGAAGACATTACGTGGAGTCATCCGCGCATTTCCGAGGAAAGCGTCTTTAGGAACGGTAAGCCCGTCCACTTGGCAAACGCATTCGAGGTTCCCTCTATTCAGGTTACATTGTACGAGGATAACAAGCTGTACGCCCAGACTTGGTATCATAACTGGCGAAGTCTAATCTTTGACGAGAAGACAGGGACATTTGCCTATCCTGCCCAATACAAGCAACCGATATACCTACTCTTGAGGGACGTTACTCAGAATGTGGTAGGGTCTATCACGTTTAAAGGGTGTTTCCCCACGGGCAGCCCGAACATAACCAACTCCGCTGATGGTCAACGTGTAAAGGTACAGCTTGAATTTGCCGTTGATAGCGTTGAGTTCCAAGCCTCAGCGGTTCAAAATGCTGAAAGCGCGTCAACTACCCTTGTTCAGACGTTGAAAGACGGCTTGGCTGGAAACCTGTCGGGTGTTTTAAAGAATTTCTCCGGAGGTATATCAAATGCCGTGTCCAAGGGGCGTTCGTTCTTGAGCAGCGCATTCTCCGCATTCTCACGTAGATAGAAAGGAAATATATGGGATTTACCATTACTAACCCAAACGGACAGTCTGGCGTTCCTGTTGACGCAGGAGAAACGTTCGACCCTACTGAATCAATTATCCCCGCCCCTGTGCAGCCCTCGCCGTCAGAGGCTGTTCAACCACAGGTAGCTCCTACTGCACACGGTGTAATCGGTGACTTTGTTCGCCCTACTCCTGACAACATCGTAGCTTCCTCTCACACCACTAAAGAGCGAAGCGTACAATACGGCGTAATCGCTGAAGCACCCGTGCAGACTGCACACGCACCTGAGGAACAGCCAGAGCATTGGTTTCGGGAAAAGCGCAGACCGCTTGACCTGCATATGCGTAAGTACCCAGACCAGCCGAACGCAGCACACGGAGACCTGAACCCGCACCCGCATATTTCGGAACACCAGCGTACCTCTTTCGAGCAACCTACACCAGCACCTACTCCCCAACGTGCCTCTGTCGAGCAGCCATACACCGAATACGAATCGAGTCTGTGCGATAAGGACAGTCGGTACGTAGAGGCTACAAACCTGCTGCCAACACGTATGCTCTTGTATCCGTACGACCGCATTTCCGTGCGCCCGTTACAGATTACAGACCACATCAAGATTGGCAGCGGAACAAAGACAGGCTCTTACCGCTTAATCTGCGAAGCTGTGGGCGCGTGTATCGACCGTAACTGGCAAGGCTTGGCTATGACAGACTTCATTGCCATTGCTGCATGGTTGCGCTTGAACTCGTACCGTGAAACGCCCTTCTCTTTGGAGTGGACGTGTACGGCTAGCGAGCATAACCGCGAAGTGTTTACGGGCAAGGTCGGGGGAGAGACGCTGAAGAATACATCCGTATTCACTAAGAGCGACCTCAAGATTACCCCGATTGACGAGGAACGCCTTGTTTCGCTTACCACCGAACTCACCCGCTATAACATCTTCTGTTCCGCCCCTACCGTGGCAGACTTCCTGTTCACGCTGGAGAGCGACATTATCCAGCACACAGAGGACGCGTTCTTATTCGACTTGGCGACCAGCCTGTCTCCTCAGCACGGCAAGACGCTAAAAGACCGTTTGAACTTCCTCAAGCAATACGTGGAGGTTACAGACAACGACACCGCAATGGCAGTAGTTAGCCTGCTGCAACAGGTTACAGAGGTGTTTGAATCCTGTGGCGTGGTGCAAAACTTCAATGTTACGTGTAAACACTGCGGAGAACAGGGGGAAAAACAAGTCGAGATTGACTTGTTGACGTTCTTTCCCTTTGGAAAGTGAAGCAAGCGTTCTAAACAAGATTGCTTCACTGGCTTCAAGATGGTCGGTTCTTATCTCGGGAATGGCAGACCTGCAACACCTTAACTACCTGTACGACCTTGTAGTGAAGGAGAACGAAGAAGAGAAACGAGCAGTAGCTGAAGCCAAGCGCAAACGCGGAAACTAAACTCCCAAATAAAGCCCTGTCTTACCGTCAAAGTAAGCAGGGCTTTTCTATTAATTGGGGAACGTTGGCGTGTCGTCTGTAACTACCCTTCGACCGTAAACCGCCTTGCTTCCTACGAGCATTCCCGTCAGCTTCTTGTCCCATACGTGAAGGCTTCCGTCAGGCAGCTTGATTAATACGTCGTGCATACAGGCGAGCTGTTGTCCAGAGCGTGTGTTTACGATTACGCCTAACGCATGGCTCGTTTCGCCCTTTGGCAACGGTTGCCTAGTGTTTACGTCTATAAACACGCCCCTTACAAAGTCCTCTCCCACAAAATCGTGTATGGCAGACCACGTGTCCCACTTTACCTCCACAAAGGAAACTGGTTTTCCGCATAGCGTTGACTCGGTTCTTAAATACACTGGCTCGTCGCGGTGTGTTTCTTCCATTATTAAACCTCCCAATTTATACCTATTGAAATTTAACGGCTTTTTATTCGGAGGGTATCATGATTATACTTGGACTAGACCCAGGGACAAAGAACTTTGGGTGGGCTGTTACGAGGTTCACTGACAAGGGGTTTGAACCACTCTGTGCAGGGAAGATTGTTAATCCCGTCGTAACAATGGACGACACTGTAACCCAGACGCAAACTTTCCTGACTGAGATTGAAGGCATCATAGCAAAGTACAAGCCTGACTACATCGTAGCCGAGCGTTTCCTTAACCGAGGGCGGTTTAACGGGGCTACTGGCGAGTATGTTTCCTTCATGCTCGGCGTAATTGCCTTGTACGTCTTGAAGGGTAAACGTGTAAAGGGCTTTCATATTGTGCATAGTGGAACATGGAAGACAGCGTACAACCGACTTTCAAAGGTAAAGGGAGTTCTCGACAAGACTTATGCTTATGCCTTGTGTGAACCCCACGAACTCGACGCGTACCTTCTAACACACTTTATACATAAGGAAGTCGGCAGCGGTTCGTTTTCCCCTCTAAAAGGGAAGCCTCTCAGCAAGTCCGACATTCAAGTATTCGAGTCCGTTGCCACGGGCAAAAAGAAGAGAAAGAGAAAATGAAGAAGTGTCCTCTTACAGGCGGGGACTACAAGAAATCGGCGTGTGCCTCTTGTATGTATCATGTGCCAGCACGTGAACCTTCCTGCGTGTTTACAGTGGACTTATCCGCCTTGGAGTTCGCCCGATTGAAGGGTGTAACGGTTGATGAAATGCACGAGGCTGCCAAGCGTATCAAGGACGGTTTGATACTCTGTAACTACGCAGAGTTCTGTCAGACCAATACGGCAGCGGAAGAACCATTCATTTCAGCCTCGAAGGTGTATGAAGACAACCCCATACTTTCCGAGCTTTCAATTTCCGAATCCACTTTTCAGCGTATGTGCAACGCAGAGAACTGGAAGGCGTTTAAGTCCAAGTTTAACGGGATAGAGAACATTAAGATGTCTTCTATCCTCCCAATCAAAAAACATGAGTATTTATCAATCACCTCTGAAAGGAAACTCCTAATGGCTATCAAACTTCGTGCCTACACCATTTCCCAGTTGGAGCAACAGCCCGACCACGGACCCGTTTATGTAACCAATTCCACCTCCGGCAGCAAACGCGGGGACGTGCTGTTGACCGTAGCCCGAAACCACGGCGTAGGCACTGATTCCGTCCATATCCCGATGACTTGGATTCCAGTGGACATTACCTCCGTCGTTAACCGTTCACAATTAATCCGTGATAATAACTTCCGTCAAGCCATCACTGGAGGTATGCTGCGACTCGTACACCCTGATGACGCGCAAAAGCTGTTTGAAACCGACCCTGCTGCCCAAGCAGAGTTCAAACGTGTTGCCCCGTACCTGTTGCGCGGTGGCATGGCGAACGAGGACGACGTTCGACTGGATGACGGCGCAATCGAACTGAACCGTGAAGAACAAGACGAACATGACCGTCAAGTAGCGCAGGAAGTAAACGAAGGCACTGAATCAGACCCATCTGAAGCTGTTGTCCGTCAATTCCTCGTTGATGTGAAAGCCGCCTTTGACAGTGGCGAGCCTTCTTCCGACGAGGTAACTGCATTCTGCAACCGTCTGCGTAACTTTGGCGAACTGAGCAATAACCTCTTGAAGACTGTTTACACAGAGACCAAGGGTATTTGCCCCGAAATCGCCCAAACTGCTAAGAGTATGCGATAATGCAAGGTCTCGCACAGTTCGTCGGTGTCCTCGGCGGTGTCTTGGTAATCTACTCGTATATCCTGATTGCCTACAAGAAGGTAACTGCCGACAATATGAAGTACCACCTGATAAACCTCATCGGAGGAATCTTGCTGCTGTTTGGCTTGTTTTATAACCCAAACATCGGCTCTATCCTGATTGAAGTAGTGTTTATCAGCGTCGCTGCCCGAGGCGTTTGGAAAGCACCTCACTGGTAATGAATAGCCCTTCTTGGCTTTACGCCCAGAGGGGCTTTGTTTTGAGCTTATGTTGGCACGGTAAAGGTTATCCATTACCAAGAAACGGAGGTTTCAATGTATTATATACCTATTACTCAGGCTGCCTTTCACGCAATGCCTATTATCCAAGAAAGTCTTAGGCTTGCTGTTATCGAAAACCCAAGTATTTCCGCTCACGACCTAATGAAGGTTGTTCTCGGATTCGACTGTAACGCCGAGAAGCTGGCTGCCCTGAAAACCAATCCTCAAACCGAAGCAAAGTCAAACCTGCTGAAGTTAGTCAAGAAGGAACTGGGTAATGAAACAGATGGCAATTAGTCCGCTTTTTAACGAGTCTAGTTCGCTGGGCTTGCGACCCATTGCGCTCGACACTGGAGAGTTCCGCAGGGGAATAGCCGTTTCCATTTGTGAAAGCATAGCTAGAACCTGCGGTCGGATGAATATGGGGAAGGTGGTATTGTTGGATTGCGGGGCGGGCGAGCCTTATGAATACTGCTCGTACTTGAATGATGTTTTGAAGACCGTATCTGTCGAACACCCACTCTTACCACTAATGCGGATTGGTTTGAATCCAATGCTCGTTAGCGAACACCCGTCTGTTAAACAGTACCTCCCAAAGGTAATGAAGCCCGTCTTTCTTTACCCGTGCGAGGAAGCCAAGAGAGACTATACGGGACTTCTTGACGTTCCTAATAGCCTCCACATCTTTTTCCACGAGGAAGACGGACACGTGTGTGGATTGACAGCAAAGTATGTACCTAATCGGCTGAACAGGAACAAGTTAAAACGACTGAGAAAGAAAGGACGCTAACATGGACAGGACTCAGTTAAAAGAATACCATAAGCAGGTATCGGACGAGATTAAACGTGCCTGTGAGCATTTGCTCGGATTACACTATTCCTACGGGGCTGCGCGTGAATACCTAGAACGCTCCCTTACTGCTTGTGTATTAAGCCTCGTGCAAAAGCTAGACCGCAAATCGGTAATAATCTTTGATAAGAATCTGACATCCGACGAGGGTATCAACCACCTCATCACAACCGCATTGAGAAGCGTAAGGGACGCGATTCTTAGTCAGTGCAAGGTAAAAGTCGTACTGCAAAGTGAGTGCGAACCATTCGCACCCCTCTTTACCAAAGCGTATTCCCATGTCTATGTAGTCTTTTCCGAAAAGATGGTAAGAAGCTACGACCTACGGAGGATAAAGGACTCCGTTATAGTGAACGCAGAATTACAGATAGAAGGCACTGCTATTGTTCCAACACGTATCGACGTAACTTTTGTCCCTCCCAAGGTACTAGAGGTTATAGACCTCAGTAACGTAACTGTATAAAGGCTCGGAATACTACACAATAGAAAGGAAATATGCCATGACTAGCACCAATGCTCAACCAACATTCAAACACGCCGTTTTCGGACTGGGTCGTATCGGTTTGCCACTCTTTTCCTGCCTGCACCGCTTGTATGGAAAGTTCCGAGACACTAACTTTGTCGTAGGCGTGGATTCTAACGCAGACACAGTTAAAGCAATCAATGATGGTCAGAACATTTTCTCTGACGAGCGCGGTTTGCACTTCAACCTTCAGGAAGCTCTAAACGCCAAAGGCAAAGCCGTACTTCCACACATGACTGACTGGTGCGACGCAGACGTGATTTGGATTTGCGTTCCGTCCCCGCATGAAGACCCTACCAGCTACGTAAACTCTGTCCTGCTGTCCATTCAAGCAATGTGGACGCGTTCCGAGACTGGCTTGGTAATTATCCGTAGCACGTTGCCGACAGGTTCTACCCATACCCTTCAAGAAACATACGAAACTCTGCCCTTGGCGTACTGTCCAGAGTTTACCGTACAAGGAGAGGCAGTCAAAGGTATCCTCAATCCGTCTCGCTTCGTTATTGGAGTATCTAATGACGAGGTGTGGGAGCGCGTACACCGTTTCGGCATTACCAAACCGTTTGAAGAGCCTAACACATACCTGACAAAGGTATTTCGTATGTCCTCTGACGGCGCAGAATCAGTTAAGCTGATGGCTAACAACTTACTCGCAGCCCGCTTGAATGTCTTGAACAAGCACACAGCCATCTTGCATTCTTTGATGTCAGAAGCTGGCTACCTGTCTTCAGATATTCATCATGAGATTGACAAGGTAACTGAAGCGGTAGGAGCAGACCCACGAATCGGCAGTGATTACCTGACGCCATCGTTTGCATTCGGAGGTGGTTGTTTGCCGAAGGACTTGTTGAACTCGTCATCCGTCGAAGACCAGCAACTCGATACTTACCTGTTTGATAACCTGCACAAGGACAACGAGGACACTTGCTACTACTGGGCGAAGCGTATCTTTTCTCACAGTGCCTTCTTTGGGAACATGAACATCGTACTCGTAGGGGAAGGCTTCTCTGACAATACAGATAGTAAAGTGTGCAGCCCGACACATATGCTAAAGGGATTTCTACGAGAGATAACCGCCACCGCGTGTGTTGGTTGCGAGGTTACCTGCCCGCATATTCTTACCGTCAATACCGTTGAAGAGTTACAGGCATTGGAAGAAAAGATGGGTGCTTGCTTACTCGTTCCGTGCCGTCGCTCTTACTTGAATCCTATCATGGTTGACTACCTGAAGAAGGCGGGCGACCGCGTATTTGATTTGACGTTCTCTATCACAATGTAACACAAGAGGGTAGGCTTCAAACCTACCCTTTTTCGTCTGCATACCTACCGCAGAGACTGCTATAAAGGTATTCAGTTAATCTTTTCAGGAGCGCATAAATGATTCACTTGTACGAGATAGACGGTGTACTTTGCAACCGCCAACAGATACACGACTTAACACCCCTTGAGAGCTTGGTGTACCAGAGGGGAATCCGTGTTCTTCACAGACCTCAGCACCACTTTTCAATCCTAACTGGCAGAATGCAGGAACACACAGGCGACACCCTCTTTTGGCTGATACGTAACGGTGTGAACTTTGACACCCTGTTTCACGGCAACACAGACCCTGACAATCCAAACCTCTATAAGCTCGAAATCCTCAACCATCTGAAGAGCTTAGGCAAGGAGGTAGTTTACTACGACAGTAGCTTAGAAACAGTAGAGTTCTTACGAATGAATAGAATCAGTGCTTGGTACATGGAATGGAAAATGTTAGAGCGGCAACGCAGAGGGGAAATCAGACTGACCGAGCACGTCGCTCTTGACCATCCGTTTCGCTCTAAACGCTGGGGGTAATAATGCTTTATTTAGTAACAAACGAACCGCAACAGGTCTGGCAAGACCACTACCTGATGACCTATAAATCGGAACTCAAGGCACGAAACGTTCCATATGATGTAGTAACAGCCTCCGACATTGAAAGCGTGAAGCTGAAGGACACCGACCTTGTTTGGATTATGAGCTACAAGGATATACGGGAAGTAAGCAGCTACTGCCGACGCTTCGGTGCGAAAACCCTGTTCCGCCTCTCGGGTACTGCCATGCACCCTTGGAGTTATCAGGTGGACGTGGACGACGAAGTTGAAGACTTCAAAGACATCGACTATATGCTCGTACCTACTAAGACTACCGCCGAGGCAGTTAAACCGATTACCGTGAACAATGTGCTCGTAACTGGATACCCCATGCGCCTGTACGACGCGGACGGTATTGAGTTGAAACCGCTCTTACAGCGCAAAAATCGAATCGTGATTGGTGGTCGCCTGTCGCCTGACAAGCAACCTATGCTCGCCATGCACCTGCTGACTAAACAGTTGAAACGCGGGGTAGTTGACGAGGTAGTATTCTGCTACCCTAGCGAAAAGGAGATGAAGTGGCTCGAAGCCTATGGAGGTGCTAAACGCTGGGAACGTCTTGGCTTTCAGTTCAAACAGATGACACACAAGGAGTGGGTTGCGTTTGCTGCCGACAGTCGTTTCTACTTTACCGCTTCCCTCGGGGACACCGTTTGCTATTCCCTATTCGAGGCAATGTCGTTAGGCTGCCTTCCAATCGTGCCTGACACCCGCGAGGCTACATTGCTGCCTGTAATGCACGAGGTAGCGTCCAGCAAGCTGTTTACCTACCCTGCCTTTTCAGAGCGCGGGGTATCGGACACACTTGCCTACCTGCAACGCAGCGTAGAATCTGACACCTTCAGAAACTCCTCGCCCCTCTTGAAGCGTATATTGAACCCTAAAGGCTACTTAAACAAGGCTATTACTAGCCCAGACCACTTCTTTGACGTGGTATCTACCATCCCTAACTTTGGAGGAAACTAAGAATGCGTATCTGTGTTGACATAGACGGCGTAATCGTCGAGGACGCACCTTACAACGAACACCATTATCAGTCACCTGTCCGCAAAGAGCAGGTTGAGAACCTCTTGCGCTTGCAGGCAGACCACGAATTAGTCTTCTACACCAGCCGACCCAACCAATCCTACAAGGAAACCGTCGCCCTGTTACAGAGCCTCGGCTTCGATACTTCCAACGGCGTATTCTTCGATAAGCCATACGCCGACACGTACATTGATGACAAGATGACCGACATCATCCTGCCCAATCACGCCAAGCTCGACCGCAAGAAGTTGGTCATCTGCTACTCTGGCGGTATGGACAGCTACATTGCCTATCACTATGCGATTCGTGAACTCGGTTATTCCCCTGACGACATTCTGTGCATAAACTTCGACATTGGACATAACTATTCCGAGAAGGAAAAGCAGGCGCGTGAATCCCTTGACGTCCCATATGTTACTATTCCTGTCGGCTTGATTCAGCCTGACGTGTTCGGTAACGGCACGACCAAGGAAAACTATGTCATACCTGCTCGTAACCTCGTGTTCGCTTCCATTGCTGCGGGCTTCGGTGAGCGCGTGTGGATTGTCGGTATCAAGCCAGAGAACCATTACATGATGTTCGACAAGAACGCTGCCTTTTTCCGTCTGGCTACGATGGCTGCCTCTCAAGCAGTGGGCGCACCGACCACAATCGAAACTCCCTTCTTGCACATGACAAAGACCGAAATCATAGAATGGGCTATGCAGTATGATGACGTTCGCAAAGGTATCCTCAACACCGTGTCCTGCTACCACGATACTCACAAGCTGTGTGGTAACTGCCATTGCGTGAAACGCGCCATAGCAATGGTCGCAGCGGGTAACTTTGACGAGTTGATGGACTACGCCGAAAACCCGTTTACCAGCGAGGCTGCCGCGTCATTCCTGAAGGCGTACCGTGAAGCAGACGAGAAGCAAGACTACTCTCATTACCACAAGGAACGCATTGACGAGGTGTGGGCAGTATATGAAACAATGGGCATTAACCCTGACTGGGTAATTAACCAACACTATCCGAAGGAGGCATAAATGAGATTAGCTAACGCCGTCGCCACCGCAGAGTATCTGTACGAACAAGTGAACAACATCTTAAGAGGGGAGATTGCAAAAGTACCAGCACAAGCAGCCCATCTGTACAACAAGTACCTCAGCCTGCATAAAGACCGCAGCCCGAACAGCGAAGTACACGTTGCCGACCTGCCAGAGGAACTTGACCCTTTCCTTCCTAATAGTCTTCCTGCCAAACACCGACCCGCCCTTCTCTTTTCGTGGGGCGCGGAGAGTTGGTACGGCAAGAATATATTAGAGGCTTCAGGCATACATCATGACGTCATTACCCTTCCTCCCCACTTTGTCCCTCCAAAGGCGCATAGCTTCCTGAAGACCGAATTGTTCCAAATCCTGTATGCTGCCTGCCTCGGATACAAGACAATCTACGTTGGTATTGAAAAGCTGCCCCTTACCGAGGAACTGGCAAGCATTGAAGGTACTATCGACCCTTGGATGTTTGAATACACGGAAGAGTTTTTGCGCTTGTGCAGTGAAGCGTTTGGAATCAAGGTTCAGACCCTGTGCGGTAGCCTGACGAAGGTGGACATCTACAAGAAGCTCTTGTTCACTTTCGATATGCGCCCAGAGCAGATAGTAGTTGACCCGACTGGTAGTACCTTCATTTGGAAGACCTTTGAAAAGTCAGCAATCGTAGCCTTTTTAACTGGTAAACAGACCGAGGTTTCCTTGGCAGAGGCGCATGTTATGCTTCAACGGTATCGTGAAAACTTTCCGAGTTCAGTACCTTATCAAGACTCGTTGGGCGTTGTTGACCGTTTTGTCCGATTGGAAAAGTTGTTTGGATTGGAGTAGTACATGGAACGCGACATTAGTAAAAGCTTCAGTGAGCTGTATTCGTTAGCCCTAACTCTTGGGGACGTAGAAGGGTTCTACGACTACCTAAAGATTAACAACCTCCGCATGGTCGATGTGTTTACAAAGGACAAGAGCCTTCTACGCCTTCCTGTGGTTGACCTAAAGACAAAAGAACGCGGTGTAGCCCCTGTCTTCTTTGGCGACATATTCTTCCCAAAGCTGCGTAACGAGGTGTTTGGGAGTATTCAAACGCTGAATGCTATGAGTGGTATCCGTTTCCTCGACAAGGGTATGCCGGAGCGTGTTATTACCAAGGAGAGTCAGGCTAAACGGTTTAAGCGGTACTACAAGCCAGACCGTATTAGCACCCTCATTGAAGACGATGTAGACCGCGTTGCACGGTACATTGCCAGTAATAACGAAAGATGGAACGCCCGAGGAAGCAAAAACGTTATCCTTCCGCTCGAAACCCAAAAGGCGTGGGTGTCGTTTGCCAAAGAACACTCGGATTCCGTCTTTGAAGAATTTGTGTTCGAGCAGGAACACGGTTTGCCCATCCACGCCCTTGTTGAGACACAGGAAGACGATGACTACCTGCACTGGGTAAATACATATGTTACCCAAGCTCAGGACAAAGAGTTCTTGGAAGAACGCGTCGGTAACAATATCTTGTATCACTTGATGTTGAGGGCGTTGGCAAAAGGCAAGGCATTCAACCTCGGCATTGATACGTTTGAATACAAGAAGCTATGGAGCGACGAGGTACGCTACGTCAGAGGCTTCACTTTCTAACCATAAAGGGTGTAACGTTACACCCTTTTCTTTTGAGCATACTATGGACTATCAAGACTATCTTAAAGAACTCGGGGACACCAGTTACAACCCCGTATTGAACGCCGACATTATCGACCGCACCATGCGTATCATTGAACACTCCGCACGAGGCAATAGTAACCTCGGGTTCAAGTATTTGAACTTCGAGTTTATCCAAGGGTTTCCATTCATGGAAACCTCTACTTCTACCACCCCTAAGACGTTGAAGTTTGCTAACAACTGGTTTACCTCTCACGTTCCCCTATTCCCTTTCCCTTCCTTTTTCGACGAGGTTGCCAAAAAGGATTGCATGGTTCAGATTGATAATGTAGTTATTCCCCGCACCGACGTTAGGGAAGACTACTTCCTCAACCATGAGAGTAAAACCTTTTACGTTGAAAAACCAATGACGGCTATTGAGGTAGCCAATTCACTGACACGCCAAAGCGCACGGTCGGCTGTTAGACAGTTCCTTCGACAGTCAAACGGGGAATACTCGTTTGAAAGGACACAGTTGGATTTGGACGTTCACTTCAAGTCCCTCCTCAGAAGATTCAACATCAGAAGCGACTATGCCGTTGCACAATACGCCTTCTCTCAAGCGTGTTGCGAGGTAGGGTTCGGCGTGGCGTTCCGCTTCAAGTACAAGGACGTAGAGGCGGACATTCACTTCGTAGAACAGGCAGACATAAACACGCTTGTTTTCAACGGGATTGTCCAACACAGAGGTTCTCTATCCAATATCGGGGCAATCCTTCTTACCTTAGCAACAGAGTATCTGTCCCAAGACAACCAATTTACCCTCGACCCCACCATCGTAACCCAGCCGTCAGGGGGAGACCGACTGAGTACATACAAACGTCCTTTCGGCAAGGACGAAGGTGTAGCCTCTTGGTTCGCCTTCAGCAACGACGGAGGGTTTAAGCCACCGTACCTTACCAGTAGAGGTATGGTAAGATAGCTCTATTAGATAGGATACGGTGGAACACATTAACACTAGAAAGGCACAAATGGAAACAGTATTATTAGAGCAGCAATGGGAAAAACAGGTTCGCCAAACGTATAAATCGTGCGCCGACGTTGCCAAACACTTGAACAATGTATTCATTCCAAACGACAAGACCCCATTCAAGGTAGGCGTAACACCATACCTCTTGTCGTTGATGGACAGGGACGACGTAAACTGCCCTATCCGTCAGCAATACCTGCCTTCAGAGGCTGAATGGACACCATCACAGCACACCATGATTGACGAGTTGGGGGAAGGTTCTGATACGATAGAGGGTACTTCCATCGTACACCGATACCCGCAACGCGTCCTTTTCCTCGTTGGCAACCAGTGCGCCTCGTACTGCCGATTCTGCACCCGCAAACGCATGGTAGGGCAGCCTGACGGGGCAGTATTGAAGTCTGAAGTAGAACGTTCTTTGGACTACCTGTCAGAGACAAAGGTAATTCAGGACGTGCTGCTTTCGGGCGGAGACCCGTTAATGCTGTCGGATGACCGTTTGGACTACATCTTGGGTCGTATCCGTTCTGACGCACCGCATATTAAGTTTATCCGTATCGGGAGCCGTATGCTGGTTCAAAACCCGTATCGAGTTACCGATAAGCTCTTGGCTATCTTGGACAAGCACAATGTTCAGATGGTTAATATCCACATCAACCATCCTAAAGAGATTACACCAGTCTTGCGAGAGGCAATGTTGGAACTGTCTCGGCACGTAATGATTGGTTGTCAGACCGTATTACTGAAAGGCGTGAACGACGATTCTGAAGTTCTCAAAGAACTGTTTATGAGCTGCATTGAAATGAAGGTTCGCCCGTACTACGTGTACTCTACCGACATGGTAGAGGGTGCGTACCACTTTGTCGTTCCACTGAAACGAATGCTCGAACTGTACAAGGAAGTTCGCGGACACATCTCCGGACCCGCAGTTCCAACCTTTGTAGTGGACGGCGTCGGCGGTTTGGGCAAAATGCCCGTTATTCCAGAGTATGTAAAGGCGGTTGTAGGCGATGACGGCGTTGAACATATCGAATGCCGTAATTACAAGAATGACTTTACCATCATGGATGGTTTGCTTTAGGAGGTATAAATGATTTCCAATAATCTCGTTAAGGGTGTGGTAAACATTATCGACTCTATGGGGTGTGCAGCGTCTGCCCTTGCCCGCAACACGGAACGGGTGGGAGGTACTCAGGTAAACTACGTTCCAAATGTTAACTCTAACGCCTTCCCTATCCTGCTCTCGGGCGATATACCGACCTTTTCCCGAAACAAAGAGTGCTTCAACGTTGACACGCACAATATACCGGGGTCAGTACAGCTTTTTGACCCGTTGGGTTTCCGATACGACCCTACCTTACAAGCCAAGTACCAAGGTAACATGGCTCTGGCGTTTAACGGCTACCACATCGGCGAGAGTACCCTTTTGGAAGGAGACCGCGCCTTTGCCAAAGAGGTGGCGAAGAAGGTGGGATTCAAAGTTCCGCCGTACCTCGTAGTCAAATCCGTTTCAGACGTGCCTAAGAGATGGATTGGTAAAGTGGCATTTGCCAAGCTGTCTCGATACTACGCCATCGGTAAAGTGGTAGTTACCCTTGAGTCTGTTGCCCGCCTGCTAGACCTTGCGTCTAAGTGGGGCGACACCCTTATCCTGGAGGAGTACATTGACTACGCCAGCGAGGTTAACTTCTGCTTCCACGTAAACGACCTTGCCGTGCAGCCCCTGTGCGTCTTGGTAGAGACCAATAAGTTGATGACCAACGAGACTGGCGGGAAGACTGGCACGGCGTGGGCGTACCATCAGGCTATTACCGAGGACGTTGCCAAAAATCCAATCTACAAGAAAGTTCTTCGCAGTATGGAAAAACTGCGTAAGATGAACCTCGGCTTGTGCGGATGGGTGGACGTATCCTTCCTCGTAACCAAGGACGGGAAGTTGTGCTTCTCAGAGTTTATGGTTCGACACGCCGTATCGAACGCTGCCACGCTCTTCAACCAAATGAAGGTAAACTACGTTGACTTTGTTCGTGCCTTCAATGCCACTGGTAAAGTAATTAGTCAGGAATACCTGTGGCGCACTACGCACTCTGCTTCCGTAGAACTGTATAGCCTGCCCATCGACGCAGCAGTAGTAGACCTTCCAGTTAAGAGCAGCTTCTGCGTCAATCCTTTCTCGGACGCTACCGTGTTCGACCTGCTGGAAACTGCACAATGGTTTGATGGTTCAGAGTACGTCCTTACGGAAGGTCTGGTACGGTTCGGAGTCCTTTCAACGTGCTTCAACTCTAAAAAGGACATACTGAAACATTACACTGATACTATCCTTCGCACCAAGAAACACTTGAAGCTGAAGACACCAAAATGCTTTGATGGCGCACTTAACGCGTTTACTACGACATTCCCGACGATTGCGTATCGTAACTTAGGAGAATAGCATGGCTAAGACTATTGATTTGAATCACTTGTACGACGACGAGGGTTTGTACTCCGCACTGGTAGCCCGTGACGTTGACGCTATTGAGGAAGGTATCCAATTAGCCTCTACCGTTAAGTTATGGTTTGGCGGTAAGACCAGAGGTCTGGACACATTAGAACTCTTCTGTGGCAGTAGGGGCAGCCGTTACAAGGACATCTTAGAGTCCTCTATCGGAATCAATGTGTCCACGCAAGTTGACCTTCGTAAAGAGTGTGGAGCTGTTACTCAAGGGGACGTTTTGAACTTGAACCTTGGAAAGCGTTCCCCCCTGATTATTGACGGGTGGGATAACATAGAGCTTCTTCCTGCCCATTCTGAGGCTAAACTCGCCGAATCAGTCTCTAAGCACCTGACAGAGGACGGCGTTTTTATTCAACGCGCTTGGGCAGGGTTAGGCGGGTTTTCCAGCAGCGGGGAGGAAATCTATTGCCGTATTCTTCCAAAGGACTCTGAACTTTTCCAACGTTTCGCCCCAAACGACGCTGCTAACCTCGTACTGCGCGTTCACTTACGTATAGTCAATGACCTAATCTGTTCTAAAGTATATTATGAGAACGTTAGCGTGATTGACCCTATTACACGTGTAATGTACGCCAAGTTCGACGTATGTCAACCTGTTACGTTGACTAATGCCACCGCCTACACAATGTCCCGCGAGATGGAAAAATACGGCTTCAAGGTTGAAACAATCTACTGGGACTCGGAAGGGTACAAGGCTACACGCAGACCTACCGATACCCCGTTGTACCACGTTTATTACAAGGGCGAGCCATGCACATATCGTTAATTGACACTATGCTTAACCGAGGTCTTGTCTGCCAAGCCACCGCAGATGACCTCAATCTCAAGTACGCACCTTCTACCTACACCTTCAACAACGTGTCTGTGGTAGAGGGTGCGCCCATCCGTGAACACGAGGGCAAAATCAAAAGTTTTGATTTTGCCCTCCCTTACCTCTTTGGGGATGGGGTGTCCCCTTTGCCCGAGGTGGAACGCTGTTTGGCAATTACCAAGGAACAGGGCTTGTTTCTCGATTGGTCGCTAGGGGCTAGTCCCAGCTTTGCTGCGTCGTCTTTGCATGATTACATCGAGAGCGGGTTTGCGGTACGCGCCTCTCCTGCCATCTACACTGGGGAGGAAACCAGTACCCATTGGCTGCGAAGCCCTAAAAAGAAAAAGTACACTCAACGCGTATTGGAAGCTAACACGGTAGCCGCCCGACCCATTACGATTATCCCAAACTGGCTGCAACTCGTTACCGTGTCGTGCGAGGACTATGGCACGGCAGACGTCGCCACCTGTATGTACCTGTCGTACCTAGAGTACATTAACGGCAATCCGTCGTACCTTATCTTGGAGCTGGTCGACGGGGACGAAGTGGCAGCCATAGTATCCCTCTACAAGGCAAATACGCCCAACGTCGTAGGCAACGTGTGGCAGTACCAGTTTATCCTCAAGTTGCGTAAAGAACCGATAGCCAAGCTGGGTGCGCTGCTCTGTGCGGAGTACCTGCACAAGGAATACGGGGACACGCTGCTGGACTTGACTTCTGACATTTCAATGTACTACCCAATGTACCAGACGTACAAGTTCAATGTGTCTAACTGTTGGCTGCCTCTCGCTGTAATGGACAGCTTCGTGTCGAGCGACCTTCCTAAGTTCGAGATTAAAGAGCCGTACCTCTTGGACAACGAAGTGGTAGGAAACTCCCGCGTTCTTTCGGTAAAAGATACTCCAACACACGTTGACGGAAGTTTCGATATTGACTATCCTCAACAACAGTTCTTTAACAAGGGGTGGATATTATGAAACTCTTGGACATACAGGTTACACGGTCTCGTGCCTACCACGACGGCAAGCTCTTGTTCCGTGGCGAGGACGGCGAACTTGTTAGTTACGACGGCGAAACTGAAACCTTGGTACACAAGCCTTCTGACCCAAATGGAACAGGTTTTGTTGGCTTTCTCAAAACTGAAGACACGATAGAACCATTCCTTCAGACAGTAGGGTTCGGTGTTAGAGGCGTAGTTGCTGACACAGTTGCAGTCCTGCGGGATAACAGCAACTTACTCGCTTATGCCTGCCTGACGTTCTCTCATGACGACTGCCTTTGTTATGTAGAGTACATCGTGTCCAATCCAATGTTTAGACAGCAGGGTGCAGCCAAAGAGCTTCTTTCTGCCCTCGTGTCAATGTACGGACTGGTTTACGCCCATATACGCTTAGAGAACACGGCGAGTATCAAGTTGTTTGAATCGGTAGGGTTTAGGCTGAGACCCTCAAGTGGAATCTTTATTACAAGCATGTACGACGAGTTCTCAGAGGACTTTTACTCTGGGGACGGGTATTATGCAAGCACATTTAACGTAAGAGGGTAATATGAGTAATATTAATATACGGAGCAGTTACTTGAGTTCTATCTTCAAGGACGACGAGATTGAAGAGGTGCTTGGACAACTCGTCTTGAACGGTAATAATCCATTGTATCCGTTCAAAGGGTGGGCAACCGCGCACATCTCTGCACGTCTAAAGCACTCTGACGCTATTCCGCACACTACGCTCAAGAAGATTGCGGACAGCGTGGGAGGTGTTATTTCCGCTGGTCGTTACTATTCTAAGGTCAACCTGCCTGACAGTACACCAGTGTCGTTGAGCTACGGCGTATTCATCGGTGCAGACGAAGACTTTCCAGCGGGATTTTCCACGATTCCCGACGACGTGGTTGGAGTTGGTGTAGAAGAGGTACTTCGGTCTTACGTTAAGGGTGGTTCTTTTGCTGGCAGTAACGAAACACCAAAATACGTATTGACCTGCATTCCAGTTCACGCTTCACACGTTAGACAAAACCTGTCAGAACTGATTGAAGTAACCGCCTTGTCCATACCGTCCGCCAGACGTCAGTTGCGCTGCCTTAGTGCTCTGGGACGAAGTCAGCGTGGAATATCCAAAGTCAAGGTGTTTGACGTAACCGTGCGAAACGCGTTTTCTGCTCCGAACATACCTCGGTATCACGTTAACGGTTTCCTTATATTCGAGGACATTCAAGGTATCCTCGTTTATCAGGGGTGTTCAGAGTCCCTGTCCCAATACCACGAGTTTGCTGCCGTATCATATGCAGTACAACACTTTACGGCGGACGACCCTTGGAACATCATAGACATCAATACGTTTGACAATCCGCACTTGAAACCGTTGGCTAACGTCGGCATTCCAGTTTATCACTTGGTAGTGGCAGCGTCAACGGCATCAGACTCATTCTTGTCCCTTCCCGATGTACCGAAAGGCACGGAGGAGATTTCAATCCCCGACCTGCTGTCGAACTTGAACTTCAACGACATTGAGTGCGAAATGGCTGTTGAGCACTTCAACTATCATCTCAACGGGGCTATTGCCGACACTAAAGCCGGTCTGAAAGCACGTTGTATAAAGGTAGAAGGTGAGCTTGTTGCTTTTGCCTTGTATGTTGAACATCCTGAAGGCACATACATTGCATACCTCAGCACCGTTATAAGCAAAAGGCGGAAAGGGTACGCGACCCGTTTGTTGAAAACGTTTTGCGACCCGTTCCTGTACTGCCCGCATAATGCCGAAGAAGCCTCGACTGCGTTTGAACGATTGTTCAACACCACGGAGGAACTGCCATTCATGTATAACGGCATTCATGCGCGGAAATACTCAAAGTTGAAGGTTTAGTATTTAAGTCATATGTCCCACAACAGAAAACCTAGGTTAAACCAACAACGAAAAGATAGAAGTGTAAAGAAGTGTAAAGACTATTGCACACTTCAAAAATCGCTGTATAATGGCTGCATTGGTTAAGCAAACAAGCGAAACCGAAATAAATAGCCCAAAATACGGAGCATTGTATAAAAGCTATTCGTTCTTTAAAAACTCAATAAGGTGTTAACCTTGCTGCCGTTGTTCTTTCTACACGGGAGCAACGGCTTTTCCAAATGTGTAGTTTTCTTTATAAAGGAATCTCTATAATGGCAAAAGCAAAACAACAACTGGCTGGCGTACTGACTTTCGCGGTTACTAATTCTCTGGTATCTATCGAAGGCAAACTGGTACACCAAGATTCAGACAGTTATGTGTTGGATGTGAAACGACCGCGTTCTTCTAAATGGGAACGCAAAGTTTATCCGACGACCGATGTGCTGCAAGCATACACCAATGAAGAAGGTCTCGCCGTAATTACCCTGCGCGGTACTTACGAAGAAACCCTCGAAGGCAACTTGACAGTGTTGGAAGGCGGTTTTGCCCAGCTGACCAACGAAGACGGCGAAACCTACATCTTCGCTCCTGGTACTTGGACATTCACTGCCGAAGCAGACGCTGAAGAAGAAGCCAAACCCGCCAAATCCAAAGCCAAGGCTAAACCTGCCAAAAAACAGGTAGAAGAAGCTGAGGAGGAAGAAGACGAGGAGGAAGAAGAAGCTGACGAAGACGAAGACAACGACTGGGAAGACTAATCCCTAATCTAAAAGCCTAGCCTAACTGCTAGGCTTTTCTTTTGACCTGACCAAGCCCGCCCTAACCAAGCGGGCTTTTCTTTTGAGCTTATTCCGTGTTGTAAAGGCGTATTTTCTACTAATCGGTCAGAACTATGTTAGATATATTAGCAATCGGCGACCTACACTTGGACGGGCTAAAGTTTCTGCCAGACGGAAACCGCTTAATCCGCGACGAGATAGCCAAGGCGGAAAAGTATGCCGTCAGAAACGGCATTCAGCATATCGTTTACCTAGGCGACATAGCCGACAAACCTGTCCTTTCCTACGAAGCCCACGAACTGTTACTCGACGTTTGGGGCAAGAATCAGGATTTACTCACCAGACACGTAATCCTTGGAAACCACGATTACTCGCACGTTGGCAGGCATTCCCTAACCATTCTGAAGAAGGCGTTTGAGGGTTCAAACGTACACATTTACACAGAGCCTACCACGGTCGAAATAGGCGGTGTACCAGTAAACTTTCTGCCCTACCCTTTTCCTAATGTTGAAGAGGAAGTCAACCTTAGAGGGTATCTAAATGTATCGCACTTTGAGGTGGCTGGTGCAATGCGTGATAATGGAACTCCATCGACCGCTAAGTACCAACCGCCCTCTCGTACACATTGGATTATGGGACACCTGCATACGCCCCACGACGTAGGGCTTGTCCACTACGTCGGAACAATGTTTCAGCGGAACTTTGGAGAGTCGCTGCCGAAATCCTTTTCCCGAGTAAAAGCCCGCGTAAAGGATGGAGAGCTTCAACTGAAGAAGATACGTGTCGAGAACCGCCCTAATTTTCAGTTATCTACGGTAGTAGCGGAAAAGGCAAGCGACCTTGATTCAGTGCCTTATGAACCGACCCACTTTGTCAAGTTACTCGTGTCTTCCAAGCTGCACATACCCGCAGATTACCTGTCCTCCCGCCCAAACATTGTAAAGGTACAAGTGTTCGCTACCAAGTCAGAGCGAAAAGCCCTGATTGAGGATAGTGTTATTACAAGCGTTGACGTTTTGGACTTCGACGCATTCGACAGGCTGGACGATTACTTGTCCAACTATTATCCCAACTTAACCGATGACGAACTTAGCCGTATCCATACGATAATGGAAAACGTCAGAAAGAACTTAGAAGGAGGCTAACATGAGCAGCCAAGAATATGAGGACATTAAGCAAGAAGTAGCACGGTACACCCTCCAGGCGTTCTTCTTCAATCCGTTTACCGCCCTGAACGAAGGAAAATCAGGTTGTTCGTTGAAAGACCTGCAAAACCACTTGATTACTCAAGGGTATCCTGTCGCCAGCGTTATGAAGCACCGACTCTCGATAGTAGTCCGTGTGGAACGCGCCAGAGGCGTAATAGAAACGTATGGGTACAGCGTAGAGGACATTAAGGAGACTTTACGAGTAACCGGTGTCTTTAGTCGAATGGCAAATAAAGTAAACCTCAAAAGCAATGTCAACAAAGAAGGTGATACCTCTAACGGCATAGGAAACTGATATGGCAAAGGAAACGGAAAAACGCTCGCTGACAACGGGCAGTACGCTTGCAAACCGATGGCGACCTAAAACGTGGGACGACGTGTGCGGACACGTTACCCAAGTGAACTACCTGAAGGGTCGATTGGAAGAGTGCAACATACCTAACGCCATCCTCTTGTCAGGGGCAAGTGGAACTGGGAAGACGACCCTAGCGCGGGTTTTCGCCCGATACATTAATTGCGAGAACGGTACTTCCTGCGGAGAGTGCGCTGCCTGCAAAATGATGGACTCTGGGGAATCGTTCGACTACCGTGAAGTCGACGGCGGTAGTAACGGTGGTATTAACGACATTCGGGCAATCATTAACGAAGCTCAAATGATGCCAGTCAACGGCGCGTTACGGATAATCGTGCTGGACGAGTGCCAAGCCGTGACTGGAGCGGCACAAACCGCCCTACTTAAGACCCTTGAAGAACCGCCCGCCCACACCCTTTTCATCCTCTGCACCATGCAGCTTGAGAAGATTAGCCCAGCTATCCTTGGTCGGTGTGTACATTTGCAACTGAAGCGCGTCCTTCCCGAGTATGTGGCAGACCACCTCCGCCACATCGCCAAGCAGGAAAAGATGAAGCTGCCCAAATCTGTGTTCGAGGACATAGCCAACGCAACTGGAGGTCAGCTTCGTAATGCCCTGCAAATGCTGGACATGGTATGGTCGGTTGTTGTCGGTAACGGGAACTCGGACGACATAGAGGACGTTATCAATACCGCCTTGGCAGAGGTTACTTCTATGGGCGACGACAATTTGGCTGTCCAAGCACTGTCCGACATCTACGCCAAGAAGGGGGAATCTCAGAAGACACTGAAGTCGTTAATCAAGACGGCGGGTAGCGTTCAATCAGCCATATCCTTCTCGAACGCCTTGCTGTGGCAGAATGAATACCTGATTTCAACTACGGCAGACCCTAAGACAGAGCGCGTGTACCATACGCCAATCAACATCAAGGCTAAGGAGGCAGTTGGCAAGGTTCAACTGTATTCGCTACTCTCGGTACACAAACACTTGGTAGCCCTTCGCCAAGAGTTAGTACAGGTATCATGGCAGGACACCGCCCTCTTGTATAAGCGATTGTCTGACGCTTGGTTTGAAATGTTCGATTCTGAGGATGAATAAATAAACCGCTGTTATGCCCTCTATAAAGGTGTAGCAGCGGTTCTTTTTATGACCTAATTGGAATAACCATGATTAACCTAAAGAATATATCACTCCGAAATATTGTTACCTACGACAAGGCAGATTTCGACCTGTCGGGAAACGCTCTCTCCGTAATATACGGGCGGAACAAGGACAGCGGAGACCAAAACAGTCAGTCCAACGGGGCTGGCAAATCGAAGCTCTTTACCGTGCTTGCCGAGACACTGACTGGCTCGCACCCGCTTATCGCTGGCAAGCAAGCTGTTAAAGACGACTTCTACCGATTGAACGCAGAAGTATCAATCGAGTTCGACAACTACCGCATCAAGAAGTTCAAGGCTGGCAACACGATAAAACACTCTCTAGCTAAACGCACCAAGGACGGAGCGTGGGCGGAACTGAAGAGCAGAGAACCACTGGACAGGCTGGCAGAGGTGTTTCCAATCTCGCTGGACGAGTTCTTTTCCCTGTACTACATTGACAGCAGCCGTCAGTCTGTGTTACAGAGGGGTACGCACGTTAGCCGTTTCAAGCTGCTTTCCGACCTGTTCCACCTAGGGGACTACGACACTATCTTGGCTGAGTTGAAGGAACACTCTAAGGAACTACGCGCCCAAACCGCCAAACTGTCTGAAGTAGAACGACAGTTGGCAGAGCTTCCCACCGTTGAAGTCGACGGTCTGGACGAAAAGATTGAATCCTTGGCTAACCGCCTGACCAAGTTGCAGGGAAAACGGCAGGAAGGAAGCAACCTCCTTTCCCTAGCACGTACCATCTCAGACCATCAGGACGGCATAGACAAACTGAAGGAAGAGGGCTGGGACGGGGACTACTCATCCCTAAAGACATTCCTGAAAGAAGTATCGTCCTCAATCAAGGCTGCCGAGGAGAAGCAGCATGAATACGCCCAACAACATAGCAAGTACGAAGCGTACTCTAAAGAGTTCAAACGTTGGAAGAAGGCACAAGAGGTGTTAAGCGAACACGAGATTGCCTCCTCCGCTGAAGTGTCCTCCCTTCGCAAGGGTGTACGAGAGCGTAACGACCTTATTAAGGAGCTTAAATCGTTACAACGGATTGAAGAACCAAGCGAGCCTGAAACAGACAGACCCGCAAAACCTTCTTTCCACTACGAAAAGCTAGTTCCCTATTATCAGTCGATGGTGGACTCTGCGCGTGAAAGCCTAGAAGCAGCCAAAGGACTGAAGGGAGGGTGCAAATGCCCTACTTGTGCCTCTGACTTGTCAACCAATCATGTCAAGAAGTTGGTTTCCAGCCTGACAGATACTATTTACAAGCACAAGGGGCTAATCAAGCAGGCGAACGAGGACGCTTCCAACGCAAAGGAATGGGAACAGTACGACGAGCGACTAGAAACATACAAGGAGGCAGCCTCTAGGGCTAAAGCAGTTAAAGCCAAGATAAAGGAACTGCCAGACTTAGACGACGAAACTCTGGACACCATTCAGGCAGCCTTGTCTATTGAAAAACCTAAGAAGGTCTGGAGACCTGTCCCAATTGAAGTGGACGTGAGCGAGCTTTACGACATTCGCTCTGTTGCAAAAACTATTCTGTCCTTTGCTGACAGGCTAAGCGAAGCAGAGGAACAGGGGGCAGACGAATACGACGCTGACGAGCTGGCGGAAGACCTCGCTTCCTTGGACAAGAAGATACGCGACGTCAGCGACAAGCTGCAACAGTTGAACCGAGAGTATGGGGCAGCGCAACAGACAGAGGAGAGGGCGGCTGTGCTTGCCGAGAGGCTGTCAGAACTGGAACAGGACACCAAGGACGTAGGCTTGCTCAAGATTCTCGAAGCAGCATACGGTCCGAAGGGACTGAAGAATGTGGTAATTGCCAATCTCTGCGCCAAGGTACAGGCTAACTTGAACCTCTATGCTCCGTTGCTTTACGCCGAAAAGGTTACGTTCACGCTTGATGTATCAGAGACACAGTTGAACATACTTATTACGAGGAACTTTAACGGAGAGCAGGTTACGTGCGACGTTCGCCGACTATCAGGGGCGGAGAGCAGGCAGTTCAACCTCCTCTTTCCTATGGCTATCCTTCCGTTAGTCCCTGAGAGCAGGAGGTTGAACATCTTGGTATTGGACGAGCCTACCGCAAACTTGGATGACTCCGCCGTAGAGTTATTTGCTTCAGCATACCTGCCTAAGCTGAAAGAGCTTGTCCCACACGTGATTGTGCTTTCCCCGACCCTTCTTCCCATAGACGTGGACGACAGCAAATCATACTGCGTTACTAGGGAAAACGGCGTTTCCACAATCGCTCCCATGTAAATAGAAGCCTAGTCCGTCATAGGGCTAGGTTCTTCCTATAAAGGTAACTTTTCCAACACGGAGACCACTATGACCAAGTTTCTGAAAGGGATAATCGGTTTCGCAAATACGGGCATTCACGAGGTGCGGACAGCATTAGCCAAGAAAACCGACTATTCCTCCCACCTGTATCTTGACGAAGACACGCCTATCCCTGAAGACACAGACTTAATCTATGTTCCGAATAGCGGATACCTGTCGACAGTAATTAAACACGCAGAGGCACTCAACCACCCGTATGTAGTAATGCTCTTTGACGTTCCCGTCCGCCTTGACGGAATCAAGGGGCTGTTAATGGCAGACGTTAAAGAGAAGAAGAAGTCTTTTTACTACGACTTCGAGAAGGTTTCCTACGCCAAGGTAGCAAAGGCGTTGTCCAAGTTCTTTTCGTCTGACGAAGCCTTCGCCATTAACCTGCGCAGACCGAACGTAATCCCCGTCCTCCTCAAGTCCACTGCAAGCTCCACCCTGAAACGCCTCCAATCGTGGAAATATGGTATCCACCCCGTCGCCCTTCGAGATGAAGTAATGGCAAAAGTGTTCGAGTGGTTTATCACTCCTTCGAGAACCGTAGATTGGTTGAAGGAAGAGGTATCAAACCTGCTCGAACGCGATGGGGCTGCTGACCTCTTGTTTGAAGACGACAGGTATATCAGGCTGAAAGACGCGGTATGCCGTTGTTTGGCAGCCAAGCTGGAAGAAAAGAGTATCGTTACGCAGGTTGCAGAGAAAGAGAAGCTGTCGGCTTTCGACATTCGATACATTATGAGTGCTGCCACTGTCGGACTCGACTATGAAGACACCGACCTGCTTGACATTTATAAGGATATTCGAGCCAAGCACGACCTTGCCAAGAAGGAAAAGGAAGGTAAGTAATGAGACAGTTCCCGATAAAAGACGAATCAATCATTGCCAAGTCTATTGATACCGTGCCTAAAGACTCGTTGCCGATTGTAGAAATGTTCTACGGCATAGAAGGCGAGGGCTGTGCCGTGGGCGACCTTCGTATCCTGTTGCGGGTAGGCGGTTGTCGAGTGAAGTGCCACGGCTGCGACAGCCCTCACACTTGGAACGCCAACAATTCCACGCTGAAGACCTTGGAGCAGGTTAAACAGGACTTAGGCTCACTGATTGCCGAGACCAAGGTTAAAACAGTAGCCATTACTGGCGGAGAGCCTATGCACTACCCAGAGCAGATGAAGGAACTTGCCTTCTTCCTGCGGGAAAGGGGCGTTCGTTCCTGGCTCGAAACAAGCGGGTGGATTATTGACCGAGAAGTGTTTGATGAGTTCGACTTCCTGTCCTTCGACGTGAAGACACCCTCGTCCAAGGAAGCCTGCATGACGAAGGACCAAGTTTCCGCCGTGTTCGCTGAAGTTGACCATCACTTGAATAGCAACCGCACTGGTTCTTTGTACCTATCTGACGCACAAATCAAGGCAATAGTTACGAACGAGGCGGACATTGACTACATTATGAATGATGTTTGCCTTCACGCCCACGAGCAAGTAATTGTTACCCGAGACCTGTGCGGGGACAAGACAGTCAAGTATAATGACTACTCGTGGTTAGTCAATGACGAAAGTTATTTGCGTCAACGCCTGATTATCACGCCCGCCTGCGGAAAGCACTCTACACCTGCCGACATACGCGCCCGTATGGAACTCTGCATGGAAAGGTTTAAAGGCTTGCCGTACCGCATTATTGCTCAACAACATCCATTACTTAATATGCCCTAAGGAGCTAAAATGAAACTCAAAATGGAATCCGATTCCCTGCAACAAGCGTTAGCATTGCACTCGCGCATTACCGCTTCCCCGCACGTGTCCATCCGTGCCGAGGGCGATACCGTCCATGTAATCTCTACCCACAAGGGTCGCGTACTTCATCGCCGTATTTCCGACATTGAAGTATTGGACGAAGGCGAGTTTACAGCCGACCCAGTTCACTTGGCTGGTGTACTGTCCCGCCGTAAGAACGTTACCCTCCATTACAACGAGGAGCGCGTTGAAGTGAAAGGCGGTAAATACTCCGCACAAGTAACCGTCCTCCCCTACGAAGATATCGAGGTAGTCCCGCCAGAGGGTACAGACCTCGGCTTTGAAAGCGAAGAAGTTGAAGTGCTGACGCGCTTGTGTAACCACGCACAGCTTACATCTCCTACTCTGGACGGCGGTAATCTGCCCTTGGTTGTACGTCTGGACGACAAGGGTGTGCAGGTTGCCTGTATCGACAACTACCACGTATCCTTGGTTCAGAGCCGTGAACTGTCCCGTGATACCGCCATCGACTTAATCCTGCCGAGTGGTGTGCTGGATACCTTGAAGACTGCCGCTTCCGACGCCACCTACCGCGTGGTCTTGGCTGCCAACCAAATCTACGCTGAGGGGGAGAGCTTCTCTTTCTCTTCTCCGACAGAGCAGGTTTCGTCCACCAAGAACCTCGGACACGTGGCAGCACTTCGCAAAAGCATTAAGTCCTCGAAGGAAGTTACCCAAATCGAAACTACGGTAGAAGAACTGAATACCGTCCTCGAGAATGTGTTTGCCGTGGCTGAACAGAGCGTTCCAATCGTCCTTTCCACCAAGACCACCAAGAAGGGTACTTCCTTCTCGATGGCTACCCATTCGTCTTTTGGTTCTGTTACTGGCGAGGTGGACGCGGAAGTGGAAGGCGAGGACGTCGAAGCCAAGTTCGTAGCAGACCTCCTGTCAGAGGTTCTTCGCAAGATTAAATCAGACAAGGTGTCGCTCAACATCCTTCCTAACCTCCTGCACATTAGCGAAGTCCACGGGGCAGTGCGTTCCCTGTTGGTTCTGATTCGTTCATGACCATCAGTCTAAAGGACTATTCGTATGTAGATAGCCTGCCCGACTTGAAGGTTGGCTGCATAGGGAGGGTCGACAATGTGTTCGTCCTCCCTTACGCGCCACTGCAAGGACGCACCCTGTATTCCCTCCGTTCCCATGTTATAGCCCCGCTCGTAACCGTGTGGGAGCTAATCGACGACGACACGGAGGAATCAGTCGGGCTTGCCCTTTCCTGCGAACACGGTGTAGAAGTAAGCACCTCTGACACACACCTGTCCGTTTGGTCGGAAGCATACAAGGAGTCCAGCCCGAAAGACGAGCTAACTGTCCTTGAAATGACCGACAGCTATTCACTGTTTGGCGTGGGATACTACGCCACTCACTTAATTATTGGAGAACCTGATGACTGATTTGACAAACATAGACCTGCACGACTTGGAGCAGGCACTGAAGGCAAATGCCCTGAGTGAACGCGACGCAAAGAACTTTGAGGGTAGCGCACACCGCGTTCAAAAGATGTACCGTGAACTGTCTTGGTCACCCCAACGTATCGCAGAGGTAATTAACGCCGAACTGCATAAGGTATTCCCGTGCGACGACGGGGAGGAGAACGGTATGCTGGTTCAAGGTCCGATACGCTTGGATTCAATGTGTCCCCATCACTTTATGCCCGTTCGCTATCACGCCTACATTGGTTACTTGCCTAAAGATGGTCGCGTACTTGGCTTGTCCAAGATTTCCCGCGTTCCAGAGGCACTGTCCAAGCAGTTTGTCCTGCAAGAGCAACTGGCTAAATACTTGGCTGACGCCTTCTTTGATATGCGCCGTTTGCCTGAAGCCCTGACACAGCACTTGGATATGGAAAACTACTTTGAGAGCCACGGTTCAATCGTTTCTCTGGTAGGCGTTCACACGTGTATGTCCTGCCGAGGTGTCCGTTCTGACGCCCGCACCGTGGTTACGGAACGACGTGGTTCTTTCCGAGACGCAAGTTTCGAGTCCCGTTTCAACCAGCAGATTCAATTCATCAGCTCTACACAGCCGTTCGGCAAGTAAGGAGGGCTAATGGTTATTGAGGACATAAAACAGTCCTTGAAGGCAGACGAGCGTTGGAAGCGGTATCGCGGAATCATTACCTCGGTAAATGAGTCTTTCCCATTGGAGTCGCTGCAACAGGAGCTTGATACCATTCAGCGTATGCGTAAGGTGCGAACGGTAAACCTGAAGGGAGTTAGCCCGCAACGGCTTCTCGATATGTCTATGGACGAGGTTCAACACCGCGCCCGCCTAACGGAGATTCTTATCCAAGCCAAGAAGGAATCCGCCCTCGTGGACACTCTCTTGAACGGGATGTACACCTACATAAAGGGCGAGTATTCTGAAGACTTGAAGGAATGGAAGTCGCAGGCAGACAGAAACGCCGTGGTAGAGAGGCTGCTAACCAAGGGTTATGAGACCCTGAGCGGCATAGGCAGCCTAATGGAAACCGTGGAGACCTTAATCAAGGACATCGACCAATCGTCGTTTACCCTAACACGGGCAGCTAACCTTCTCGAACTGATTATACGTCGTGAGAATATTGCCAGTGTAAGCATATAAGAAGCGGTTACTCTGTAAAGGTAGCTGCTAATGCCCGCCGTGCTTACAGTGTGGCGGGCTTTTCTTTATGGAGTTAACCATGCCAAAGAAACTTGTATTTAGAGAAAAGATTTACATACCAATCAAGGACGAAGACGAACTGGAGCGCATTACACCAAAACTAAATAAGCGTTTCAAGGTCAATGTCTTTGATGATAAAAACTGTGAGAAGTGCGACCTGATAGGCGGGTTAGACCAACGCCCCGTATCCGACTGCTACGAATGCCAAAACATGAAGGGCGAGTACAAGATGTGGAACTCGACCGTGAAGAAGGGGACAATCTACGTTGGTCTGCCGTGGGGGAAACGGAGACTCGTTAAGCGCGTGTTCCCAATCGTGGAAGAGCTGGACTTCATCGACAAGACACCCGACATTGATTTCAAAAGCGACCTAAAGTTTACGGGCGAACTGCGCGACCACCAAACGCCAGCCGTGAAAGCCCTAATGAAGAAGGCAGAGCGTGGTTTCCTTCGCGGTACATTACTTTGCCCTCCCCGCACTGGTAAGACGGTAATGTCCATCGCCCTCGCCTGCATGATGAGGAAGCGTACCCTTATCCTAACAAACCAGCATGACCTGTGCAAGCAGTTTTACGACACCTGCTACGGGAGCGACAACCAACCAGCCCTCACGAACGCTGGAAAGCTAAAGACACCCGCCGTCATAATGGCAAAGACCCTTGATGACTTCTACAAGGGGGACATTGTGATTGCCACGTATCAGCAGTTTATCTCTGACATAGGCAAAGAGAAGCTCAAGAAGATTGATTCCCTCTTTTCCCTGCTGGTAATCGACGAGGTACACCGAGCTGCTGCCAAGACATTCCTCCAAGTAGTATCCAACCTGAACACCAAGCATAAACTCGGATTGACAGGTACGTTTGGGCGGAAAGACGGCTTGGACGAACTGACCGCCTACGTTCTCGGCGCACCAATCCACTCTGTGCAGATTGACACGCTTGTCCCGACCTGCGTGTTCCACGAAACTGGACTGCATTCGTCCAAGGACTACTCTATGTGGACGTACTACCTTAGATGGCTGGAACGCTCTGCCGAAAGGAAGGACATGATTATCAAGCAGGTAATCAAAGACCTGAAGGACGGACACTCTATCGTTATCCCGTGCTACCATACTTCACTGATTCACGAGCTGGTACGCCGTATCAACTGGGAGTGGGGAAGCAAGATTGCAGCAGCCGTAGTAGGAGGTTCTAGCAAGTCCGACCGAGAAGAACGGGACGCAATCCTCGAGAAAGCCAAAGAAGGCAAGATTCGGTGTGTAGTAGGAACGCGGAAAATCGTTTCCACTGGAATCAACGTTCCACGCTGGTCTCACCTGTATTGGATTGACCCGCTGTCCAACCCGCCAAACTGGATTCAAGAGTACAGCCGTATCCTTACCCCGCTCCCAGGCAAGAAGCCCGTTATACGCTTCTTCTTGGACGACAGCGGGCAGACCATCGGTTGCCTTCGTTCCTGTCTATTCAAGACAGAGGGGGACACAAAGTCCCTCGCTTCCAAGGCAATCATATCGGCAGACCAGTGGGCTATTGCAAACAAGTATCTCAAGAAAAAGAAGGGGCAGAGCGTTCAAGTAGGGAATGAAGACACTGACCGCCGTTCCTTCATGACAAGGAAGAAGAAATGATTAATACGTTGCAGACTGCGGGCGTTCCGTCCAGAGTGATTCACACGTTCGAGTACGACATTGAACCTGAGTTTTCAGACATTGCCTACGACGTCCTCGTCCGTGGCAAGAAGCAGGTTAGGCTAATCCCCGCCCGCAAACAGGAAAAGGTAATGTCCTCTATCCTGAAAGGGACACTCAAGAACGGGACGGTCATTACCCTGTCTGACAATGCACACGGCGTTCACGCCCGCAATCTAGCAGCGAGTATCCTTGCCCACCTTCCAGACCTAAAGGCGCAATGGGTAAACCTTGTCGGATTCCATGACAGGGACGACTACGTTGAAACCGTCAGAGACATTCTAGTGATAGACAGGCTCTACAGCAAGCACACCTCTGTTTACCGTGTGGAAACTGCTAGGGACTTGGCGGTAAACAGCGAGTGCTTCTTCGTGATTCTGATTGACTCGGAAGGCGAACCGATGGCGTTTGCCGACGAACTTGGAATCCCCGTAGACCACGCCCTTCTAATAAAAGAAACAACCATTACCGAGGAAACGATATAATGGAACGCAAACTATTCAATAGCAAGAACGAGCTGTTTGCATTAATGCTCTTTTGTGAATCCCCCGAACTTGCGTCCGAAATGATGCAGGTTTGCCGTTCCGAGGAATGGTTCGCCCTCCCGTGGGCGCGTAAGGCGTACAAACGCATTAAAGAGCTTTACAAGGGAATGTCAGCCAAAGACGGGGTGGTAGCCTTCACTACCCTAATTGCAGATGACGAACTTCCTGACGACGTGAAAGACCGCCTAGAAAGCGGGCGTAAGAAGTTCAAGGACGAGGTAATCGACAAGAAGGCGGTAGTCGACAGCTTGGAACGTTTCCGTAAGCTGCGTAAACTGAATGAGCTGGTTGAAAAGGCAAACGATATGCTTGCCGACCCAAGCGTAACCGACCCAAACAAGATTATTACCGAGATTGAATCGCACATTGTTCACGCCAAGTCCTCTTCAGCCAACATTCAGGAATGTATCTATTCCGTGGGCGAAGAGTTTTCTATGGAAGGCGTACTCGAAGCCGTATTCAGCGACGACAAACAAACATTCATCCCTACTGGCGTTAAAGAGTTCGACGACCGAAACGGCGGTATCAACCTCGGTTCCACCTTCCTAATTGCTGGTACGACTGGTGGCGGTAAAACTCTTACTGCAATGAATGTGGCAGAGCACATGGCATTACACGCCAAGGTAGCCTACGTCCCACTCGAAATGACCGCTGCAGAGATGGTTCAACGCCAAATGGCGAAACACGGCAGAGTGCCAGTGAACACCATTTCCGCGAAGAAGTGGTCGGAGGAAGAACAAGAGCAGTGTTTGGAAGGCTACAAGGCGTTCCATAGAAAGGTTAAGTCTCAGGGCAATACCTTCTCAATCTTTAAGCCCGATATGGACTTGTCCATTGACGAGGTATTCATGGCTTTGCACCCGTACGACTACGAGGTAATCTGCATTGACTACATTTCCTTGCTCAAAGGGGTGGACGGGGATGACGCGTGGCGCAAACTGAATGAAGCCTCCCGTGCTGCCAAGGTGTATGCTTCTACCCATAACAAGGTGGTTATCCTCTTGGCGCAGTTGAACGACGAGGGTAGCCTTCGTTATTCCAAAGGATTGCTAGACCATTTTAACAATGCTTGGTTCTTTGTAGCGAACCAAAACACCAAAGAGCGCGGATTCGTTAGCGTTACCCAGCCGAAAGCCCGTAACGCAGACCCAACCCCGTTCGACTTGGAAATCGAATACGAATACATGGCAATCGGCGAAAGCTCTGTAACCAAGGTGGACGTTCGCGACCCCAAAGAGAAGCCAAAGAACCTGAAAGAACTGGCGGAGTTGCGCCGTAAACAACGCAAACGCCGTGATGAAGAGGATACTGAAGATGAAGAGGAAAGCGAAGTTTCCAATGATAAGGGTAGGTCAAGAACCGACAAGCCCAAACCAAGACCCGATAGAGAACGACGAACAAGGGAACGCCCACGACGACCAGAGCCTGAAGACGACGAGGACGAAGAAGAAACCCCGCGCAAACGAAAACCTGCCGTTTCCAAACCTAAGCGAAGACGACCAACAGACGATTAGCATTAACTTGGACGGACTAGACCTCGATACGCTTGGCAACAACTTCAGGGCGGTCGAACGTGAAGAACCCGTACAGCCAGTCCAAGAGGAAACCATAGAGATTGATGCGGAAACAGCTACCACTAGAGAGGACTTGCAGCGTAAAGCCCTTGAATCCGTCGTTACCGCGTTCGACCTTCCGACGGACTTGGTGGAAAACTCTAGGGCGAAGCTGCGCGAAAACATCCAAGAGCTGTCGTCCTTCTTGGCTACCGACGTGCTTCCAGTAATCCTCGCTGTTGAACCATCCTTCACTACTGTGAAGAGGGCTATCCCCGATATACTGAATACGGAAATGGAATCAGAGGACGTTCAAATGCCATACGAGCGCATTCAGTCCTACGCCCAGCACGTAGCCAACCTCCGCACCCGCGTAAAGATTCTTGAAATGCTGGATATGCCAGAGGACGTCAGGGACAAGCTGCTTACCCACGAGTTTAGAGAAAGGGCTGCCAAGTGAACATAGATTCTTGCCTAAACTGCTCTTCTTACTTTACCTGTCAGGAAGAAGAGAAGGGCGTACACTATCTCTGCAACAAGTACATCCCCATCCAACAGGCACACATGGACGACCTGAAGCAGCAGGCACACGAGGCTGTCAAGCAAGAGTCCGAATCCGCAGAGACAGACTACGACGTTCTTATGCCAGAGGATTTGACTGGGGACTCGCTATATGATACCGTGTTAGCAGCCATCAATTCAAACTCCCTTATGCCTGTTGACTTGGATGTGGACGACAGCCATCTGTGGGAAGCTCCAAACTTCTTTGAATGGTGTATGTCAGGGAAGGGAATCAAGTTCCGCCCCTTTGCCCGCCAAATGTGGATTGGTCTGCACCTGTTTGGGGATATTTGCCCGCGATGTTCAGACCCAGAGTGGTTTAACGACGTGCAGGCATTCCCCGTAGACTTTAACACGCGCGAAATGCCAGAGCACCTTCAATTAATGGAGAATGGGGTCTGTCCGAACTGCGGTCATAGCAAGCACGAGTTTGTCGCCAGTGGGGAAATGCGGAATGTGATGGAGCTGTCAGCTTGTCTTGGACAACGTGCGGGCAAGAGTGCTACGGCTGCCTCGTTCTCCTCGTACCATTCCCACAAAATCCTCAAGATGGTTAGACCCGCAGAGTTCTACGGATTGGCGGCTGCCACTACCCTCACAGGGACGTACACGGGATTGACACTCGGCAGGGCGTTCAACCTACTCTGGCGACCGATACACAATACAATCATGGACAGCCCTTGGTTCAAAGAGTACATCCGTTTCATGCAGGACGAAGGGAAGCGGTTAGGTCAGGAACTGATTACGGTTAAAGACTCGTACATCAACTTCCGACGTTCCAACTACCTAATCTCGCCTGCTGCCCCCGATAGCGGTAAGCTGCGTGGTGACACGCGTATTCAGGCGGCAGTGGACGAGTTAGGCTTCTTCCGTTTCGGCAGTGGAAGCGAGGACTTGGTTACAATTAACGCAGACGAGATTCACGCGTCCCTTACCAACTCCCTCGCAACTGTCCGCACCAAGGCTACCCGTATGTTGAGGGGCGGAATCAACGAGGTACAACAGGGGCTAATGATTAACATTTCCAGTCCCTCCTCCGTCTTCGACAAGATTATGACCCTTATCAGGCAGTCGGAGGGCAGCAAGACCATGCTCGGTGTCCACCTGCCAAGCTGGGAAGTAAACCCAGACCTTACCGAGGCGGACTTGGAACACTACAAGACCACCCTCGGATTGGAACGGTTTGAAAGGGACTTTGGGGCGAACCCTCCACTAGGGGACGGCGTGTTCTTCGACCCAGATTCGATTCCGCCCATCTTTCATAGCCGACCTAATGCGGTTTCCTACAAGACGATTGAACGCTTGAATAAGAGGGGCAAGCACGAAAAGGCAGCGACAATCGAACGTACCAGACCGCTGTCCAACCAACCGCCATCTATCCTTGCCATTGACGCGGGCGAAACCAATAACTCGTTCTCGTTGGTAATCGGCGTTCCAATGCTTACGGGTAAAGAGCTTCCGACACACGTTATCCGTAACACGCTCAAGACCAAGTTACCAAAGGTTAAGCCCTTGAACACGGAACTCAAGAACCGCGTAACCATTCAGGCGGTAATTGAAATCATCCCTCCGAGCAACGGCAAGGTAAACTTTGCCAAGATGTTCAAGTCTGCCATCGTACCATTGCTCGAACCCTTCAACGTGAAGGCGGTAATAGCAGACCGTTGGAATAGCGTCCTTCTCTTGGACGAGCTTAGGGAAAACCACAAGGTAGAGACCTTCCAGTATTCGTTACGATACTCGGATATGGAAATGATACGAAGCATGGTAGAGACTGAAGATTACCTGTCCCTTCCCCGTCTGGAATCGTCCAACTTTAGCGACGTTCAAAACTTCCAGCAGAGGAACTACCCGCATTGCTTTGAAGGTCGACCTGTTGACCACTTGGCATTGCAGTTCCAAACCGTTAAGGATTACGGTCGGACGGTAGGAAAGGGCAGCGGTATGACAGACGATACCTTCCGCGCCGTCGCCCTAGCCTGCTTCTTCCTCGGAAACGTGCAATTCGTGTGCGACTATCTGTCAGGAGGGGCAAAGAGACGCGGGAACGTAGGTCTGGGGGCGATTGCAGGCTCTTCAGGCACTACCGCTTCCACTGTTCAGAGCAGTTCAAACCCGTCCCTCGGCGTAGCAGCCGTGGGGAACGGGTCATCTTCTGCTACTGTTTTCGGACGCAAGTAGCAATTTCATTGGTGTTTTAACATAGGAGCTTAATATGTCTCTCGATTTATCCGCAGCAAAGGCATACCGTGCCTCATATTCCGTCCGTGCGCTTCCCATGACGCGTGTGGAATACAACGACTTCCGAGGTTGGCTTGTACCGCATCAGGAAAACCCTCAAGACAAGGGCTTCCTCGTAATCCGTGAAGACCAGCCTTCAAACGTGGAAGGCATTAACGGCTACGTATCTTGGTTGCCAGAGGGCGTGTTTAACGACACGTACCAACAAACCAATACTTACGTTGACCGACTGATTATCGAACATGACGAGCTGGAAGAACGCTTGGGCAAACTGAAAGCCTTTCTGCCTAATGCAGACGAAGCCACCCGCGAAGTCCTTTCCCGCCAAGCCGTCGCAATGGAAGGATACCTGTCTATCCTGAAAGAACGACTGAGCTTGGTAGATTAATCCAACAAAGCCAGACCTTCCACACCAAGTAGGTCTGGCTCTTCCTGCAAGGAGACCACCAATGGAACGCCGCGTCCCGAAACAACTGGCGAAGACCAAAATAACCGCCCGCACCAAAGAGACCGCAAATGCGGGTCTGGCAGCAGGCGACTACACAGAGGGCTTATGCCCCGTTTGCAACACACCAATGGTTACTACCTCGTTAAAGCAGAATATGGACAGACCCGTCTATGTGTGTTTGGCACATCGGGTATGCCTGCCCCTTTCAGCCAAGGAGTAACCGATGATTAACCTAATCAATAAAAAGATTGGGGTCAGAAAAGATAAGGTCGTTGCCTACACGCAACCTACTCCGCAACGTGCGCCCGCCGTTTCCCTGAGACGATTGGAAACTGCGTCGGGAGGTACTACGAAGCTGTCCGCTGCCGCCTCCGCCAACACCAGTTTGGTAGAGGGATACTTGGACAACATGGTTGCGGACGACCAAAAGCAGTTAATGCAAGCCTATCGAGATATGTACTACAATGACAGTATCTGCGGTAGTGCAGTTGACCTTTGGTCTGAACTTCCCTTTTCTGACTTCCAAATGTACGGCGTGTCTGAAGATAAGCTGGAAGTGTACGAAGGGGCGTTAGCCCGCTTGAACCTTCGTTCTTCCTGTTCGCAAATCACACGTCAGTTCTTGGTAGAAGGCAGTTACACGTCCACCTTGGTTTTTGACCCTAAGACGACACAGTTCATTGACCAAATCCCGTATGCCTTCGAGGACTTAACCTTTGACGACAGCCCTTTGCTGTCCCAAGACCCAGTTATTACCGCCAAGGTGTCCAAACGGTTTGACAAGTTCCTCAACGAAACGTCCCCAGAGTGGAACGCCCTGCGTAAAGTAGTTCCCTCGCAACTGTTGAAGGCGTTGCAAAGCGGGGAGTTTGTCCTAGACCCCTTGTCCACCCTGTACCTCGCCCGTAGAACCTTCCCGACAGAGCAGCCCGTGTCCTACCTGAAACGCTGTCTGCCCGTGTATATGTTAGAGAAGACCCTGTATCGCGGTACGCTGTTTGAACTGTCCCGACGTCAACGGGCAAACGTCTTGGTTACGGCAGGGGACGACACTTGGGAGCCAACAGTGGAAGAGCTTTCCGCCTTGGCTAACCTCTTTCAACAGTCTGACCTTGACCCAATGGGTGCATTGATTGTAACCCGTAGTTCGGTAAACGTTTCGGAATTTCGACAGGCTGGAGATTTTATTAAGTGGACAGACGTGTACGACCAAACCACTAGCATGAAGCTGAAGGCTCTGGGTATTTCGGATGCCTTCCTCTCTAGCGACTCCTCGTATTCCAATGCCGAGCAAGCAGTTCAGGTCTTCATGGATAATCTGTCCGCCTACCGTTCGTACTTTACCCATTCCCTGTTTACGAACAAGCTCTTCCCGCTGATTGCCATGACCAAACGCTTCTACAAGGACGAGGGTAAGAACGAAACCGCCAACGGCTTGAACATCAAGACCGTGAACGACTACTCCAAGTTGGACATTCCAAAGGTTCGTTGGAATAAAAGGCTGTCCGCCAGCAACGACGAGAACCTCATGGCTTCCCTTACCACCCTGACAGAGCATGGCGTTCCTATCCCCATGCGCCTCATGATTGCCGCTTCAGGCATTGACCCCGACACTCTTCTTTCCGAATTGGAAGACGACGCAAACTTCCGTGGCAAGGTTGAATCCTTCACTAAGGCAGACGCTGAAGAGGAAGAAGACTACGAACTGTCGTCCCTGAGCAGCCTGTCTAAGAAGGGCAATGGTTTCAAGAAACTCGTCAAAAGCGGCTTGCTCTCAGATGCCGTTCGTATCAGCAATGACGGCTCTGTCCACCACGTAGTCAATCAAAGCAAGGCTCACAAGGAAGTAAACGAGAAGATTGTGAAAGCGGTAATCAAGAATAGCAAGGAGGGTAAATAATGACTCAGTTCAAAGTGGTAGTTTTCGGCAACTACTCGCCGCTTGTGTCATCTCGCCTTCGTTCCAAACTATCCGACGCACTCCTCCGCCTGCAAAAGGCAAGCGACCGCACAGGGTCTAACATGGTAGTGTACGTTGGTTCTTTGGACTCTGCCAAAGCCCTAGTAATGCGAACCTGCCATTCCCTTCATATCGAGTGCGTGGAAATGGCTGGGAACGAACTCGCCAAGATTGTTAAAGACCCGAAGTACACCTTCCTGCTCGTCCTTCGCGCCGTGGCAGGCAAGTTGTCCAGACAGGAATACGTTGACACGGTTGATGGACTTGTAGAATACGTGGACGAAGTGCTAGACAGGCTAGAACCAGAGTGTGAATCGTGGGACGTTGTAGTAGAGATTTCCGACAAGGACTTCGGTCCGGGCATAATGCTTGAGACCACTTTAGTAGGCGGGAAACTGCCTGCCCAAGAGTTTGAACGCACTGGAACTTACTCTGATACTAACTCCTACATTGAGTCTTGGTTTGAAGGCGTAAGGACAGAAACCGACACACCATACCACGATTTAACATCGTCGCCCCCTCACGGAGAGGTTGACCCAAAGATTGCCGTTCAACCTGACCGTTCATAAGGACTGATATAATGAGACAAAAGTTAAACCCATCCCGCAACAAGATTGCGGTTTACGCGGATTGTGAACCATACGGAAACGGTCCGATAGATATGCACAAAGAGTTCAAGAACAAGAACCTTGTTTCCTCGAAAGGAAGCATTGTTACGGCAAACAGCCAGACCGTCTTGAACAAGATGACCCCCGTCTTGGACTGGGAAAGCTGGCTTCCGTCTGCTGCACAAGCCTACAACATTTCGGCAGACCCAAAGGACTATATCCTGTTGCCAACCATCATCTGCCCTGCCGACATTCCCAATCGAAACGGCGTGTCCTTCCCCGACGAGGAACTGACAAAGTGGAATATGGAATCCCATCAGCCTGTTTACAAGGCTTGGAAAGGCTGCCCTACATTCTCCGAGCATGAGAACGAAGACCCGCTGCAAGCCCGTGGAGTGGTATTGGATGTAATCCGCCGTAGAGCCAAGGGATTCAAGGGCGACGTGTTCAAGATTTTCGGCTTGGCTGCCTTCGACCGTTCCAAGTACCCTGACGTAGCGCAACGCCTGTTAAGTCGATACACTACTACCGTTTCAATGGGCGCGTATGTTGACCGATACGAATGCGGTTTGTGCGGTGCAGAGGCTGGGCGGTGCAACCACATTAATATGCGTAACGCCTTCGACTTCGGAATCGACCCAGCTACGGGAGGTTTAATTTACCGTATTTGCCGTGGTATTACGCCGTTTGAACTGTCAGAAGTTCAAGTTCCAGCGTGGTCTGTAAGCGAAAGCCCCTTGGCTATCGACCTTGCAGCCCAAGAGGCATTCAGTTAATCACATGGCAGCCTGTGTCGATTGGTTCGGCTCAGGCTGTTCTTACATCTAAGGAGGTACTATGGGATTCCCAGTGATAAAATCCCGTGCCAAGGACGAGGAAGAACGTCCCAAAAAGAAGAGCAAACGGGCAAAGGAAGAGGACGTAATAGAAGCCGTAATTGTGGAGGAAGACGAGGACGAGGACGACCGCACCGTATTTTCCCCGCCTAGGCGGAAGACTGCCCGTCTTCCTGTAATCCAAGCCCTGTCGGACGAGGAGATTACGGATGACGAGGTAGTTGAGAATATAGAGATTGCCATTAACACCGCCTCTTCATTCGGTAGAAGCGTTCCCGCCATCAGACGACACTTGGCGGGCAGGGACTATGGAAGTGCAGCCATTACCGCCAAGGGTGCGTTGCTCGCCACCTTGGTAGAACTTGTCCCCTTGGCAGAGAGCGCGGTTCGTGAGAATAGGGCGCAAAAGGGAATCTACCAGTTCAACTCCCTCGTTTCCCAAATGCGGGAAGTCCTTATAGACCTTGAAGGGGACAAGGACTTAGACGGTTTGGTTCTAAACATCTTCAACGAAGGGATTGACCCCAAACTTCGCCTGCTCGGGCAAATGCTCATACAGTGGAACACTGGGGTCAAGTTGAACCTTCGCAGCCTTGTCCCGCCAGACGTTTACAAGGAATGCGCGTCCATGATTGATGACCAAACTCAGCAGTTGGCAATGTACGTTTCCCAAATGGCGACGTCCATTAAGCAGGATGTGGAAACCAAGATTTCGAGGTTAGAATGAAGAAGATTAAACCCTTTGTCAAACGTCGGTCTGACGGCACGGTACGCATAGTAAGAGACCGTTACAGCAACAATAAGCACTCGTGGTTCGAGATACGGAAAAAGGTACTGGAACGCGATGGTTACAGGTGTGCAGCCCTCATAAAGGACAGTAAAGGAAATGTGCGCCGTTGTAACTCTACCGACCGTCTTCAGGTACACCATAGGAAGCCTCTTTCAAAGGGTGGGAAGACCACTCCTCTGAATTTGATTACCCTATGTGAGCGTTGCCACGAGGCTCGCCACATTCACATGAAAAGGAGAGTTAAATGAAGGTTTTGGCTAGTGTGCCAAGTATTACCCTCTTAGGTGTCTCCCCTTCAATGTCCGAACGTCATCCCATGCGCGGGTACGTTCCCTCCAAGATTAACCAACGCGCCCGCCACCTCTGGCAAATGGCGTTGGCTTCAGACGAGGTTAGAAAGGCGATAGAAGAGAAGACACCAGTAGAGTCTTGGTACACGTTGATTACACGGTATTATGTCCTATGCGAGGAGAACGACATTGTTCCCCTCGGCTCGCGGGACGATTTAATCAATGATTCTGTCAGACGTATGTGTATGAATCGAAGGCATGCTCTTCGTATCTATATGCGTCGGGCAGGCTTGTTTGAGAATACCAAGGTTATTACGCCCTCTATCAAGCACGTTTGGAAGTTCTTGCCAAACGGCAACCTCATGTTGACTGCGAGCGTAACCTTGCAGCATGACGGGGTGGAAAACCTCAGGGCAAGAGTACAAAGCAGACTGGCAAAAATGTTTTGGAACTCTCGGGGAAACCATTGGTCGTTCGCCGTGCTTCCTAATTTACGGGTATTCGTAAAGAATATAACTCGTAGTCGGTTCACGTTGTCTTGGCAGTTGCTGATACGCGCACCGTACTACATTCCGGAGGATGTCCGCCTAGTCAAGGACAAGAAGAACTACTTGGACAAAGAGTTCTTCCTGCCGATGGTTCGAGGCATTCGTTTTGAAAACGTAAGGAGGATTCGATTTTGAAAACCCCTAAAACCGACAATACCTTCAAGCGCAAGAACTTAGAGCTTCTTGCCGAAGAAGAGGTTGCGAATCTGTGCCGTTCTACCGACACACCTTTGCAAATAGCCCGTTTGACTTACGACGAGGATTACTTTGAAGACCCCCGAATAAGCGAACCGTATAAACAAGCGATTGCCAAAGCCCTGACCAACCAGTTTGGGGACTTGTCAATCCAATTATGGAGTAGAAAATGAAGAAGATTACACTCGCCAAGATAGGGGACGTGTCAATCGTAGACCGCTCTTACGCCCCAGAGCACTGGGAGGACGGCGAACCGAATAACGCGTGGACAATGGCAGACGCAATGGCGGAACTGCTCGCACTGGCAGGCAAAGCCTACGCGGTAGCAGTCAAAGACGGGTCTATCCGTAAGTTCTTGACAGACGGATTCCCTATTCATGCGGAAGTCCCTCCTAATCTGTCCAGCGCGGGTATCGACCCCGATGACGCCAACCTGTACCAACTGACAGACCGCGCCCGTAAGAAACGCACTGCTGAGATGTTTGGTGCTTCCAACAGCCACACTCAGATTATGGCGCGTAAGACCAAGGACGGCGTTTCCGTGTCCTTTGCCTTCAATCCGCGTAACTACCCAGCTCGATACATGGGCTACGAGTACGGCGCGTTGAATGAAATGCAGTTAGTCCTCGACCATATCCCCAAAGGGAAGGACACCTTTCCCCGCTCCACATGGGAAGGAATGTCGCCCGAGGGCTTGGAAAACCTCCGTGCCATTAACGCGTGGATTAAACGTCGTTTCCCAATCGGCAAGCCCGTTACCCTCCGTATCCCTTTGGAGAACTTGCTGCCAGAGGAGTTTACAGAAACCGAGGACGGCGAACCAGCATACAATCTTGCTTACCTGCGCGAGTCCTCTGGCTTTCTTACCGTTACTGTAATCAATACTTCTGACAACAAGACCACCACGTCCTTGTCATGGGGATACGCCACCCAAGAGCAGCGTGAAAAGTACGCCAAACTCTTTGACAATGGGTACGCAACACTTGTCCAAACAGACGATGAAATCCTGCAAGAGGGTTCTGCCCAAGTAATCAATCTTACTTCCACGCGCATTAATGACTTGCATATTACCTACGGAATTGAGATTGACTTGAACACGGAGGAGTTCGACTACGTTACCCAAGGTACAAACGACTTGTCCGACTTAGGCGAACACATGAGTGCCTTGGTTAAAAACGTTGGTAATGGGGAGGAATACGCGTACGCCTTCGTTACGCCAGACCTGAATAACTCTGCGCCTTCCCGTGTCGGTGTCGGTCAAACCATGATTTCCCCGTACAACCTCTTGCCAATGTACATCCCTACCACTAACCAGTGGGAGCAATATCGCGCTCAGCGTTCTACCGCGTACATTACTCCTGACGGGGAATACATCCGCAACCGCTCGGACTTTCCGTACGACCCCAAAAATGAATTGTATGGTCAACGCAACGTGCTGCCATACGGCGTAATGGGTGTGGACTGGACGACCAACATGATGTTCTACGACGAGGGCAAAGGCTTGAAAACCTTGGACTTGTCAGACTTCGCTACCACCAAACCGCTGCACATTGCCCGTTTCGCTCGTTCTCAGGGTATCTATACTACGGGTAACGCGTGGGGAACTGCTGTCAACCGTATCTACCGATTCATGACCAGCAACGAGAAGCACCTTAGCGAGCTGTCCAAGACTTTGCTCAAAGTGTTGAATCCTAACCGCAGCTACCAACACAACCTCGAAATGGTTTGGGACTGGCACACAGACGACATCCGTGCTAAGGCACTTCCTGACTCAACGTTGAAAGTGCATGAGGCTATCCGTAATGATGAAGAACAGCCTAACGACTACAACAACTTGGCGAGCATTGCCAGCGACTCTCCGCTTCCGTTTGGTCGAATGGTCGCCAGCATTCTAACGGACTTCTTGGAGTTGTGGCACTCTAACCCGACCACGCTGATTGAGGGCAGTAACTACACCGTCCCAAATCTGTTGCACATGGTAGGCGTTGCCTCTGCATGGTATGAGTCCTACGAAAGTAACGCCAAGCGCAAGGCATTCGACGCCCAAGCGGTAAAATCCGCAAACCGACGCCAACCCGACGAGTTCTCCCAACTGCCAGACGACTTCGCCCCTGACGCAGTGCCTAACATCAAAGACGGCGTTTTCATGCTGCCCCATCAGGCTAAAGTAGCCTACTCTATGCAACAGAACAAAGAGCATACTCTACTCGAGGTCGCCGCTGGTGGCGGTAAGTGCTTGACCGGTAACACCCTTGTGCCTACCACAGACGGTATGTTGACCTTGCGTGAACTGTTCGACTATTCTGAAGGCAAGGGCAAGGAACGCGCGTTGGACGTTGGTGTCCTGACTAAGGAAGGTATCAAGCGTACGAGCGGTACATATACTACCAAGGGTAAGACCTACAAGGTTCGCCTGTCCAACGGTAGCCGTTTGGAAGGTCTGGCGGAACACCGCCTCTGGGGTATGGAAGACGGCAAGCTCAAGTTTATCCGTTTGGATGAGATGAAAGTCGGAACTCTGTTGCCCAAGTACACTGGTATGAATATGTTTGGTCAGTCTTTGGACATTAGCGACGTTGTAGAAGACGTATTAGCCAACTCCAGCAAGAAGGCTATTACCTGCATGGAAAAAGCAGGAGTCAAACTGCCGACTGAAATGACGGTAGAACTGGCTGAATTGCTCGGTTGGGCAGTGTCTGAAGGGTGTGCTTCAGTAGGTTATTCTATTGAGCAACACCACGCTGAAAACCGCGCCCGTATCCGTGAACTCGGAGAGTACCTGTTTGGCAAAGAAGCCGTGGCAGAGAAAGAAACGTCAGTCGTATGGCGTTCCGTTGTAGTCCAACGCTTCCTGACCGCTCTGTGTGGCAAAGGACTGTCTAAACACCGCTTCATGCCTAGAGCCATCCGTAAAGCTCCTAAGTACATTGTATCTGCTTTCCTTCGCAGCTTGTTTGAAGGGGACGGAACAATCTACGTATTCAACAAGGGTACGACTGAAGAGCCTAAGTTTGGCGGTTACTGCTTAGAGTACACTACGATTAGCAAAACCTTGGCACAAGAGCTCTTGGTAATGCTGGAAAACTACGGCATTTCATGCGCGGTTTCCCAATCCGAGCAGTACCAGAGCCAAGGCGGAAAAGCCCGTGTATTTACCCTCGGTATCAATCGCTCTGCTTTCGGACTGTTCCAACAGGAAGTAGGCTTCCTCTCCAAAGAGAAGACTAAGCTGTTGAAGAAAGCGGTCAAGTATCGCAACGAAGTGAATGGTACTAACAACGACCAAGTATTCGGTTCAGAGAACCGCTTGCCGTTCGGCAACCTTGTGAACGACCTGTTTGAACGGTTAGAACGAGCGTTAGAGGGCGTGGTACTGTACTCTGCCTACGACAACCGTTATGGAGGTGTTACCCAACGTCCAGTCAAAGCCACTCTGAAGCATTTGCACAGCTTGGCTAAGACACAAGGTGCTGCTCACAACCAAGGCGGTGGTACTCGATACCTGAAGGGCTACAACAACGAGGGTTGGACTAACACTTGGACGATTACCCGATTGAACGAGTGCTACAACTACCTGCCTCAAACGGCTAAGGCAAACTTGGACGGAAACTTTGTTCAAGACCTGAAAGCGTTGAACGACCTGTGTAGTTACGACTGGGTAACTGTTGCAATGGTCAAGAAGGGCGACAAGGTAAAACAGGTGTACGACTTATCCGTCCCCGGACCGCATGAGTATGCTACCCAAACCATTATGAGCCACAACACGCTGAGTATCATAATGGACATCTTGAGAAAGCTGAAAGACGGCGTAATCAAGAACCCAGTGGTTTACTGCCCTGCCCACTTGCTCGCCAACTACGTCCAAGACGCGAACTACGCGACAGAGGGCAAGTTGAACGTAATCCCCTTGAACACGGAAACCTACAACCGTTTGGGTCCGGAGTATTATGAAAAGGTAGTCAAAGGCAAGCCTAAAAACACCTTCTTCGTGATTGCCTACAACTTCGCTTCCCTGAAGTCAGAAGCCATTACTGCGGGTACTACGGTCGTTCCCTACTACCCTAACGCCCAGTGGCTGCGCTCGTTGCAGTTCGACATTGCGTACTTGGACGAATCGCACTACCTCAAGAACGACAGCTCGCGTACACACGCAATGCGCGAGGCACTGATTGACGTTCCACGTATTACGCTCGCAACAGGTACATTCTACCCGACACGTGTTTCGGACATCATCAATCAGACCTTCCTGTGGGACAGCGGTTTGTTTGGCTACCCGCAAACGTTCGAGAACCAGTACCCGACTGAAAACGGAATCTTTACAGAGCATTCCCGCAACTACGTAAACAGTGTCTTGACAGAGGCAGTGTGCGTGGCTCGCGCCAAGCGTAAAGAATGGGCTGCCGTACTGCCCGACCGTACCGTCGCTTTCCACTCCGTCCCCTTGTCCAAGGAAGCCCGCACCGTGTACGAGGCAATCCTGAAACAAACCTTGGACGAGATTAAGAAAGACCCCGTAATCATGAAGCTCTTGGCTAAGGCTGAGGAGAGTGATGAAGAGGTGGACATTGGGGACGCGCTGCAACGCTACCTGCAACGCCTTGAGAAGGCTATTACCTGTCCGTATCAGGACGAGCTGTGGCAAGAAGCGTGGGGTCAACAGTCGCCCAAACTCAAGGTAGTGGAAAAGATTTGCCGAGACCACATTAAAAAGGGAATCAAGGGTAAAATCCTGATTTTCTGCTCGTACCATTCGAGCGTTGACGCAATCTACGACAATCTGTCGCCAGACCTGAAGGACATGACCATCCGTTATTCCGCTGGTAAGGACGCTCCGAAGTTCCGCCAACAGTTCGAGAAGGATGACAGCAAGCTGATTATGATTGGCGTGGAGAACTCGATGAATACTGGTATTAACGCGCAGTTTGCCTCGCGCTTAATCCGCATCGACAGTATTTACAGCCCCGGCCAGCTTGAACAGGGCGAAAGCCGTGTGTGCCGTCCTAACCTCAAGGTTAAGGAGTTCCGTGAGCACCTGTACTTTGACTGGGTGTTGGCAGAGAAGACATACGACGCTACTAAGACAGCCCGCCTCGTGTCCAAGATTTTGGACGTAGAGAAGTTCAACAATATGCACGACCCGAAATACAAGCAGTTGAAAGACTTGCCTGTATTGCGCTTGAACTTCGACGTAATCGCCCAATCCTCAGACTTTGAAGGGGAGTTGCAAGAATACCTGACAGAGTACCTGCGCTTGGAAAACGGAATCAAGGTAGCTGACGTTCAAGACTACCGCCGCCGTAACCCAGACCTTACGCCTATCCCTGTGGCTAACGCTGGCTTGCTCAAAGGTTCTGCCCTGATGAAGCACGTTCCGTACATTCCTCTGGGTGGTGTCCCGCCTGTCTTAGACGGAGACTTTAAACCGCTGTCGGGCGAGTTGCAAAACCGAGACCCGAAAGAGTTGAAGGGCGCGTTTGTCCATACAGAGTACGGCGAAGGTGTGCTGACTCGCATTGGCACTGGCACTTCCACCGTGGAAATCCCAGGTCAAGGCAAGATTAGCCTCAATAACCAAACAATCTACATGATTGACAAGCGTACCACCTCTACCAAGTCCATCCAACAGGAACTCGCGCAAAAGCTGAAGCTGAAACGCGTTGACGTAGGTGTGGACGGGGATGACGCTTTGTTGGACAGCACCGAAACCGTTAACGAGCCTTCCTTGGTTCGTGAGGAAGAAGTGCAAGAGCCTGAAGTAGATGAAGCACCCATCAAGGAAGTAAAGGTTAAGAGCACCAAGCGCGAACCGTCCCCTGTTCCTCAGGACGACGAAGAGGACATGATGGTTAACCTGTATCCCAGCTTTGTGAATGAGTTCTACGCCTTGGCAGCGGACGAGTTTACCGACTGGGAAGAAGCAACAGGAAACGACCTGTCCGAATACGGCTTCAAGCCTACCGGACCCATTATGTACCTCCAGTTGAAACGCTGGAAACAGGCAGCCGACCTGAAGGAATTATGGAAGGCAAGCGGTGTCCTCGCGCCTAAGTCCTTCTATGAAACCTTGGACTTCTTGGCTGACGCTATGAAGACTAACAAGACCCGTATGGTAACATACCAACACTTGCAACGTAGCGTGAAAGACCTGCTTTCTTGGAACCTCAGCAAGAAACGCAAACAGCCTAGCGACCGTATCCGTCCTTACTTCTGTATCCAAGACGGCGCGGTGTACGTAATCATCGACCGTAATAGCAGTCCTGCCTATGCGAAAATCAAGGGCAAGGTTCGCGTTACGGGAGCTAAATGGCACATGGAAGACGGGGCGCGTTGGTATATTTCAACCAAGCGTACCGACCTCGTGAAGACCGTTAAGCAGATGATTAAGGACGGCGTTCCAATCGCTGACCTTGAATGGGTCAAAGAAACCATTAGCCACATGAAGACCGCTGTCCGTAAAGAGTAGTTTAATGTAGTAACCAACCACCCTAACGGAGAGGGTTGTTAGCCCTCTCCACTTTAATACCTAAACGAAAGGAATCTAATATGCTGACAACAGCTCAAGTAACTGCAATCCAACAAGCCCTGAAAGAAGCGGGTTTCTTCTATCAAGACGTAACAGGCTCTTGGGACGAACACACCACTCAAGGCTACCGTAACTTCTGCGCCACTGTCTTGAACCAACAGAACTCGCGCTTCATTCAACAGCCCCACTCTTGGGACGTAGTTCCTGTGGAGCTGCGCGGTAACTTTGTTCAACCTGAAATCCATGACGAATTGAACGCCGTCAATCCTGACGAGATTGTTCAAGAGCCGGAAGCCCCCGTTCAAGAGCCTGCCACAGAGACAGAGCCTGAAGTTCCTTCGCCTGAATCCGTCGAACAGCCTGAAGAATTAGAACCTGCTGCCGAAGAGGAAGCTGCCGAAGACGTAGAAGAGGAAGAGGAGTAAGCCTAACGGTAAGAAAACCTCTCCTAACCAAGCCCGCCCTAACCAAGCGGGCTTTTCTTTTGAGCCTCTGCAGCAGCTTCGCTGTACGCCATAGGCGCGGTTTCACCGTAAAGGTAATGCTGGTATTCCACAGAGGAAATAACATGATTATATATGACAAGTGTGAGTGGATGGACGTTCCGCTTGAAGTCCCCTCGCACGTTTCCGTAAAGCCGTTCACGCTTCAGTTTCCTGTCGAGAGCAAGTGGGACTCTAGGGACACCCGTATCCTTGTAATCATTCAGGAAGTAGCAAGCGCGGACTTGAAGCAAAAGGCACTTTGCGCGTCCACCTACGGCGTAGACCTTGCTAACACCCTGTCCTTCGCCTTCCAAGACGCCCAGCGTTACACCAAACGCCCGTTAAAAGCGAGGGACTTCGCCTTTGCCGTTGTCAACTACCAGTCCGCCCCTACGTATAGCCTGATTCCCGCCCACCGTTCCGCCGTGGAAGCTGCCATGAAAGAGCGCATAGACGAAGTAATCAAGGAGCTTGACCCAACCCATATCCTGTGCATGGGAGACGACGTGTCCCGCCTCCTCAAACCAAGTTTTGATGTAAACACGCGCGGGTGGGCGGAAGAGCTGAAGGTTCACGGCAAGAAGCGTGTAGTGTGCAGTACGTTAGACCTTTCCCTTATTACCAATAAACGCGCCTTCACTTCAGAGAGCGAAGACGACGAAGAAGAAGGAGAAGAAGTAGGCGACCGCGATATGTACGGTTCTGCGGGGTTGATTGAAACCATTATCCGCAACGTTCGCAACCTCTTCCTTCACGACCAGTTCCCACGGGGCAATCCCCACCACGTTGATGTGAAGCCAAAGTGGAAGGTGCTCACAACCGTGGAAGAAGTAGCAGAAATGGTTGATGAACTTAGGGCGCAACCATGCTTCGCCGTCGACACCGAAACCCGCGACCTTAACCGCATAGACAATAAGCTGTTAATCATGCAGTTTGCCAGCGAGGCTAAAGACTACGCCTACATTGTCCCGTTCCGCCATAAGGATTCTCCCTTTGACAGCAAGGAGCGTAAAAAGATTCGGCGTTTGATTTACGCCCTCTTGCAGGACTTTGACGTTGACCCCTTCGACGACAAGGGCTACCTTGTAGGCGTGAACCTTCAGTTCGACGTTACCCAACTGCGTCAGCAGCTTTCCATCCCCATGATTACCAGACCCCTGTGGGATTTGCAGAACGGGGAGTACCTGCTTGACGAGAACCAAGGCAAGCTGGACGCGTTCGCAGGCTCGTACCCGAAAGCCTTTTCCTTGGCGGCAATCGCCCTCCGTTACGGCTGTGACGCATTCTTGGAAAAGGACGGTTTCAACAAAGCAGACCGCGTTAACATGGAGGCTACTTCCTTAGAAGACGAATCCTTCCTCGATTACTGCGCCTTGGACGTGCTTATCCCCTTGGCTATCCACCGAGAGCAGTTGAAACGGGCTGAAGTCCTCGGTTACAAGAAGTTCAAACGCCTGTGCCTGATTCAGCAGTCCGCCAACGAAATGTCAGCAGCCAACATGGAACACAGAGGAATCCTGCTTGACCTTCCGTACTTGGAAAGCCTCCTGAACAAGGGCAGTAAGTTGGACGCATTGATTGACGAGGCTACCACCGACATTATGCACACCAAGGGCGTCAAGGAAGCAAGCAAGATTATCAAGGCTTCAAAGGGGTTGTCTGACGATTCCCTCTTCGGCGGTATCGTGGAAGATGACGAGAATATGTTTAATCCCGCCAAGGCGGAACACCAGCAAGTCCTCTTCCAAGACGTGCTTGACCTTGAGCCAGTAATGGGCTTCCAAAAGAAAGAGAGGGAGAACGGCAAACCCTTCTACCGCCTCGGAAAGGCGTTCCAGCAGGCGCACCGCTTCGTCTTTGAAGTGTCCCTCTTCAACCGTATTAACAAACTCAAGAAGATGAAGTCTGCCTACGTTTCAGCCTTCTTGGACTGGGTAAAGGGAACGGCAGACGGAAGAAAGACGGGTAGAATGCGCCCGTCCTTCGGCTTCATCTACGTGGTTACAGGGAGGTCTAACAGCTTTAAACCTTCCTTGCAGCAGACCCCCAGCAGGGGTAAGGAAAGTAAGATTATCAAGAGGGCGTTTATCGCCCCTAAAGGCTATCTTCGCTTGGCTACGGACTACTCTGCCAACGAGGTGCGTTTCGCAGCCAATATTTCCGACGACGAAGCAATGGCGCATCCATTCATTGTAGCCCGTCAGCTTCGCAAGGAACTGTATCGACTGGACTGCCGAGAACAACTGATTAAGAAAGAATTGAAGAGGCGCGGAATACCGCTGCCTGAAAAGGAGGACGCATGACAGACATTACACAAGCTACCACCGTAGAGAGCAACGTAGAAGATAGAATCTACTCAGCCCTTTCCCGCCTTACCTTTGATGACATGAATAAATGCCTTGACGCGTCCATGCGTCAGGTAAACGCTGCCACTCAGAGCGGGGTGGAATGCTATTACCTTCACTTGCAAATGGAGGGTATGTTGGTACGGGACGGCTGTATCAACTACTTCGAGGGACTGCTTATTCCCCAGTACCTCCACGTAATCTTTGCCACGTGTGCCTTTTGTATCCTGAGTACCTTCGAGGAAGCCCCTGACGATGATGTCTTCCCCTCGATTAAGGAGGAATCGGAAGAGGTAATGCGGGACTTTATCAAGGAATGCGGGGTATTGGACTTTATCGACGTAGTCCCTGTCGTAGTTCGTGGGCGGGACGAGGCACACTTAACCGTGTCCCTGCAACTTTACCCTAAAGACCTGTTGAACTGAGGTGTATGATGGCAAAGATTAGAGATATGTCCGATGACGAGCTGCTGTCTGAGTACGCTGAAATCATCAAAGCTAAAGACGGAATCTTCCAACGCCTAAAGAAAGAGGGCGACGCTCACATCATGAATGTAAAGCGGTTTTACGGGTTTTGGATTGACAAGAGCCACCCGCTGCGCTCCGCCATTAAGAACGTGGTATTCGGTGTGATTTACGGAAAGGGAGCGAAAACCCTCGCCACCGACATTTGGCAAGAAGCTGTTACCTCGAAGGAGAACGCCGCCTACGAGTTGCGTAAATCACTAGGCGATAACCCGTCCAAAGAGGACAAGCGTAAACTGCGGGACTTGGACGAAGAGGTAGAAGAACTGAGGGACAACTTCGACCACTACCTCGGACAAGCCAAGGAAATCATGGCTAAAATGCAGGAAGAATGGGGGTCTCTGTACTCTTGGATGGACGCAATGCACGAGGACTGCGTGGACAAGGGATACGTTGAAGCACCTCACGGACGGCGTAGGCACTTACGCGCTTCCTTCCTGTCCGACCGTTCCCTGAAGGCTGCCCTAATGCGACGTGCAGTCAATGCCCCTGTCCAAGGTTACGGTTCTGACGTAGGGTATATGTCCGCCCGCCTGATTGAGTGGCACATGGCGAAATTCCTGATTGAGTTCGACCTGTTCGACTATAACGACCCTGTTATTCCGTGCGGTGTGGAATGCGCCGTCCATGACGCCCTGTACCAGACCGTCCCATACGAATTGTTCCTCCCTGCCCTGCACATTATGCAATGGTGTATGACCACAGGTGTAACCAACCTGTACGCAGAGAAGTTCAACAACAAGTGGCTCGTACCGCCCGAAATCGAAACGGGCATTTCATGGAGCGCGGATTCCGAGGAAACATGGGAATACACACATGACACCCTGTACAATGCCGTATCCTCTGCCATTAAGAACCAGTACGCAAACGGCTACGGCAGGGAAGGAATGACAGAGGAAGAGGCTATAAAGGCAGTGTTTAATATACCCAAAGAACAACGTCTGTACCTGAAGGAACATTACCCCTTCTTCGACGACCCAAAACACTTGAAAGGCAAGATATGATTTTCGTGGTACTCATGGTAGTGGCAATCGCCATCCTTTCCCCTTCTTTGATAAAGCGGGAAATGAAACAATACGAAGAAGCCCGCTCGTATGCCTTCGGCAGACGGTTGATTTCCTCCCTTCACGAACGTGGTTTGCACGACGAGGCATACGCCCTCTACCGTGAGACCTGCTTGAACATTTCCTTCAATCCCGTTTCCGACCAAGAACGGCGCGGGATTATAGAAGCGTACAAACAACTCTATCCAAAAGGACTTCCAAACCATGTATAACGTCTTCCCGAAAGCACCGAACGACGCGCTGAAAGAGCCCATGTTCCTCGGCAACCAAGTGAACGTAGCCCGCTATGACCAGCAACGGTACGTAATCTTTGAAAAGCTGATTGAGAAACAGCTTTCCTTCTTTTGGCGACCTGAAGAAATCGACTTGTCCCGTGACCGAATCGACTTTGCCAGCCTGCCTGAACACGAAAAGCACATCTTCCTAAGCAACCTCAAGTATCAAACCCTGCTGGATTCCATTCAAGGTCGCAGCCCCAACGTAGCCCTGCTGCCCTTGGTTTCCATTCCAGAGTTGGAAACTTGGATTGAAACGTGGAGCTTCTCCGAAACCATCCACTCTCGCAGCTACACGCACATTGTCCGCAACATCGTTACCGACCCGTCCGTAGTCTTTGACGATATTGTCCGAAACGAACACATTATTGCCCGCGCCGAGGACATTGCCGTTTACTACGACGACCTGATTTCGTATTCCACCCTGTACCTGCAACTCGGGGCTGGCGTACACGTAATCAACGGCAATGAGGTCGACATTAACCTGCGCGAGCTTAAACGCCGTCTGTACCTGTGCGTGGTTTGCGTGAACGTCCTCGAAGCCATCCGCTTCTACGTGTCCTTTGCCTGCTCTTTTGCCTTTGCCGAACGCAAACTGATGGAGGGCAACGCCAAAATCATCAAGCTGATTGCCCGAGACGAAGCCCTGCACCTGACAGGTACTCAACACATGATTAACCTCATGAAGGCTGGCGAAGACGACGCTGAAATGGCTGAAATCGCCGCTGAGGTAGAACCAATCGTAATCGACATTTTCGCCCGAGCAGCCCAACAAGAGAAAGAGTGGGCGGACTACCTGTTCAAGGACGGCTCTATGATTGGTTTGAACAAGGACATTTTGGCGCAGTACGTAGAGTACATTACCAACCTCAGAATGAAGGCTGTCGGTTTGGAATCCGTGTTCCCTGACGCTACTCAGAATCCGATTCCTTGGATTAACGCTTGGCTGTCCTCTGACAACGTTCAGGTAGCCCCGCAGGAAGTGGAAATCTCCTCGTACCTGATTGGTCAGATTGACGCTGAAGTCGACCACGAGGAGCTGGGGGACTTTGAACTGTAAGGATTGGGAGGGTAAGTACCCTCCCAATTTCATTTCATTTCCACCTAGGAGTTAACATGAAGTTACTACAATTTCTATCTCACGCCTTCCTTTGGCTGACGACAGGGGAAGCGCAAACTTTCGACTCCTTTTCCCGACAGCTTAAATCGTATCACGACGGCGAGTTCAAGGCTGTCAAGAAGCTCGCTTCCGCCGTTAAACGCAACCTGTCAGGCAATGCCAAGCAGTTAGCAGAGGACGCTTCTATCGAACTGAAACCAGTATTGGAAGCGGTTAAGGAAGACACCTCCGTGCCTTCAGAGGACGTGTCCTACCTGCGAAACCTTCTTCTAGCCCTGAGGGGCAGTGTTCCAGCCACAAAGTACGTGGTACGGAACATTTCCTCCTATATTGACACTGATTTAGAGCAGGACGCACCGATAGACATTCGGGGAAACCAGTCCGCCGACCTAATCAATATCATACGCGCGTTAACGGGTCGTAACGGCTTCGACCTTACCACCCTCCAAAAGGAACAGTATCGGAAAGAGAAGCCCGAGCTTTATAACCAGTTTTTGCAAGCCAAGAAGGGCGTGGTTGCTCAGGTATCCGTGTTCCTTCGCAACCTGTGCCGACGCAACGGTGGGAAGGTTCTATACTCGCAGTTCTTAAAGGCGTTGGCTGCCTCGCAGGTGCTGTCCCACTACCCTCCCGCTGAAGGGTGGGATGGTTACATTGACGAGAACGGTGTACTCTATACATTAGAGGGTTTGAAGATTAAGGGCAAGCCCGCCTTCCCTATACGTGGGAACAAGGACTACGACCCAGAGACAAACGATACCTACGTCTTTTCGGTGAAGACGAGCATGGGGAACACCCAACACTTCTACACGGAAGACTCGTTGAAGGTTTGGCGGGACGAACGCTTCGAGGCAGTGGACGACTTTACCCCAATCGTAACCAAGGTCAAGAAGAAGTGGGAAAAGGACATTTCGTCTTCCAACCAACGTACTCGATACTGTGCCTTGATTTGTGAGCTGATATACTGGGCGTCTGCCCGTATCGGTTCTACCAAGAACAATGTGCGAGGGGAGAAGACGTTTGGCATTTCCACCCTGCAAGGTCAACACGTGTACAAGCAGGGAAGTAACTTGGTTCTCGACTACACTGGTAAGACTGGAGTCCATCAAAAGCACATTCTGAAACCTACTACCCCTTACGAGAAGAAGGTGGCGTCGGAAGTGCTGGCACTGGCTAAAGAGGCGGGCGAGGGCAACTACATCTTTTCCCTTGACGCTACTGGAAACCCGCCTGCAAACTCTACTGTCAATTCCTACTTTAGAAGCAAGGGTGCGAACGTAACCGTGCATAAGCTGCGTCATGCTAGGGCTACGTTAATCATGACTACCCTCATGCAGAATGAAGACGAGAGCCCCTACGTTACCTACTTCAGACGCAGGGTAATGCGTCGTGGTAACGCGCACCCGACCCAGCGTGAAGCGGAGGAGAACTACAAGGACATGGCAATCAACGTAGGTAAGGAGCTTGGACACACCAGCGGAGAGAAGGTTACGCCTATGACCGCAATCGGAAACTATATCAATCCGATTATTACCACCTCGTACTTCGATGCCTTGAAGCTGCGTCAGCCTTCATGGGCTAAGAAGTTTGCCAAGTAGTGCAAACAAATGTAAATAAACTTGAAGGGCGATTCGTTCCCGTGCTATACTTAAAAGGTTTTCAACAATAATGGAGACCTTATGCGTAAAGCTCTGGAACGAATCGCCCTTTTTCTCTGGGACGTGGCGTTTGTAGCCTATGCCTTGACGAGGGTTTTAATCATCCCACTTCTCTTCCTAGCCTGCTTGATTTTGGACGGTCTGAAATACTTGGACATGGTAAGTGGGGAGACTGGGGAACGGTTGCGGTGTAAACTGCCGTTGGAGACCCGACACCGAATGATTCTGCTCGCGACCGTCGTCTGCTCCGCCCTGCCCGTTGCCTTAGTAATAGCCCTGCTCTCCAAGTAGCCTAGAAACTCCCGACTTTCGGGCGTTTTCCCTATAAAGGCTATACATTAAACCATATAGGAGTACGAATTATGGAAGTCAAGGAAGTGTGCGTCCGCATAGAACGTACCATTAATACTGGGAACTATGAAAACATTAAGTTTTCCCTTGAACAGACCGTAGCCGTGAACGCAGAGCACGGTAGTAAAGAACACAAAAGTGCCGTCAGGAAGCTTGTAGAGTCCACTACCGCGCTGCTCGAAAAGGAAGTGAATCATGGTATGCAAGAACTTGTCGATGAATGACACCTCGGTAATAGTAGGGGATTGCAGGGAAGTGTTGAAGACTTTTCCCGACAACTCCTTTTGCCTGACTATTACTAGCCCTCCGTACAACATGAACCTAAGATGTTATAATGGGGAGTATGCAAAGGCAATTCCTCAGGTAAATACTACGGCTGGCGTTAATCCCGAAAAGTACGACGGATACGAAGACTGCCTCTCTATGAAAGAATGGTACGAGTTGAATGTGGACGTTATTACAGAGCTGTTACGTGTTAGCGACTATGTATTCTACAACGTACAAATGGTCACAGGTAACAAGCCCGCCCTATGGAAGCTCTTTGGAAAGTTCCATAAACACCTGAAGGAGGTAATCATATGGGACAAGGTAAACGGGCAACCTGCTGCGTCAGAAGGAGTTCTGAATAGCCGATTCGAGTACATACTCGTGTTTGCTTCAGACCCAGAGGATGGGAAAATGAGACAGTTCAAGGAAGCAGCCTTCAACAAGGGTACTCTGGACAACGTTTGGAGACTGAAGTCTAAACGAAGTGTGGACGCTGCACACAAGGCTACTTTTCCCGTAGAACTTGCGTCGAAGATTATAGAATGCTTCTACTACGGAGACAAACCTATCCTAGACCCGTTCTGCGGTACAGGGTCTACTGGCGTGGCAGCGAGGCTTCACGGAATCGGTTTTAAAGGAATAGAACTGCTGCCAAAGTACGCAGCCCTCGCAGAGAAGAGAATTAAAGGAACTGTTACAGGCTCCTTGTTTAATGAGTAGGAGACTAATATGTCATTACACGAATCACGAACCGAGTTTGTAGCTCGAAGCATTATCAACGCCCGCAAGTCTTACGACGACGGTAGCCCTTATATCACAGACGAGCATTACGACGAATTGATGGCTACTTTGGAAGAATTAGACCCAAACCACCCCGCCTTAAACCGTCATCAAACGCCTGTCAGTACGGGCGACGTAACCATGCCATTCTGCCTGCCGTCCTTGGCAAAAGTTAGACCCGAGAACGGCTGCGACAAGTGGCTGTCTTCGAGCCAACCAGTAAACGGCTTCATCTTATCTGCCAAGTTGGACGGTCTGGCAGCACAGGCTATCTACGAGGACGGGAAACTATCCGCCCTGTATTCTTCCAGCGACGACGGCTACACGGGCAAGGATATTACACACATGGCAGCCCACATTAAGGGCTTGCCACAGACCATTCCGTACACTGGTTACTTTGCCGTCCGTTTAGAGCTGGTCGTTTCCAAGCAGGACTTCAAGAAGGTCGAAGGCAAGTACAAGAACGCCCGCAACCTGGCCAGCGGAATCAAGAACGCCACCAAGGGTCTGCACGAACACATTAGCCTGCTGTCGGCAGTAGCCCTGTCCGTGTTGAAGCCCCGTTACGCTCCTAAAGACGGCTTTGACAAGATAAAAGAACTCGGTTTCGAGGTAGCCCGCCACAAACACGTTCAAACAACCGATAGCGAGGAATTGTCCCGACTGTTCCAAAACCTGAAAGACAAGTATAAGTACCCAGTCGACGGCGTAGTGGTTGACCGAAACGTCAAGACAAAAGTGCCAGACAGCGTCCCCTCGTCCACCGTAGCCTTCAAGAACAACCTGCTCTTGGACAAGGCGGAAGCAAAGGTTATTGATGTAATATGGGAAGCCTCTCGTTACGGTAAACTCACCCCTGTCGCCGTAGTAGAACCAGTCGAATTGGAGGGTACTACCGTTAGACGAGCAACCTGCCATAATGCCCGCTTTGTAATCGACAACCGAATCGGAAAAGGCGCGGTCGTACACCTGATTAAGAGCGGTTCAATCATTCCAAAGATTGAGGGAGTAATCAAACAATCCAAGGTTAATCCCCTGAAAACCCTGTCAGGCTACCATTGGAACGAGAGCGGGGTGGACATATTCCTGAACAACGGCGCGGAAGCTACTGACGACGCAGTTACCCGTTCACTCTCACACTTCTTTTCCGTGTTAGGCGTTGACGGGCTGCGTTTGGCTACCCTCCGAACCGTCTATGACGCTGGCTACCGCACAGAGGCGGACATCTTCAACATGACGAAGGGAGAATGGGTTGAACTGCTCGGAAAGAACGGGGAAAAGATTTTCCACAGCGTACAGGATTCGTTGACCGTTACCCTGCCCGAGTTAGCATACGCCAGCGGGAAACTGGGTCGTGGCATGGGGCGTTCAAAGATTTACGCAATCTACGAGTGGTTTGGCAGTGTAGAATCCTTCTTGGCAGGGAGGGAGATGGCACACGGACACTTGGTATCCCTCGCCCGCCCGATTGTCGGACCGAAAACAGCCAACCTGTTTGCCGACACGTTCCACCAATTTCTTGAATATGCCTTTGCGCTTAAACAGGAAGTTCCAGCCTTACGCTTGGCAGAGGTGGAACAGACCGAAGCAGCAGGCTCGGAGTTGGAAGGCTTCAATGTGTGCTTCACCGGAGTGCGTGACGCAGCCTTGGAAAAGGACATTGTAGCCCACGGTGGAAGCATAGCCAGCGGAGTTACCAAGTTCACTACCCATTTGGTCGTGAAGGACGCTTCCTTCTCTTCCAGCAAGACCGAGAAAGCTGCCAAGTTAGGCGTGAAGGTTCTTTCAGTTACCGAATTTTGGACACTTTTGAGAGGACTAATCAATGACTAGTGTAGTAGAACAAGTAAGCGAGCGTGTGCAGCAATACGCCGAAATGAAGGGCGTGGAATACAACCCAGACCTGACCTTGGCAGAAATGTTCAAGGGGATTGACAGCAACCCCTTGGAGGTACATATTCTCTTGTTTGCAGAGAGCTGCCTGACCCCATGCTCGTCAGTCCCAGTAGAACTTCCAGACGAGATTGATGACGCAATCGAAACCCTGCCCTTTGCAGACTGGTTGGAGCAACTCGCAATCTTTGAAGACAGCATATGCCACGGAGAGCATGATGATTAACTTGGACATTCACAATATCCGATACAAGGAACTGGACGAGGCACGGTGGAAGGAACTGCGTGAGTACCTCACCACCTTCCTCGCCCCCGATACGGTGGAGTTACTTCGTATCCAACTGGGTAAGTCAACGATGGCGGGGATGAATCTTCCCTACTTTGCAGCCCGCGCCCACGCCTATTACACGCACTACGTCAAGACTGGCATATCCAAAGACCCAGAGGTGGAAACCCTGTACGCCCTCTTATACGGGGCAGGCAGAAGCTACTTTACCGAGTCCCGCCTTGTTGACGTAGCTCGTACCGTTGTCTTGGTCGAAGGCTTGAAGGACTTTACCCCGCCCAAAGACCACTCGTACCTTGAACGGGTGCAAACCCGCCTCTTCAGCCGTAACGAGGATTCCGTGGTAGGCGGTTTCATTAATGACATGATTCGTGCCATGTGCCTGTCGGAGGACGGTATCCGATGGTATTGTGAGAGCCGTTTCCTGAAGCAGGACAACAAGTTCAACGCGGAGGATTGGTTTCACTTTGTTTCCAACCCGCCCGAAAATGTGGTCGGCTTGCTTTCAGAATCCGCCAAGGTGTGCGATTCCTACCGCAAGAATATGCTCGGTTTCCACAGGGCGTTCGAGAACTTCTATGCCTCTTACGGGAAGGGCGGTTTCGCGTATTCAATCGTAACGTACTAAGGAGCTGTCATGTATAATGCGAAAGAAAAGGACAAGCAGGCGGTAGAGCCTATCGGAGAGGGCGTGCTGCGAACACAAACCATGACTCAGGAAGATGAGTTCGTTCGTTCTTTGGTAGTCCAACACCCGCTAATGGACGAAAAGGAGATTGACGAGTTTCTCAAGAAGTGGGACAAGCCAACCTCTTCCCTTCCAACTGAGGGCAGCATTACCCTGCTAGAGGAAGGTAAACACGTTAACTATCTGCCACTCTTAGGGACTGGGGAAGACAAGTTCCTGATTGCCCTTCGCTCGTTCGAGGGTAGCAGTTTTCGTTACCAACGTGTTTATGCGCGTGGAGACAGAGGGTTCTTTAACGCACACAAGGACTCTATAGTCTATTGGTTGTCCGTTGCCGCTCGTCAACCCGTCCGTGTACACGCCGTTACCGACGATGGTAAGTTTTGGACTGGTACTACCGCAGAGATTGCATCCATTGTGCCTTTCAAAGAGAAGGTTACTAAAGTCAAGCGTTGGCGTACAATGCGCGGATACAGGGGTCGACGGCTATGAAGAGCAAACAACCTGTCGACGTCGACAGACCATTTAACCAACGCCTGTTGGACGAGGCTTTCGACTTGGAAGAACGTGAAGAAGCGTTCAAGAGTGTAGAGGAAGTATTCACGGCGGATTATTCCCAAGAAGTAGTAGAGGAAGTATGAAGCTACACTTATTGGACGGTAGTGGTACAGTTGAAGTCGATAGGGCTTCAATCAAGTCAGTAACACATTACGGTAAAGGCAGCATGGTAACTGTCCTTGTTGACGGAGAGGAAAAGCAGATTGCAGTGTATGAAACACCCTCCCGAATCAAGGCAGCCTGAATGCTGCAACCATTATGGGGTCGGCACGTTATATGTCGACCCCTTTCTTTATTCATAGGAGGTATATCCGCATGGAACAAGTACCAGCAGTAAAGCTGCTCTCAAACGGCGTGGAAGTTGACGGCAAGGTCATAGACGACTATGGTCTGTTTAGCCTGAAGCTGACTCCCGACACCCCAATCAATATCATCTCAGAAGTGTCCTTAAACGGCGTAGTCCTTCCCGTTGGCACGGTTACAGACCTGTTGGCAGAGGGTATGTATCTGAGGGACGTAGTTCGTCAGTGCGCCCTGTATTCCAAGTGCGATGACTCTAAATCGTACAAGGCTACCTTTTCCATTGTATCCTGCCACCACTCAGACGGATTGCCTGAAGTGGAAGTAATCGAATACGACATTCCTCTTGAAACCAAGACTGTCCAAGCGTGTAAGAAGGACGGCAACCTTCTCTTTTCCCGCTATCCGTTAGGTGCGTCTGAAATCGGCGCATTGGTGGACGAGGGTGTAGTGACCATGCCGAACGACCTGCCCCGCTTCAAGTACCGCCTTACCAAGACCACCAATATCATTGGTTTGGGCGTTCAAGTGTATGACGACTCTGAAACCTTCGACCCAAACCAAGACTGGGAACTTGCTATCCCGCCTGAAAAACAGGACTTCGGCATGGAGTTCTTCTACCTCGAAGGAAACACTGAAAAACTCTTCGTAGAGGTGTCCAGTAACGCCCCATTTGAAGTAGCCTTGTACGAAGGCACGGTCAAAGCGGTAAATGCCCCTTCCCGCCGTTTGAGCCCACACGCAGCGTACTCCATCATTATTCCCGCTTTTGAAGCTGGGATAAACACCGACTACAAGCGAGAGCCACACTCGTCAGGCTCTGCCATTAAGTACGCTCAGGGTTCTATCACGGTAGTTAACGCGGTTGGAAAGGCTATTAGGCTGTCATCGGACAATCAAATCCACGTCCGCAGTCCTAACTTTACCACCGCCATTGTTTCCTCTCCGTATGGTACAGAGGGAGAGCCAGCCGCCCCCTACGTCCACGTGGCCAGCGACATTCCATTTGCTCTGGCTACTGGCGAGGGATACGTGCAGGCTAAACAAGGTAAGAGTGGAAGTTACTCGTATGTGGCTGCTGCCAGTATCGACGTTCTTCCAATCGAACGCCGTCAGATGGCAGGCAGCGAAACATTTGCTGGCACGGTGGCTGTCTTGGTTCTCGGCACTGTTACAATGCTTTTGAGCGTAAGCAGTAGCGGGACAAAGATTATCGCAGAGGCTACCGCCAATCCAACCTCCACCCCAGCCAACAGCCAGCGCGTCAGCCAAAATGGGGACGTGGTAGTCCACAAAGTCTTCGTTGACCCGAAAGGATTTATCCTCGACCTTGGCTCGGTGGAAGGCAATAGCTTGGCAACTGGAAATAGCTTCTACCTCAAGCAGAGGGTTAACGGCGTGTTCTCAAAGTCTATTCGGGTAGTACGACGCGCCCGCATGGGTACGGTCTGGGGCTACTGCGACACCCGCGTGAAGGAAGGAAGGTACAGCGTAGTCATTGACGGTACTGATGGACGTTATAATGGCGAAACTCGGGTAGTAGAAGTATCCGTTTCCAACCTCAGCCAGTTCCCAAACCCTAGTATCTTCTTTGAAGACCCACAGGTAAGCGTGTTCGCCACTCAGGTTGAAGGCGTGAACGTCATGTTCAATGGTAACAACACAATCTACATCCGTTCTGACGCCCCTGTCCGATACGAAGTGGAAGGGAGCAACGAAGTAATGAGCGGTTCTAACGTTGGCGACGTTGGAATGAATGTAACCAAGGTAGAGTTCAACACCAAGGGCGTGAAGAATGTCAAACTTCGCATCCTGAGTGGGGAACACACCAACCCTGACGATAATGAAGGCGGGGTTACGCTTCAGACACATACTTGGTCGGTGGTGGACGCGGAAAAGGAAACGGCAATCATTACCGACGTGCCAACCATCGCCACCCTCTTCGGCAAACAGTTCCCCGTCCTCTTAGGCAAAGCCCAAGTTCCAGTAAAGAACGCTGCCGAGGAAGCAGGGCTGACAGTTAGTCCAGCCTCTATGGAATCCCTGCATACAATCGTATCAGTCAACGCCGTACACATTGAAAAGGACGATGAAATCGAGCCTGCCCAATACACGCTGAAGGTTGCCCAAGGCGCGGGAACAGACATTAACGGAAGCTACAATGTAGTGTCCACCTGTGCAGAGGCAGGCGTTCTGAGCGAAGAACCGCTGCCCGACGTTATCGTGCGTTCTTCTTCACAGTGGGACAAGTCCATAGAGGCTGGGCAGGGCGTTACCGTCCACCATGTCTTTCATGACTCCATCGTGAAGGACGGGTACAAGGCATTCAAGGTTGACGTGCGCGAAAACACGGCGGTAACTAAAGAATGGATTGAAGAGCAAGTAACCCATAAAGAGCAGAACGGGATTCACGTCTTCAGCCTGCCTGACGGATGTATCCCTACTAAGGTATCTGACTGGGCTGCAATCATTGAAGGTCGTGTGTACAGCGAGAAGAACACGTGCGCCTGCGTAACCCTCTGCCAAGGGAAGCTCGTAACCGTACACCTAACTACAACATCTTTGGAGGTATAAAATGTCATTAGCCAATGTTCTGACACACAGTGTAGATGTCGTTACCAAGGTAGTCGGAAAGACTGTCATTGCACAGGCAGCAGGGTACTTTAACACGCTGCTTGCGAGCGCACAGGAGGGAGGGAGAGCCTTCAAGTTCCCCATGCCCGTCAACCTCGCCACCTTCTTTGGCGTTCCCTTGGAAACAGACGTAATTACGCCAATCTTCATTAACAAGCCCTTGGTTACTGAGAGCTGGGGGCGTTCGCTGGGCATTCAAGACCTGTCCAGTACAGAAGACGGCTACTTTATTTACCTGAAGCGCAACGGGGCGTTCCTCTTGAAGACGGACGGCTTCCCCGTGACCTTCAATGGGGAGGTGTACCTGCCTAACGAAGCCAACATGATTGCCCTCGAAGTAACGGACAAGTACAATGTGTTGCAAGTGAATAACAAGACCCTCTTCGTGGTGGTGGAGAACCAAGAGGTATCAATCGTACACCACGGTCGCAGCACTACGCCCCGCGTACTGCCACCCGAGGCACTGCAACAAAACGAGCTTGCCGTCCACCCTGATGACGTGTTCCAAGTTGGGCAAGTGTGCGTGGGTATGATTCACGGCTCTGAGGGACTGGAAACCTTTGTCGTTTCGGGTATCTTGCCCAAGCAGGTTGGTACTCACATCCTGTACCTGTCCGCGTTAACCCTCGACCCTGAAGCTATCGACCCGCCTATTACATTCCGTGTGGACACCAGCGCGGACGAGCTGCGGTATGCAAGTGCCTTGGCGTTCCACGGCATTAACTCATCCATTGTAGCTATCCCTGCCGACTCTTCCAAGTTTATCGGGCGGGTAGAAGGTGCAGAGCCTCTGATTCGTATCTATGCCAAGCCCCTGAACAAGCAGTTCGACCTGTTCCTATGCTTGGACAAGGTAGGCTCGTTCTTAAAGGTAACAGACGTATTCGGCAGCGAAACGTCCATCCCAGTCTTGAACAACTTAGGAGGGGTTTGGCAGCCTGTTAGCGTTGACGTAGGCTTGCCCCAAGTGGTACGGGCTGGCAAACACAAGTCTGAATACGGTCTGCGCTTGGTAGGGGAGTTCAACTATGAAGAATACGTGTTGCACCCTGCCGACGGCGTGTTGGACTTCTCTAAAGTAGATGGAGGTCTGTACAAGGCATACATTTATCAAAACAATGTATGGGTACTCAACGGATATATCTTTGTTTACCACCCTACGACCATTCAGATTGAACCCTTCTGCACGGTAACGGGTCGGGTTTCCGATTCGGTATCCTTCAATGGAGAGTACCTTCCTAATCACAGTGTAGCCCTGCACAAGTCAGTCGTATTGGACGTATCCTACGTGATTGACCAAAGCTACAACAAGCCATCTGTTTGGGCTGCGCGTGAGGCACCGATGCCGTACACCCGCCCGCTCAACACACAGGCGATAACCAAGCCGTCAGAGGACTTGGAAGAGTTGGTAGCCAAGGAATCCGCTCTGAACAAGCAACGGATGGTAGAACGCGTCAAGGTAGCTTCCACAGATACCTTCTTCGTAGAGAAACACCATATCCCATACGTTACCGAAGACCGCACCACTTACATTGACGTGGACATTATGAACGCCCGTCAAGTTAAGTTGGACGTAGGCAGCGACGACGAACGCTTCATTGGGTTCGTAGTAGGTCGGGCTCGGGAAGGCAGCAAGTGCTACGAGTTCTACGATGACTTTGCCTTTGTCCCACCCGCCAAGTATGAAGTAATTGCCGTGTTCTCCGACACATCCTTCAACCTTGGAAATGTAGACCTTCGGTACAACGTAAAGTTTGAAGCGGAGTTCCCTTCTGGCAGCGTGTCCATGATTGAACCTCCTGAAGTGCCAGTGTCTACCCTCGTTTGGAAGACTCACGAACCGCGCGTAACCATTAACGGGGAGGGGTTTGCTGGTTACGGTGTTCACTACGTGTCGACAGAAGCAGTAGGAAACCCACGTTTAGAAGGTAAGTCAACCAAGCTGAAGATGGTTTTTGAACCCATCTTTGGAGAGGAATACGTAATCTTTAACCATGTAGCAGACACCACAGAGGTTTCTACCAATAACAAGGGTAAGACCTTATCCCTGAACGGGAAGTCTGGCAAGCTGGCTCTCAAAGACAGCGGGATTCATGCCGTAACAGTAGGGGCTCACAGCTATAAGCCGTCAGAAGTGTCCTTCTATACGTCAAATGACATCGACGCCAACGGTGTCCTGTATGGGAAAGAGCGCGGGTTCTACGTTGGTGGTATTACAGAGGACACGGTAGGGGTAGTAATCGAGCGTCCAACCAAGGGTAAGCTAAAGGTTTACGACGTAATGCCCGTCCGCGCACCGAGCAAGGAAAAGCTGTCCTTCGTGGAAATCAAGGTAATTAAGGACGGAGTGGTATGCACCCCTCTGAACCGACCTACCACGGGCGACACTGTTACTGTCAAGGTGTTTGCGCCCTTTGGCAACACCGTGTTCCTCACTACCTTGGTAGCCAAGTCAGGCGGTAGTTATCTTCCGATGGGCAAACGCATTCTCCCCTACAACGCCAAGGAAGGATGCTACGAAGACGTTATCCTGTACAAGAATAACGTAACAGACTTGATGGTGGAACAAGGTGAGGTGGCACTGGCTGCTATGGACATTGTAGAGCCGCACTTTATCGTTGTTGACAAGCCTCTTTCCAAACAGTAAGCTCAATAAAAAGCCCTGCTTTCCTAGTGGATTGCAGGGCTTTTCTATGACTTTATCAGCCAGTGTACAGTTCAAAGTGAGGGCAGTCGATGAAGGCTCGCTTGCCTAACTTACGGCGTTCTGCAGAGTAGGCAGTTACCAACGAGGCAGTGGGCGCGGTAGTGCTATTCAACACCTGCCAGCAACCTCCCCAACGGATACGAACGCCAAGCTCTTTGGCAGCAGAGCGCATGGCTTCCGCGATTGGGTAGAAGTGGTCTAAGTGCCAAGACAGCTCGTGTTTCCCATCCCCGTCGAAATCAAAGTACGGGGCTAAATCCACCGCATGACCGTAGCCGCCCGATTGAGGGAGGTGCTTGCTATTCAGAGTTTGCGAAGCACCGCTCTTAACCAAGCGTTGTTGGCGGGCTAAGGTACGAAGCCCCTCGGTAACGATGAAGGGCATGGTGGTCTTGGTGGCTGCCAGTTCCACTACCTTGATTACGTCAGGGTGTACGCCGCTCAGTTTGGCGAACTTGGTTGAGCCTGAAGTACCGTCTTTGGCAGGGGCAGCGGGGAGGGTAATGCCGAGCAGGGAAGCGGTTTTCGTACCTACTACCCCGTCATCAACCAAGCGTTTTGAACGTTGGAAGGCTTTGACCGCTTCCACTGTCAGTACGCCAAACTCCCCGTCAGGTGTTCCACATTTAAATCCCAGAGCGTTTAACTTTGTTTGCAACTCTTTTACGAGTTCGGACTTTACGCCCTTTTCTAATACCATTTCAATCTCCACAGTGTGCCAGCGTTACGAGGCGTTCTTTCAACGAGGCTGCAATGCGCTTGCGGTTAAAGAGGGCATACATTCCTACCCTAGTTTCCACAATCAGCAGAGTACCTCCGCGAACGCCGTCAAAACGCCAAATCTTACTAAAGAGGCGTTTCTGCCCCTTCCACGACGCAAATACCTTGTCGTCTAACAGTTTAGCCCATTGGAACACATAGGCAGGAATCTCATTGTCCATTGAAGAATCAAAGGTAACGTGAGAGTCTTCATGCAGGTAGTCTTCCAAAAGGGAAACCACCTGACCAGTGCGTTTCAGTTGAGCCTTGTTTCGGTCGAATCCAAGGGCAAAAGGCTTGCCCGCCTTGAGGTAAGCCTTTAATTCAGACAATACCTCTTTGGCGGACATTGCCTCCCCGCCGTCAAGAACTTCCGACAGTACGAGGCGTTTCATGGTTACAGTTTCCCGTGTGCTTTGGCAGTTTCTTGGAAGTTTTTCAGAGCCGTGTTATAACGATTCTGAACCTGCTCCCATGCCACATGGTCTTTCTTAACCATGCTCATTACCACTTCGACGTTTTGCAACGCAGCGATTGCGATACTTACCAAGTCTTCAGTTTTCAGAGACATTATTTGTCCTCCATACCTTTCATATTGTCAACAATGAGGCGGTAAGCCTCATCCAAGGCAGCGCGTTTAACGAATGCGTCGGTGGGTGCTTTGCTAGAGCCACACACCTTTTGCATGGCTTCTGCGCCGATGTTAATCTTGGCAACCTGTTCTTTGCTCAACTTGTCAATGTTGGCAGTAGCGGTGTCCAAGACGGCAGCAACCGCAGTACAGGTAACAGCGTACTTGGTGGATTCCTCTTTGCCGAGGTTCAAGTGGCTGCAAGCTGGCAGGGTCAAAGCCACTGCCAAGGCGACGAGTTTAGACTTCATCCTTCTTTCCTTTCTTTGGTTTACGGGCGTATTTCTCAACCCAGTCGTCAATGGCTGAGTCGTCAATGCGTTGTGGAGGGGCTTCTTGAACGCGCTTTCGTCTGATTTCGTTGGCGGCGTTCTTGAGCTTGGATTTCGCATTGGAAGGGTCAAGCCCCCTAACCCCCTTCCCTTTTCCCCCGTCTATCTTTTCGTTTGCTACTTTAACCATCTCACTTACAGGGATGGGGTCGTTGGCGGAGGCAATCAAAAAGAGACGGCGTGCTAATCGTTTCATATAAGCTCCTTATCAGGCAGCAGGCGCGGCAGCGGGTGTACCGGCCGGCTGAGCAGGTGTTGCTTGAGCACCGTTAGCTGCGGGCGTAGCTTGCTCTCCAGTAGCCGCTGCCGGAGTGTTCGCAGCAGGCGAGGCAGGCGTAGCAGCACCAGCGGTAGCAGCAGGTTCAGCAGCAGGTTCAGGAGGTGCTACGGACAGAGGGACGTTATTCAAGGTAACGCGGTTGCCGTTGCTGTCAACGAGCTGCAGACCCATATCCTTCACGGTATTGGTAATCAGGGTTGCTACGGTGGCAGGGTCTACTGCCAAACCGTTCGCACCCGACACCAAGAGGTTGCCCTTCTTAGGGTCTAACGTAACAGAACCCCCGCTCCCTACCACGGGGGTAAGGTCTACGGAAACTTCCTTACCGCCAGACGTAATGACAAGGGTCTTAGTGGCTGCATTCAAGGACACGGCGGTTACGCCTCCGGCAGTAGCTGCCTTAGACTCTACCTTTCCGCCCTTTACCTCCATAGTAGTACCTAAGTCCTCGACTGCCACCAGTCGGATAACTTTAGGCATTTTCGTCTCCCGGTTGGCTGAGGTCAATCTGTTTCAGTAGGCGGGCAATCAAGCCTACGAAAGAGAAGAACGCAATCACGTAACCGTGGTATTGCTCAGGCACGAAGCTCTTGTAGGCTTCCCAGTGACCCTGAATCAGGGACAGGAGAGCGATTACAGAGAATGCCTGTACCGACCAAATCTTCCACCAGTTGCGAACATTGTCAATCCATTGAACTTGCATTATAAAACTCCTATATGTTTGTTTGAAGTTAGAGGGAGAATCCCCCTCTAACTGTAAATTGACTACCAAGTAACGTTATTTGCGCTCAAGGAAGCCAGTGCAGTGTCGTCTTTAGGCGTATGTCTGAAGACTTTCAGGTCAGTGTACTCTACGTTACCGACTTGGTTGTAGTTGAACGGACCGAAAACAAGGTTTTGGCAGGTAAACGCTCCGTCCACTGCTATCGTATGTACGTCCGCAACCGAATATTGAGTGGTACGTGATACACACGGCTGACCGTCAACGTACACGTTTCGGATTGGGCTAGTCCAAGTCAGAGTAAACTTGGTATTGTCCCCTTGGACGGGGATAGCCAGCACGGAACTCACTCCGTCCAATTCGCCATTCTTCACGGCGTTCATGCTAAAGATGTAAACGAAGCCTGCCCGTGCGTTGCGTTTTATCTTGAAGCGTACTGCTAAGGCAGAGTTGGCTGCCGACGCGTAAAGATTGATTGGTATGTAAGGTGCGACACCTGCGGTATTGCCCTCAATAGCGTCTTGTATAAGAAGCGAAGGGTCTGTTGCTGTTGCACCGTCTTTTACGAGTGCGTACCCTGCTGGGGTAATACGCTCGGAGGCATTGTGCGTAACGTGGTAGGTAAACGACGTATCCCAAAAGCGGTCATCCTTAAAGTCGCCCTTGAAGTTGAATAACACTTCCTGAGCAGTGGTATTAGTAGGTGGGGCTACAATAGAGCGAGGCTCTGGTTCGTCCTCGCTACGTGGGATTGACAATACACGGGTAACTGTATTGGTAGTTCCCTCTACCGTCGTATTCTTTGGAAGGGTCTTCATTAAGGCAGTTACCTTGCCTGTTGCGCGGTTGAACGCGAGGTTGTTTTGGACGAAACAGAACTCCAAGTCGTCCCCGCCCAGCACAGGGTTGGTCTCGATACCGCTACGGCAGGGTCGGTCTGAAGCAAACGGTTTGTCAGTTGGGTCTCCGTCAGGGCGCATATAGAATGGCGTAACGTCAACGCGGTTTCCTGTAACAGTCGCAGCGACCAAGGCTCCGAAGTGCATACCGAACCCATAGTTGCCGCCCGGACCGTTCATAATCTTGTTGTCCGCGATAATGTCCCCGAAAGCCGGACCCCGTCCGTTAATAGCCCCGATAGTGAGGGCAACCGAGTCAGAACGCGGAATCAGGACTACCTCTGCCCCTGTACCTGCCTCGGAAACGATACGGGTAGGAAGCTGCTTGCCGAAGTAGTCCGAACCAGAGGTAACCATTTGGATAGCGGTAATTCCACCGTTTCCGTCCACCTTGGACACGGTAAACTCGCAGTCTCGGGCTTTTCGTGCCGTGGTAATCGGGTAAATCTTGTCGCCTACCCTGTATCCAGTACCAGCTTTGACGATGTTCCCACCCGTGATACGGCGCATTCCGTAGTAGTCTCCGAACGGCAGGGAGAATACGAGCGTATTGTCCTTGATTACGAAGCCACTGTGCCCGTAGTTGTAAATGATTGGACGCGGACCGGTCAGGTAGTTGCCAACGATTTGTACGTCTGCACGGAAGAACCACTTTTCCTTGCCCGGAACGCGACCCAAACGGTCTGCCGGACCGAAACTTCCGTTGTTACAGTGGACTGCACACCATCCGCAATGGAATGTATTGTTCTTAATGTGCAGGACGTATGTTTGGTCTTCGTGGGTCTCTGGCTCAACTCGAGTACCCGCAGCCGTTACCGCCAAGTCCTCTTGGATTACAACGGACACGCCATGTCGACCAGCACGTCCAGTGTTCCACTCGAAGTAGATGTAGTTTCCGCAGTGTGCGTCCATACACTTACGGGCGCAAGTCCCCCAGTGGTTGTTGAATACGTACAAGTAGGAGCAAGGCAGAGAACGACCTGTGTGGAAACCATAGCCGGGGTCGATAGTTACGTCGGACTTGTCTCGGGACTGTGCGACGGAAAAGTCTGGGTGTCCACAGTGGGAGTTTTTACAGTCCAAGCCAGAGATGCGGAGGTTGAAACCACGTGATACACCGATGTAGCCGATGTAGTTGTGGTTGGCAGTACCTCCCAACACAGTCTGGCTTTCAGCCACGCAACCGTGGGCGCGAGCACCGCTTACGTCGCCACGGGCGATGTCCAAACCGTCCCACGTACCGAGTTTACCAAACATGATTGCGTCGCCAAAGAAGCCCGCTACGTCAAAGTGCATGGTTGTAGAGCCAGTATCGCCAGTAATAACGATGGCGTTACCGACAGACCCGTACTTCAGACCGCGCCAAGTACCCCACTTCTCGGATACAGTACCATCCTCTTGGGGGAACTCGTGTCGTGTTCCGTCGGCTGAAATGTAACCGCCAGCAATAATAATCTGACCTTTCTCAGTGGACAAGTCTATCTCTTTTGGCTTAGACGTAACATTCTCGGTACGGCAACAGTTGTTGTCATAGTTGGAGAAGTCATGAATGAAGTTGGCAGTGTTGAAACCGCCCTTGAAGTAGCCCTTGGCTGCGTAGCCAGTGCCGAGCCAAGGCTTGTCCTCTTGCCAGCCGTCGATAGGTGGGAACAAACCTTGTCGACCACCCTTGTATCCGACCATCATGTAAGGAATGGTACGATGTACGCCCCAGCTTTCGATAAAGTGTCCGCCAGAGTTACCAGTAGGAGAACCAAGATAAATGGTACTCATACCGAGTTTCTTAGTCAGGAACAGTGTGCCAGAGAAATCAATGTACAGATTGTGCTTGTCGAGGATAGCCAAGCAGGGCTGTAAACCGTCAACGATTTGAGTACCCTGAGGTACGCCAGCGTAGCGAGAACCGCCACGAGTGATTGAACGGTTGTCTGCACCAAAGATTTCGGGCTTATAGCCGACGTTCTTGTCCAAGACGAAGACAGAGTTAGGGCGGGTACGAACGACGGAGAAGTCTGGCAGGTTGTCCAAGTATTCTTGGATGTCGATGGCGTGGTTGACTGTGCCGTCATACGCAGCCTTCATGTTAGCAGGGTTTTTGTAGTACCCTGTGAGTACGCGGTTTCGCTCCTCTGCGTTCTTGATAGCGTCTTCGAGGTAGAACGTATTTTTCTCGAAGGCTACCGCCCACGCAGAGGCTGCATTAGCCATTGCGCGTTGGCGGGTAGCCTCTGTAACCGCATTCATGACTTCCTGCGATTGGATTTGCTTGTTAAGCTCGGTAGGGACACCTACTGTGCTTACAATGTCGATATTTGTTGTTGCCATTGATTAATCCTTAGTTAGGTTTGGTTAGAAAGAGGCGTTACCATCAATGATGGATTTGACCTTTTCGAGGTAGTCGGGGGCAAAGGCGTAGAGCTGCTTGTAGTATTCAGCTTGGTTCAAGAGGTTGCCGTCGAAGTTCGCTTTAACAACGCGGGCTTTTTCCTGCATTTCCTGTTCGTCTTCTTCGTCGAAAGCCAAGGCGTCAACCACCTGTTCCTCGTCAATGGTAGTCATGTCCTCGTCTTCGGCAGTGATTACGGACAGGGTGTCGTCATCAGAGGCGGCTACTACGAAGCCGTGACGCAGGCAGCCTGCTTTGGCGTCAACGAAGGAAATGTAGTCGCCTGCTTGGGCAGCGGAAGCGATTTCAGACAGCTTGGGAGCGTTGGTTTGGCGAACTTTGGCTGTCTCCAAGACTTTGCCCATGTCTTCCACACCCTCGCGCAACACGAATGTGCCTGCCTCGCCCTTGTGCAAGTTCCAAACGGTGTTGTCCTCGGGGTCGAGCATAATGCCAGCAGTCAGGGGGCGCAATGTCTTGAAGCGCGGGTCGCTTTCCTCAATCATTTGGCGAGAGGCGGTTACGAAGCCAACGTAGGTCGGTTGCTTGCCGTTTGCGACGGGGCGGAAAGAACCGATTACTGGAGCGAACTGTCCTTGCAAGGTCTCGGTAATGGAAGCGTAAACAGCCTCCTGCGAAACATTCGTATTGGACAGGGAAATGACCACGCGGGCTACCTCAGGGGACACCAAGCGGTTGTCGAGTACGCTGGCGAACACGCCGTTCGTGGCACGGTGGAGCGCGGCTTCAACGCGTTTTGATTTGCGATTCATGTAAGTAAACTCCTTAGAGGTTTGTTAGGTAGGCGGAACGCCAAGAGAAGGGATTAAAAGTAAGACTTCCCGCGCCTTGGACGACAGGAGAGGAAGCAATGATTACAGTTCCCATTGCACCAGAGCGCATGGCGGTCGGGTCTACGCTGCCGTCCCCGCCCGTGTTGCCACGTTTGGCGAGTACGGTTTTAAACGCTTTCGCGTCCTCGCGCAACTGCCCTTCCAGTTGGTCTGCGAACTGTTGGTATTTTGCCGCCCTGTCAATGTCCAAGTTAACGGACGCATTGGTGTAACTGAAGTCAGTTTCCACGCTGTTGAGTACCTGTGATTTCAAGAGCCACAAAGCACTATACAGAATCCAAAACTGACGGGTCGAACCAACGGCATTAGTCATTGTGAAATTCGTTGGAGGGGATACTGTGTTAAAGGTACACGCTCCGTTATATAGGGCTGCTGCCAACTGCTCTGGCGTGAAGGTTAGTTCCTGCATAGCCCAATCAGAGCAGTTCTTGTTCACGTAGTCATGAAGCTCCCGCATAGCCAAGTGCATAGAGGGATTGAAGGCGTATAACGGGGCTAGGTGCTGGTCTTCCTCATCCACGTCCCAGAGGACGGCGTAGGGCTGGATGGAGACGGGCATGGCTAAAACGGGAGGAAGGCTGAATGTCAGGGTATTACCTACCACCGTTGCGCTATTCTGCACGTCTTTAAGGACATAGACAGAGTCGTTTCCATTGTAGATTTCAAGGTCTACCTTCCTGCCCTGCAAGGGGGAATAGTCCGTAATCTTGAGTTTGGTCGGTCTCGGCATCATTGCCACGGCTGCCCTTGCCCCATACACTACGTCTTCTTCCTGATACAGCTCCACGCCTTCCTGAAGGGTCAGGTACACGGGATTTCCATTGGAATCAAACACCGACAATTCTACGACAGCAGTAAGCGGAACGCCGTCCGAGCTACCCTGCAAGTAATCGGGGATACGGAGGGTAAAGTCCAACTCGTATGCGCTACTGAAGCTGTCGGCGTAGGCTTGGTTGGTAGGAACTGAAACCTGAGCGTTTGAACCATTCAAGGAAGCAATGAGAGTGCCGTCTTCCTGAAGCAGCTTAACCTGCACCTCGCTTGAAGCAGGGACTACCTGTCGTTTCTGACTGTAAAACGTCTTTCTCAGGAACAGAATATCTCCGGGACTAACCCGACCGAAGTTTGTCTTCATCTATCCCTCCAATCCTAATAGTCTTAGAAAACACTTCTTACACGAAACATGGTCTGCCAGCGTAAAGGCGGATTTGAACCTCCCAGGAACTGTTACCACAGGGAGGGCTGAAACGCCCATCTTGAAACGCCCGTATGGGTCTACCAAGCAGGAAACCGCCAAGCACTTTTCGCTGCCGTCCGCCAGTGTAACCAAGTAATAGCTGACGAATTGGGAAGCCTGTGTCTTCTTAAAGTACCGAGTGGGCTTGACGGACACGGCACGGGCGAGCTGAAACCTGCTAGAAACACCAGCAATCAGACCCTTCTTGACAAAGGAATCAAGTACCTTGTCGGCGTAGTCCAGCGTAAGGGAATAGTAGGCTGGCTGGAACTTTACGCAACAGTCAGCCATCTTGCCCATAGACTTCTCCAAGTTCTTACGGGCATAGGCACGAAGGGAGTCAATCCGCTTCAAGAGAGCCTCGGCAGCGGGAATGCCTGCAAAGTCCCTGCGGATGTTGTTTTCCAACTGCGTCAGGTAGGCTTCCTTCCCGTACAGCTTGTCGACCGTCTCCAAGTGGTTGTTGAAGCGGGCGGGGACGTGGTCGAAGGACGACAGGTAGGCAGGCGTAGCTACCTCCGCGTTGAAGCGGGTAAGGTTTCTGACTAGAATCTTTACCTGCCCGCGCGAGGAGTTCACTAAACGGGTAGCTTCTTTCACGCTAGAGGCGTAGCACGAAGAGACCATGTGGACAATCTTCATCACAGGTCTCCGTGGACTACTACTCGGCAGTCGCTTTTAGCCTCGAACAACAAGGCGGTAAACGGGCTGGTAATGACGTTAATGTCGTCCGAGGAAGGGATTGCCTGCCACTTGGTAAATCCCTTAATGTCTGTCTTTATTGGAGGGTACTCTACTTTGTGAGATACTACCCCGCTGGGGCTTGCATTGTGGACGGTCTCCGCGTAGGACATTGTTACCGTCTTGTTAGAGCCTATCATTCGTCCTTGGATTTGCGACTCAATCATTGACAGGTTTTCAATGGTGTAGGACAGGTCCGCGCTCCCCTTCGTAATCATGAAGGCTACGTTAGAGTAACCGCGCAGGATACGCCCGTTAATGGGTACGAGGACTGTTTCGCCAGCCTCGAGCATTAGCGTCAAGCTGCTTCTGTTTGCAGCAATGAGATTCTTTACCAATGTCGCCATCAGTAACCTCCTTTTCTAGTAACATTTCCAACGCCTCCCTGTATTACGGGCTGTTTGGGCAGCCAGGCGTCAGGGATAAGCAGAGAGTGCGTTGCTTCGTATGGTTCGATTACCCGACATTCCACCGTCTGATGCCAAATCTGCCCGTTAGAGGCATAGACTGGCGTAGAGGACGTAACCATCCAAAGCAGCTTATGGTACACGTCGGCTATCACGTCCTGAGGGTTCAGGCGGGGGATTTCGGGGGAGAGGGAAAATGTGGCTGACGCATACGGATACACCCTGAGCGGGTCAAACGAATTGACTAGGTTAGGTATGTCAGCCATGTCCGCCCTAGAGACTAGGGGCAGCATTATTTCCATGTGAGTAAAATTGAATGGTTCAACCTCGTTACGGCGGAAGTTTACCTTTTGAATCTTGAATTTGTTGCGCCCTGCTTTGACAGAGCCGTTAAATGGCTTCCAAACGCCGTTGTCCTCTATTAGGACTGCCCCGTGTTGAAGCTCAAACCCGTTGAAGACCCGAAGTTTGACGGTGGAATTGGGGATTTGCATGGGGAGGACTACGGAAAAGGTAACGAATGACTCTTGCAAGTCCAAGGACATTTCCTGTGGGTAGCCGTCTGACAGCAGCACGGCGTTAGACTCGGTAATGTCCTCGGCTGAAAGGACTACTCGGGTAGCTTCCAAGCACGAATACCCGCCTACGACCCCTGTTCCGAAACAGAGGGGGCAAGCCCCAGCAGAGTATGCGTCTTCTTGCAGCGAGGTAGGAATGTCCGATTCGTCTTCTTCCATGCCGAACTCGGATTCCACTTCCATGTTGACGGAGCGGGTGGTACGCTGCAAGGTGGCGTCTGGGTTGTAGTCTTCGAGGGAAAAGCGGGAAGCGTCCATGATGGCTTGTAGCTGTTCCTGACTGGCTACTCCGTCATCGTCGTACAGGTCGGCTTGCAAGGGGCTGTTCTTACGGTGGAAAGAGCATTTGCACGGTTTCCCTGCCGTCAACCGCTTATAGATGTAGATTGGAAATCCCTTTGCTTGGATGGCGTGATGGTTTTGCTGTTGGATAATGGGAACAACCGCGTCGATAGTACGGGAAACGCGGTCTGGCAGGTGGGCGTTACGGGAAATGGTACGACCCTTCTTAGGGACAATGAAAGCCATTTTAACCTCCTTTATTGAAAGTGGTTAAATTCTGCTCAAAAAAGAAGGCTGCCCAAATCGGACAGCCTGACAGAAAAGGAATCCCCATTGTGTGTTTGCCACGCGTATTAAATTATGTTTGCTGGATTAGGTCAAAAAGAAGGCTGCCCAAACAACTGAGCAGCCAAGAATTGCAACTTATCCTTACAGAATGTATCCTTTACGGTACACAAACTACTTCAAATCGACCCACCATTGAGTGCCGTCAAAGCGGTGTGAAATTCCGTTCAAGTCGACACCGCGTTCAGACAGTTCCTCCTCGATGGTTTGCGTGGTCAGAACGCGGTAAACATCGGTATGCTTTGTCTCGGGGACAATGAAGGACTGCGGAAGGGCTTGCTTGGCGAGGCTGTCCAGCCAAGACACATGGCGGGGATGAATAACCTTACCGAGGTTCAATTCACGGAACTTTTCCGTAAACTCGGCGGTAGGGCGAACCCATACCTCGCCTGTTTCCAAGGATTCGTACACTACGACGGGGCAGCCGTCGGCTTCCATGCGGGCGGTTTGCTTGATTCGGTACAGACCGCCTGTCTTAATGTGTTCGTAAACGTGCTTCTCGATTATATACACTTGTAGTCTCCGTGCAAGTAAATGTTTCTGACAAGGTTTTCCGCGAGCAGGCAAAGGTTTGGCTGCCTACGGTTACCTCTAACGATTCTGAGGTGTCTATGCCGAGGTCGTCGCTATACTTTGCTGCAAAACCGATAGCAGTCAGCATGGACACAAGGAATAATAACGGGCTATTCATTTGATTGACCTAAGAAAGAAAAACACTCCAAATACCGTTCAATAGTCTCGGTAGTAGCTTCCATCATGTTTAACCGCCCAAAGTGTTGCGGGAATACCTGTTCGACCATTGAAACGAAGAGTGCGCGTGGGTTTGGGTCTATGTTTCGGCTCAGGAGGATGTCCCGTTCTGCCAACACTTCGTCCTCGGTTTCCAAGGACAGGGAAGCCAGCACGGTATTTCCGAGCGAGTAAGTGCTTCCCTTGCCTTTTGTCGGGATAGTTACCCTAAGATAGACCGCATAGTCGTCCACCTTGTAGGCGTCGACCAGTTCGATTGCCTGATAAACCTTGTCATGTGGCGAGGTAGGGCAACACGGCTTATCACTGGGAAAGTTCCTCAGGGTAAGCCGAGGAAGCGTGTTTAACAGGTGCTTAACGGCGAGCTTCCGTTCCGCCTTGAACCACGTGCGGGCAATGGAAGTTTGAGTATCTTCGTTTCGGCTGAAACCGCCCTTTCTAATCTTCGAGTAAAGGCGTTTCAGCTTCAACTTAGCTTTATTCTTCGACATTTTATATTCCTATCCAATAATAACGGGGAACTTATGCGTAACCGCGTACTCGAGGGCTGATTCAATATCGCAAATCTTGAGTTGTACGCTGCTATTTGTTCCTTCGCATTGCAAATAAACGTCGAAGGCATCGAAGCTCCGCTGGATTCTGAGATATGACTGCCCCTTTTCCAAGACAGTCTCGGTTACTTTGAACGCCATGCTTATTCCTTTGGTTGGGTGTAGTAGGGAGTAAAAGGCGTGATACCTGATAAGTACGTGTTAATCACGCCTTCAAAGTAGGCGGGGAGTTTTTCCACGTTTTCGACCATTCCGCCCGCCTGCAAGATTGCCGACGCTAGGATTAGTTTAGCCGTTTGATGGCTGTCGGTAACGTTTAACGTAACAGTCCCCATCATTAACTCGCCCGATAGAACCTGAACGCGCAACGTAGGAAGGTCGAAAGTTCGGACTAAGCAGGACGGAACACAGTCGATTGGGATACTAACCCTCAATAAAACGGGCTTTCTATGGATATAGATTTTATGTTCCAGCCAAAGCTCCTTGCCAACTGGGAAGCCACGGCTGGCAAGTTCCGACCCGCGTTTCACGTTGACAATGGTGTACTTATCCAAGGATTCCATAATCTTATCCGTTGTTATTTTTCGTTGCAAACGGAATCGGGCAGCCCCGAGTTTGTTGAACCGACGGATGTTTTCGTGGTCGGATTTTGACAATGAGTAGGGCGTCAATTGGTCGGGCAAATCGTCTTTAATACGGTCGATTTCCTTGCTATACTGACTAACCTCGTTGTATTGTGCCATTTCTTGTACGTTCATGGGAGTACCTTTCTAATGTTTGGTGGTAGCCCGCCGTTTCCGACGGGCGTTGTTATTACAAAACTCGGCGTTTGCGGTTAATTAGGCGGTTAATATCGCCGTTGCTTCTATATCTTTTACCGTTTTCATTTTTCTGAGACTTTTTCGGGGAGCTTCTAGCCTGTTTATGAAGTTTAGAGTAGAACTCGAGGTCTTCTTCGTCTTCTTCGTATTCTTCGAGGTCTTCCATTTCAGATACGGAGCTTTTCATATCCGCTTCCGTTACGCGCTTGTCGTATTCTGACTCGAGTGGCTGAACTTTACCCGTACTGGGGAGTTCCTTATCTTCAGGTTCTTCGACGTTTATTTGTTCAACGCGCGAAAAACAGGATACATAGTCGTCGACCAGCTTCAAGGCTTCTAATGGATACAAAGGGGTATCTAGGTCGGCGAAGAGAATCAGATTCAGTTTGGTGTTTTCTAACGCGCGTTCGCCGAACAGGGTAAGAAGCGAGCGGTATTCGTCAATCAAACGGAGGCTAACTTCCTGTATCAATTCTTTACCGCTGAATAAACGGGCGATAAAGATAGTAGAATCCCATTCAAAGGAAGTGTTACCGCTACCCGCCAACGGGAAGACAAGTTCTAGGGTGGCGCGCTTGTTACGAATCTTTCCGAGGTCGTATGTAACCTCGGCTGTTTGGGTAATGGCTTCGTCCATATTGCCGACGTATATTGGGTTATACCAGAGGTTTTCCACCTGATAGCCAGCGAGCTTGTTAAGGACGGTCAATTTTGCTAGTTCCCGTTCCAAGCGGAAACGTTTTAACACGTTCTTCGTAGTAGAATCGTGTGGCTCGTAGGCGATGTAATGCCCCTTCTTCAGTTCCACGAGTGACTCGTAATCTTGGACAAACAAGCGTTTCAGCTTCTTGTTTACGGATTTCAGCTTTTTATTCAGTTTTTCGACACTTGATTTCATGATATTTGAGCCTTTCAAAAGTCCAGGTGCAAAAAGCGTTCATACATATTAGCGGTGATTACTTCACGCGAAGCGCGCCCCTCGATATCGTCCTTCAGGCGGTTTCTTAGGCACGCCCCAAAGTCGTACAGGAAAGAAGCGATTTTCGAGCATTCTTTACGGTTGATACTACCTGTAATGCGTTGCACGAGGTTTACAATATCTTCAGGGTTGCGCTCGATTGTGTAGAACGAAGCCATTTCATTCACGCCTTCCTCGCCGACGCAAAAGTGGAATGCTACTTTGCCGTAGGAGAGTGCATATTTGAATGCGTACCCTTTGAAGGCAGGATGTCCGACGATTCTTATGCCTACATTCAGGTCGTTGCCTTCACGGTTTTCATACAAGATATTAATATCCATTTTATATGCCTTTCAATTATGCAAAAATAGTTTCAAACAGAGCGACCATTTCTTGTGGGACTGGGATTCCGTACTGTTCGCAGATATTGTTCAACTCTGCGGTTGCGGTGTGTGGAAAAACTTGTACACGGTTTGCCGGACCGTTATCTCCTTCCAATGATAACCAAAACTCGCGCATTTCGACCCATGTTTCTGTTGCTAACAGTTCAGCGTCGCCAAAAGAGAAGTTATAGAGACTTGTTGTATTTGGGATACCCTTTCCTGTTCCGTCGTAAGTACGTGTAGTAACAAGGGCAACGTTATAATCTTCTGAGTACATTAGGTTAGCAGCAGGGCATAAGCCGACTGATTCTGCGACGTTGAATAAATCCTTTACTTTCATTTTAATACCTTTCAAGAGGTGGTTTAAGGTCTTCGGCGTTTCGTTTCCGCCTTTCATGCTTCGCATTGTACGCTCCCCAGCGGGGAATGCAATAGCTAAAAGTGTAAGATTGTGTAAACTACTAATTAACCTTTCTTTACCTTTCTACCTATTTACACGGTAAGCTCTCTTATATACAATGTGAAACATGAAAGCAGTAATCGTTCTTTAACAGCCTTATTAATCCTCGTGAAAGGAAAAACCATGAATCACATTGATTCCGTATCCAAAGCCCTCGAAGCCGCCGACCGCGTTAATATATCCGTAATACGCGATATGCACGACTATTATATAGATACGCCGTCGGAACAGGAAGGACGAAACGTTACTATCGCATTCTGTACGAAGGAAGGCGCAGAGAGGGGCGTGGACATTTGCCTGTTTGACGAGCGCGACGAAGTTTCGGCGTTCAAGGCAAATGGATTCAAGGCAGCCATTTCAGAGTACACCCGCCTGTGCAAACAGGAAGGCGTTACGGCGGACTTGATGGCGGGATACGTCCTCGACGTGTACTTTGCAGCCTTGGAAGACAGACAGTCCTTCATTGATAACATCCTCGGAGAGTCATTCATTGACAGCCTTCTCGGATAAGAAAAAGCCCCTAGTTCTTTTCGAGCTAGGGGCTTTTTAGTCTGCGCGTGAAGCGTGTGGGTATCAGGGCAGATTAACTGAGGTAGGAAGTGTCGAACTTGAACGTAACGTTGAACTCCACAGGGGCGGAAGAAGAACCGTCCATAGAAGCCTCGCCAAGTTCGCTTACAAAGAAGCCGTCGAGGTTGACCGTTCTGATTACCTTGTTAGTGTCATCGAGAAGCAACATTTGGGCGCGGGTCGCGTATGCTGATTTATAGTTACCAGTACCATCACGGTGGTTACGACCCAAGTCCAGCCAGTTACGGAACATATTGTACACGTACAGGTCGCGGGTTTCAAAGAAGGTAGCCGAGAAGGACTGCCCGTACATTTGCCGACCCATGTACTGAAGGTCGATACCGTGCGACGTAACCACTACTTCCTCGGTTGACAGACCTGGGATTGAAGCGGTTTTGCACTGGTATTGGAAGCGTCTGCCGTCCCCGCCTCCGGGAACGTTTGGGACTACCAGAGTCCACTTGTATTGAAGCAGGGGGTCTGGCAGCCCACGCAGGTCATTAATGGTTGGGATTGTAGCCATTGTTTACTCCGTGGTTTAGCCTACGAACGTACCGACTAATTCGGTAAAGTCCGCAGATTTCTTGGTAAGGATGGAATTGAGGTAGATTTGGTCTACTGGGTAGTTTGGAACGATGAAGACTTCCACGTTCAACTTACCACTCATTTCCGAGTTTTCGCTATTGTTTCGGCTGTCGCTAACGACGAGGAAGCGGGAAATACCGCGTCTGTCCTGAATGCTTTGCAGGTATTCAGTCAGCCCCGAAACGATTTGACGGCGCAAGAAGTCGTCGTTGATTTCGTGGACAGAGTACCAAGCGTACTTGGTCATCGCAATGCGAAGCTCGTCCATCATTAAGCGGATGGAAATCCAAGACAGGGCGGTCTGCTTGGCTTGCAGGGTAATCTGCTCGAACAGGCACAAGCCTTGACCAGTAAAGTTCCGCACATAGTTTACCTGAGCAGCCTTCAGAATCTCACGCTCTCCGCTGTCGTATTGATGACGAACGCCCAATACGTTCAGTTGACCGCGGTTCAAGCCAGCCATCGGATACCAAACGGCAAACTGGCCGGCAGTCTTGGCAGCGAGGGCAGCCATGTGTCCGCTAGGTGGAACGTAAATCTTCCGACCTTGATACACGTCGTCAATATACAGGTCTTGGGCGAACAATGCAGCGCGGTTTGTATTGGCGTTCAAGGCAGAGCGGCGGTAGTCGGCAGCGTCTTGGGCGCGTTGGCGGTTGCTCGGGACGTCGAGGAATGCAATACAGTCTTGGCGTTTCTCGGCAATCTCAATCATTTTGCGCTGTACGCTAGGGGTCGCATACCCGCCGTTAATCAGGATACGCACGGTAACGCGTTCCTCGTCGCCAAACAGCTCCCAACCGTTGATAAGGTCGCGGTCGAGTACGGCTGCCCCGCTGTCCCCTACGCTAGGCGTGGTTCGAGCGATTGGCTTAATCAGCGGTTTGGTCGCCAAGTTTGCCACGTTGGACAGGAAGCGGAACTCCGAATTGGACGTATTGATTACGTCATCAATGCGGGTTTGCTGACCCAAGCCGTCCACGTTGTCGGACAGGGTAACGGTGTACTCTGACAGCGGGACTGATTCAGACACCGTATTGTCATACATGGATACGGTAAACAGGTCTGTCGGTTCGATTGTCGGGCGGGAAGGTGCGAGGCTGTCTGCCACTTCCTCGTGTGTTCCTGTGTCGAGATAGTCGTTGCCGTTCACAATGGACAGCAGGGTCAACGGTTCGCCAGCGCGGGCGCGGGTACGACCATACACCTTGTAACCAGTAGCTCCAGGGACTGCCTTCCAAGCGAGTTGGATAGAACCGTCATGGCTGGTAGTGGTAGCGGTTACGACCTTGGTAGCAGCGGTCTCGCCCGCGCTGTTTACGGCTGAAACGGCGTAGTAGTAGGTCTCAGCCTTCAATACACCGCCGCCTGTCAGAGGAGTGGCTACGAGGCTGCCGTCTTCAACAGGGTCGATGTTGGTGGAACTGATACGGATGGACAGGTCTTGGCTGTACGAACCTTGCCCCTTCGGATAGAAGAGTCCGAGGTTTACACCGCCTGTCAACTGCGAGTTATCGCGGGTGTCGTAGTAGTCTTCAGAAAAGAAGTCGAATGACTTGGGGTCTTTCAGGGACACTACGCGACCGTTCCGCAACTGCCCTACTGGAACTAACTCTGGGGCGTGGTTGCTGGATTTCTGACGCAGCAAGAGGCAGCCGTAGGTAGCACCCGCCCCGACCACGCGGTTGACGTGAAGCAGGTTGCCCTGTTCCAAGTAGGCGAGGGCGCAATACGGGGCGAAGGAAATGCGGGCGTCGGGTGCGCCGTACTCGTCAATAAACTTACGCGAGGTGGTAGCCGTAAAGATTTCGTTCGAGCGACCTCGCTTGGACACGATGACGATACCAGCAGGCAGGTTGTTGTCGGCACTTACTACCTGCGTAAGGTCGAACTCGCGGTAAAATACACCTGATTGTCTCATTCTTTATTCCCCTTCTTGGCATCGGGTTGGAGAGCGACAGGCTCATAGTCGGTAACGTGCAACTGCTTCATTTCCCGTTGAAGAGAAAATCCGTCAGGGAGTTCTACCCGCCCGTGAGGTTGGATAGTGATAGTCTCCAGATTGCCCGCTTCCCCAATCAACGGAACGGTCAGCGACATATCCGTCTTATTGTATAGCTTCATGGTAAGCTCCTATGGTTTAGGTTTAAGGGTCTTTTCCAACATCTCGTTAAGCTCCCCTACTGTGAGGGAGGATACAAGACGGGCGTTAGGGTCGGCTTGTTTCCCTGTGCCTTGGCGCATGGTTGTGGAGGCGTTCTGAGTGCTGCACCCTACCAAGGTTAGCGTAACTGGGGTCGTCCCCTGATTCGTCAGCATTACCGATTGGATAGGATGGGTCAACACGCAAAAGCCCTTCACGTCCATTGTCAGGGTGTCGTACTCGCGTACGCCTGAAACTTCCTTGTACGTCAGGCACAGGGCTTGCAGCTTTAAGTCCCCGCTGGTGCGGAGGATAAGCATATTGAAATTGTTGTTCAAGGTGTAGGACTGACCCGCGTTCAGAGGGATTTGGAGGTCAACCATTGACGTGCCGTCACCACCTACCCGAAACTTGTGGATTGGGGTAGAAGTGCGGGGTTGCGAGTACGCCTTGTTTACGTTGATGTCGAGGACTAATTGTGTCGTATCGTCCATGTTTTACTTCCTTTTGAGAGTGAATGCAAGATTGATTTGGGAATTGTCCTTGCCTTCCGTCAGGGCTTCGTACCGCTGCCTAACGTCCCTGATTACCCCGCTGTGGGAGGCAGTGGACACGCGCGTGTCGGAGCGGCTGTTTTCCACCATAGGGACAGAGACTACGTTAGCCTCGTATTCCCCTGACAGGTATCCGTTCACGGTAAACGAGGCGGTTACTTCATAATGGGCAGCCTCCTCAACCGTCATTTCCTTCTTCGGCATGGACACGGAACGGTCTGGAAGGACTTGCAGGGCTACCTTCACTCCGTCAAAGTTCACGGTAAACGACAGCGAGCCGTCCAAAGAGCTACGAAGCCACTGTGAAACGAAATCTAGGGCGGAAGTGTGGCTATTGTGCAGGACGGTAAGCTCGAAAGAGAAGGTGGTCGGGATAAGCGGAATGTTTGCCACGTTTCGACCGTCCTTGGAAGTCGAGGTATATACGCCCTGTATTTGGGCGGGGATAACGGGGAGGATGTCGGACAGGGCGACCTGATTCATTGCAAAGCAAAAGATTGGGTATCGGAGTGCCTCGCCCTTTTGCTGCTGAAGCTCAGACAGCGTGTGCCGATAATCGGATACGGGAGTGTATATTGGGTCTGAAGGCAGCTTAAACGCCTTCTTGAACTGCGAGCTTAGACCCTTCAGCATAATCTGTTCAATGGAATTGGACATTTGCTTTCCTATGTATATAAGGTTATAAGGTATTAAAAGATAGAAGTGTAAAGAATTGTAAATGGTGTTGCACGGCGAAAAAAAAATGTTTAACCTACAATGCGAAGCATGAAAGGCGGAAACGAAACGCCGAAACACTAAACCGAATCAAATTAATCCTCGTGAAAGGTATTAAAAATGTACTTACTGAAAGTTAAAGATTTCCTCAAAACAGCAGAGTCTGTCGGCTTGCAGCCTTGTAACCTGCTATTCTCGGATTATAAGAACTTCGCCATCGTTTCTTCTCAGGTTTATGATGGAAGTAGACGAAATTCCCAACATACTAAATGTAAATATGTAGTTAACCTCGGAAACGCTGAATTGAAACCTACCCAAACAGAAGCGCGTATGTACGAATACTGGCTGTCAGTCAATAGCGAAGACGGTCCGGAAGAATGCTTGGAACTCTGCCCAGGCAGCGGTATCTCGCAACTGAATAAACTCTGTGAAAAGTACGGAATCCCTGTTCCACAAGAAATGGTCGCCATGATTCAAGCCCTCGGCATTCGTAATTGAAAGGTAGAAAAATGAAGTTCCAACACGAATTAACAAACACTTTAGGTCGCCTGTTTAAATCCTGTCAGTTTGGCAAGGTAGAAACCAAACCAAACGGCGAAAACTTGGAAGGAAACGCCATTATCTTCACGGCAACGCACGGCGTCGATGTGCTGTCCATTCAGGTTTACTTTGATTTGGTCGAAGACAAGCCGTATTGCAAAATCTTGGTCGAAGATGTTAAAGGCGGACTCGCCAAAGAAGCATTAACGGCGTTAAACGCCAAGGCGGGTAAAAACGACTGTTTACTCGATGAACTGGTGTTCAGAAATACCGAATACGATTTCCAATTAGGCGGGGAAGAAGGCTCGCAGGTATTCTTGGAAATGCTCGAAGATTTAGTTTCCCTTCATGCAAGGAAAAGAAATTCTGAACACTATACGCCCGTTTATGCTGAAAAGCTCGAAAATGCGTATGCTTCCATCTACGAAAAGCTCGAAAAATTCCTGTAATTAAGATGGGGCGGGAAAGTTCCCGCCCGCTGAAAGGCGTATAAAATGAAAGTAAAAGATTTTGTAGAATCCGCAAAAGTCCTCGGTTTGGAAACAGCTTCGTTCGTGTGGAAAAACCACGACAACTCGGCGATTGTTTCTACCCGCATACAGGAAGTCGATGAAGGCTGGAACGTTCCAAACATTGAACACGTGTACAGCTTTACACTCGGAAATGCCGATTTACGGCTGTCAAACTCGGAAGCGGAAATGCACGATTATTGGCTGTCCCTCGAAGGCGATTGCGGAAACGTCGAATGCGTGAAAATCCTGCCTGAAAACGCCGTTCAAACGCTGGCAACAATGTGCGAAAAATACGACCTCCCTATCCCAACAGAACTCGTAGCCATGCTCGAAACTATTTACGCATAAAAGGCGGTGTAAAATGATTATTTATAATGATTTAAATGCCCTCGCTTGGATTCGTTGGCGCATGGAAGAAACTCTATCAGATTGTGAATACGATGGTTTCACAATCGAAAAAGGCAGCGATTCCGCCGTTATAAAGCTGAATGGCTACCACGTTTCGGGCGGAAAGCTCGCAATCGAAGTAAACTACAAGGACGGCGAAGAACACTCTGGATTTATTGCCGTTCGGGATGTAGAAGGGTCGGTTGCAGCGGAAATGGTTAAAGAAGCGAACTCGCTTGCCAAGGAAGGCAGCGAAACGGTCGAAGAATTAAAGTTCGATATTAAAGCATTCAGCGAAGATTTCGAGTCGGAAGATACGTTCATGGAAGAATGTCATGATTTAAGTTATATGGTAATTGATAGCTACCGCGTCGGCGAAATGGACGAAGAAGCCGTCGAAAAGCTGAAAGAACAAATCGAGTCGGGCTTTGAACATATTATAAACTTCTTTTAAACCTCGTGAAAGGTAAGAAAATGGAACTTGTTACGATTAGAACCAGCTTAGATAAGACTCAGAAAACGGCGAAAATAAATGGACTCGAAACGCCTACCTTCTTTGTCGTTCGCCGTATGGCTACGGAAACGAACGGCAAAACGAACTACCAAGTTACACTCGAGAAAAAAGGCGTTTCCGCGTGGACAATCTACGAAGAAGGGTCGGAAGTGGTGGAAAACTTTGCAAACCTCGTATTTCCGGATAACGCGAAGAAGGCAAAGGAACTCGAGAACGCCCTGAAAGCCTATGTTAAAGCTACTATCGAAACCTTGAAAGGTGTATAAAATGGACAAATTAACATTATTCCGCCCTACCGTCGGCGAAAACTATTCTTTCAACCCTCAGGAAATGCGGGAAACCATCTTGGAAACAGTCTCGTGGCTGGTTAGTAGAAAACTTCGATACCAACCCTCGGGGTGTGGCGGGCATTGCTTCACGTCGGATGTGGGCGTGGTTACATTCGATGGTGTTCCTACGAACAACGTCGGCACGTTAGGGTCGTTTTCATACGCGTTCTACTTTCCCGAAAGCGAAAACGCCGCTTTACACGGCTCGGAATTGCCCGATGGTAAGAAAACCGCGTACTTAGGTCGAATGCACTTGATGGCGTTCCACATTGAAAAGATTAACTATCTTCTCGCCGTCGCCTGCAAGAATGCGGGCATTGAAAAGATTGTAATAAGCTAAAGGGAAACGGGTATATACCCGTTTCCATCTGAAAAGGATTGTCCCATGATTATTAAAGAAAAGACTCCCGTAATGCCGCCGTTCGGTCGGGATTACAAGGCGAAGATATTGCGAAAAGTGGTCGAAAACTACGAACGAACGCGCGTCGAACTGGTTTCAGCCATTGAAAAGGTTTTGGAAAACGACCTTAGTTCCCGCGAGTTCTGCCAAAAAGGTAAATACCTAAACAAGGTTAAGCCGTTCCGCTCAACTATCGGACGCAAACTCCCGCCGTTGCCAAACGGGGATTGGGTCGAAAAGGAAGCAATCTTCTGTTTCCCGCAATGGAAAGGCGAGGTTTTGATACGAATCCCGATTGAAGGCGATATAACGTCGTCGAAATACCCTCACGCTCAAACTGTCTTTGCGGTCGAATCCTACCGAAGAGGCATTCTTCAACGGCAGCAACTGGAGTCTCTGGGCAATTCCAATATGTACGGCGACGCTGGCGTTTACTTGGTAGCAAAATCAGCCCTAGAAGAGGCTGATTACGACGGAAGCAAAATGGAAGCAGAAAAGATTGAACCTGCCCGCCCGTTCCTTACCTTATTAGGCATGATTTCATGTGCCTTTCGTTACACATACGAGGAGTAAAACCATGAATAAAGAAGCAATCGCACAAGCTCGAAAAGACGCTCCCTGTAACCCGTGGTTTTACGAGCCGTACAGGGTATCTCGGATGGCATTGTTCCTGTCGGAACGCGCAGAGGCGGTCAAAATGCTGAAACGCGAACTGAAGGAAGGGTCGTTGCCCGAATGTTTGGGGAGTAGTAAGGATATTATCTTCAATGAGTACACGGCGGAAAATAACCCTAGAATAGGAATCCGTCAGTGGGTAACGAATGAATTAGCCGTTACTGTCCCGCTGAAAAAGGACGGTTTTCATTCCCTTGTTTTGCGCTTTCCGACGGAAGGTAATCCAGCCGACCAAGTTTACCCGCAAACAGATACCATCTTGGTCAGGGTGGAAGTGTACGGCAAGGTTGGTGGCGAAGCGTTGCCTATTCCCTGCTTTGCAAAAGAAGTAAGATTGGAAGGCTTCCACTGCGGGAGCGCGGAGGAAATAGGAGACGCTATTAACTATGTTTTTGGTCAACCCTACAACATTAAAGCTGTTGAAAAGTATGTCGACCGCTTGGACAAGGAGATTTAAATGGTTATCGAGAAGAAGTTAAACAAGGTAAATAAAAAGATTAACGTTCTTGCTGCCGACGTTAGTCTAAAGCATTGTGAAACAGCAGACGACGCTCGTAAACGTCGGAAACTGGAACGCAAACGCTTCAAGCTGGAACGAAAACTCGCGGTTACAAACTTATACGCCCTAGCTATTGGCTATAACGCGGAGTTTTTCCAAATCAACTCCGCGTTTGACCAAACACTCGACGAGTTCGGCAACGAGCAAGTAGCGGTGCGAGTGACCCACCCAGTGTCCAAGCGTGAACTCCACGTGGTAGTCTTTACCAAGGGTAACATGAATGCCAAGGTCGACTCGGTAGAATCTGACTTAGTTATGGGGTCAAACGTTTTAGTACGGGTGTCCATTACAGACAAGGGTCGGCTGGTTCATAATCGGTCGGTACTGCTTCAAGATAAGAAGGTGTACATAGACGAACTATTGTTGAGCAGTAACCCGTTGCTTTGGGACGTTTATTCCCTTCCAGAGGAGGACAGGAAGGCATTTGAAGCCGTCAAAGCTGCACTAACATCCTACCTCGAAGCCATTACGCCATGTACGGTACGCGGCTTGAGAGACGAGGACGACGATGAATAAGAGTCGTTTGCAAAAGATACACGCGGCAGTCAGGGGCATTCGTCGTTCCCTGCTGCTCGCAAGGGACGATACGCCTGCACCTAGCAAGGCAAGGTCGCACATTAACGCTGCCATTGTCAAACTCGGCAGAATAACCGCTATCCTAAAAGAACAAGGGATAGACTTACCAGAGGATACTACAAATGACAAGAAGCATTAAACAGTTAAAGAATGATTTACTCGATTTCATGTTCGAGAAGGCAGCCTACTCTACGGTTGTATGGGGAACGTGTTACGACTACCGCAAAGTAGAGCAATGGTGCGAACGCTTCCGAGCAGAAGGATTGCCCGTTCGTGCCTACTACGAGAAGGGAAACGCCAGCTTCCCTACCCACTCGTACCGCTTGGAACTTGAGGGTAGGTATCCGCCGTCGGCAGTGAAGCGTGTGTTCAAGATTATCGAGGAAGAACGCTCTAAGTAACTGTAAAAGCCGAAAAGCCCTATAAACTGGGTCAACGTTTAACCTAACCAAGAAAGGTAATACTATGAAAAAATCCATCATTGCGGTACTCGCGGCTACCCTGTCCTTCACTGCCTTCGCAGAGGATGGCGTAAGTGCCGTTCGACAAGGTAACTACTCTGTTGCGACTGGTAAAGGCTCTGTGGCAGTGGGTATGCACGCTGAGGCAAACGCAAACTTGGCAACAGCTACCGGACCCCACGCTAAAGCAGACGGCGTAACCTCGCAGGCATTCGGCAGCGAAGCATACGCCAAAGGGTACTCTACAACAGCCATCGGCAAGGGTACATTGGCAGAGGGCAGCGCGTCAACCGCCGTTGGCGCACACGCTACCTCTATCGGTAACAGCTCTGTGGCAATGGGTTTACACGCCAAATCTGAAGGAGGTCAGTCAACCGCCGTTGGTCAGTCTTCCTTGGCACAGGGTGACCAATCGACAGCAATCGGCAGCGGGGCAATTACCAAAGCCCGCTTCTCTACTGCCTTGGGTACGAACGCCAAAGCCAACAACTACCTCGACGTGGCAGTCGGCAGCGGTTCTGAAACCGAGAAAGCCGTTGGTACTGTGTCATCGGACATTGACGGCGTAACCTACGGAAACTATGCGGGACACCGACCTACTTCTACCGTTTCAGTAGGCAAAGAGGGGTTCGAGCGAACCATTACCAATGTGGCAGCAGGGCGCATTACGTCTGAGAGTACCGACGCAGTAAACGGCAGCCAGCTCTTCGCCGTAGCCAAGAAGGTAAACGCCAATTCCGACGCCATTGCCGAGAACGCCAACAGCATCTACTCCAATAGCCAAAGTATCGGCGACCTGTGGAAAGTTAGCCAAGCACATTCCTCTTGGAACGAAGCTCAGGACGACAGTATCAGTATCCTGAATCAGCGTATCGACAACCTAAATGAATTGATTGCCGGTGTGAACGGTGACCAAGCCAAAATCCGCCAAGAATTGCACGATTCCCGCCGCGAGGCACGTGCAGGCGTGGCTGGTGCGCTGGCAGTGGCAAGCCTCATGCAGCCATACGAAGCTGGTCAGTCAGCCGTTTCAGTCGGCGCGGGAACGTTCCGCAACGAGGGTGCAGTTGCCTTGGGTGCTTCTCACATTACCTCTGGCTGTAAGTGGGGGTTCAAGGGAGGCGTGTTCGCAGACACCCGCAAACATTGGGGGGCCGGTGTAGCTGCTTCCTACTTCTTCGGAGGTGTGAAACGCGTTGCCCCTTCCCCTGTTGTAATCAAGGAAGTGGTGCGCGAGGTGGTAGTACGCGAGGTTCAAGAAGCCCCGAAAGCTGCTAAAATCCGTCAATAACGACAGTCAATAACGACAGTCAGTAATTAGACGTTTATTCGAGCGGGTTGGAAACAGCCCGTTCCTGTAAACCTCTAGCAAGAAAGGACATAAATGGACAAGGAATACGCAAAAGGACTCGCTGTTTTGGCTGTCATTTCAATCGGAATCGTGATATTAATCATGCTCGTGGTGCATTTGCGCCTGAGAGGTGTGTTTTAAGGAACGGTCATGATAAACTGGATTAAGGAAGTGTTTGAAGGCTGGACGAAGACTGACGTTATCCGTGTAGTGTTCCTCGTGATAGCCTTCTTTGCCTTCATCTTTGCATTGGCAACCTCTGAAAGCAATGAACGGAAACGCCGTTTGACCCCGAAGGCAGTAACTGTCAAGGACGAGGACGGCAAGGAGTACAAGTGCTTTGTCTCGGAGGTATCCATGCAATGCGACTTCACACAGGAGGGCAAGTAATGCTGCCTTGGAAATATGTAAAGGAAACCATATTTGAAGCGGTGGTAATAGTTGGTCTTTGCCTAGGGGCAGCGTTCTTGATTGACTATTTAGGCAAGAAGTACCATAACCACCCATGCGGAGACACAGCAATTCAAACAGTTAAGGAGGTAAAAGATGGAAGGTCATCCACACGCTAGTCTAATGGCGGAATACGCCGAGGACGCAAAGACACTGCGTCAGCCTTGGTTACGATGGGCGCACCGCACGGATAACTCGTTGCGGTGGCATAAGATGGGCGAAATGCCCCTATGGAACACGGACACTCGGTACAGACGACTGGTTAAGGTGGGAAACATAGGCGGTCGTTCAGTACCGCTGCCCATTACGGAAGGCGTAGAGCTGCCTCAGGGGAAATACTACGTGATTACCCTGTCAGAGAAGGGCTTTGGCAAACAGGCATATGATTACAAGGGCGACATTGATTCTGAAACGGGTGGAATAGTCCAATCCGCCCGCGACCGTGGCGTCCTCTTTACGTGCATAGAAGACGCTGATACGTTTATTGCAGAAGTGCAGGCACTAATTAGGAGTGGAAATGCTGAATAAGGTTCACTTGATTGGTCGGTTAGGACGCGACCCTGAATTGCGATACACTCCCAAGGACAATATGGCGGTCTGCACCTTTTCCTTGGCGACAAATGAAAAGTGGAAGGACAAGTCAGGCAAGTGGCAAGAACGCGTAGAGTGGCATAACATCGTTATCTACCGTCAGGTGGCGGAGTATGCTGGAAAGAACTTCAAGAAGGGGGACAGCGTGTTCCTCGAAGGGAAGATTCAGAGCCGTAAGTACAAGGCTAAGGACGGTCTGGAAAGGACTGTATATGAAATAGTGTGCCATGACGCGCGTAAGCTGGGAATGAATGCCCCAGAGACCGTAAGCGCATTGCCCACTGATTACGATGACGACGTACCCTTCTAAACAGAAAAGCCCTGCAATCCATTAGGAGAGCAGGGCTTTTTATTAAGTTCTACTATTGAGGATTTCTTCATACGCTTCACCAGCCGCCTTAGCGACCCGTTTAGCGTTAGTTTGACTAACCCCACTTCCAGAGTCGTAAGCAAGCCAGTCTGCTACGCTAAGCGTGAAGGCTCTGGGTCCGACATCCAGTACATTTACCGCGATATGGCTCAATACAGAGTTATCGGTAGCTACTTTACCTTCATGCAACCTGATTAAGAGCGTGTGGGCGGGTGCAATCTATGGAACGTCATTACTGCCATTCGCTCGATACAACGGAGCGATAGACATGGTAAAGAACGCACCGACTGGCATCACACAGAAGCCATTGTACTCTTTGAAAGAGTGTCTCAAAAGACTTCCAGTATATCTCCCCACTTTTTCAACGGCGAGGCTAACTGTTTTAAACGTGCGATTACTTCATGATATTTCCTTCTAGGTGGAGGACAGCTAGTACCTCTTATGTGTACTCGGCTGTCTGGTAGGTTAAGTCGAACAGATTAGGACTCGTACATTAACAGAGTTGCGAACAGCATGGCTGCCTTATATACCTCTCTACCATTATTACCTAGTTCTCTTACAAGACTTTGGAGAGCAGACGGCAGGAGCGAGGGGAACTTAGGAATATTAACGGACACCCGTTGATAACCGTCACTCCCCCTGTTTACCTCTACACAGGCTTCCTGTTCCACTACGGAGAAATAAACATTTACGCCATTAATAGTAGCGGAAATAATCTTTCCTTTGACGGCTTTTACTGGGTAGTACGCCTTCATTACCTTGAGAACGTTCTTGTTGATTGGACTCATATCTTCAAGGGAAAGCTCGGTCTGTGCTTTACTGTCTCTGTCATTTGAAGTGCTGCTTCCAAAGCCAGAGCCGCCAGCACGACTGTTGCTCTTTTCCCCGTTAGCGAGGGCAGAATAGATTATAGAAATCTTTTTCGCCATCAGGTTAGCTGCCGAGCTGCTAACATCGTTCTCGACCAGCCACTCCTTGAGACCCTTTGTCAGAGAACCTCCTCGCATTTCCCTGTCAGTCCTGACATCGTAGTTGTCAGACAGTGCTTTTTCTGTCGCAACCTTTCCGTCAAAAAGTTCCAATCTGAGGATTGTGGAGTTAGTCCCAGACGAGGGTTTAGCCCCTTTTATCCCGTTAGGAGATATTGCTAACGTGTGCTTAGTACCGACTGGTATAACGGCTAACCCCTTATACTCGTCAAAGTCGTAGTCCTTCAGAACGTCTAATACGTCTTTCCACTTTCTCAGAGGAGACGCCATTTCTTTCAAACGTGCGATTACTTTCATGCTTTAGTTTCCAATAAGAAGAGTGAAAAGAATACGAGAGCTACCTTTGTAGCAGGCGCAAAAGTCCCTTGTGTAGGTAGCTCGCTATGTACAGCGGAGACCTCCTTACGGAAGGACTTTAGGGTAGGGACGTTGGCGTAAGAGGAGTAGTTAGAAGTTTTGGACTTTATGCCCATGTAAACTTCGTCGTCGGGCGTAACAGCCAAGGTAATCTCAGCCTTTGAGGTCTTGAGAGTAATTACTCTCCCTTTTTCCACTACTGCCTTCGGGAATAGTGCAATAAATCGTTTTACCACACCAGCGGGAAGGCGGGAAGCCTGAGAAATGTCGAAACTGTCGTCTTCCTCTCCTTCGTACTCTGGGTCAAGCTGGGGGTTGAACTTAGGGTGGCTCCTAAGTCCCCTCAAGGGTCCGCCACTTTTGATTCCGTTTACGCCTTGGTTCATCAAAAGTCCCTTACGTCGAAGGGAGTCTTTTACCGCGCGTGGGACGGCTAACTCCGACAGTCTGTTTGCGAGTTTTTGCATGATACCTCCAATAAATAAAAAGGGAAGCGCAGAAGCACCTCCCTGTGGTTTTTATTAACGGCGTGTAGTACGGCGTTTGCCGACGGAAGCCATTTGAATCAGGCGGGCATTACGAGTGCGACGCAGGAAAGCGGTTTCTGCTGAGTCATCGCCATCGAGGTAATCGAGGTAGTCGTCCTCGTCTTCGCTTGCTGTTACGCCACCACCTGGGCTCGGGCGGGTGCGGGTAGAACCCCCAGGTTTACGTACACCGCGACCTACGCCAGCGGGTCCGCTACCACCGCCCGCGCTTGGACGGGAGCGAGTAGAACCTCCAGGTTTACGTACACCAGCAGCGGTTTCTTCGTCGTCGGGCAGAACGAATGGGTCTTCGCTGTCCAAGTCTGCGGATTCAGTGTCGAACAAGTCTTCGTCGTCTTCCACTTCCACAGAGTCTTCGCTTGATTCCACCAAGTCCAACAGGTCGTCGGCGGTGTCTTCAATCACTTCAGGGTCGAATTCAGCCATCAGGCGGTTTGCCTTGTTGAAGTTACCTGCGCGAGCTTGCAGGGCTGCCATGATGATATGGGCTACTACACGTTTTTTCATGATGTTTCCTTTTAAGTTTGCGGACTCAGAATAGTATTTCTTCCAAAGATGAGCAGTCCGTTTAAAATAATCTTGAATCAGGGCGATAACTGCTTTACTAGGCTCTACGCCCTCTTTCTTACACATCGCCGCGTATTTTGTCTTAAAGTTAGCAAAGGTCTTGCAACCGATATTCTTACCGATAGAGTCGCCCTCGTCGTCGGTTAGATAAAGTCCGACTATACTGCCCTCTGGTTCTTCCATCTCAGGTTCATCGGGGACCCAAATGGTTACAGTGTTCTTGCCACCGAGAGTACTTACATTGTACCCTCCGTCGGCTTCTTCTACCTCGACGCTCTTGTCCGAAACTTTCTTCTTCATTAATCCGCGCGTGATACTGTACATCTCGTCGATAATGTCATCAAGTTCATCGTCAGACAGCGCAGCAACTACGGTCATTTTGCGTTTCATATTTACGTCCTTTCTTAGTCCTGCCGTGCGTCCGCCAAGCAGCAGTGCAGCCATGTAGGTCTTACGCCTAGCCACTTAATTGACGCACGGCAAGTACGTTTAGAAATTAATTAACGCAGACCGCGTGCTACGGAACGGGCGTTGGCGATAATCATAGAGATGCTTTCGCTCAGTACCCAACCACGACCCAAAGCGCGTTCGGTGGTTACGTCGATGGGGCTGGAATCCACACCGCCACGGTCAGTCATTGTACCGTGGTTGATAGGGTCGCCCACTACGTAGAACTCACCACGGTTCAAGACGCGGTGTTGCGGATGACGGTAAGCGTCGGAGATAATGTCCATGCCGTACACGCTACCCAGTTGACCGGTGCGTAGAACTTCGTACTTGCTGACAGGGTCGATTGCAGCAGCCCATTGTGGGTCAGACAGGATGTCAGTCCACAAGTCGTTTGCCATCAGCAAGAAGCGGGCAGGGATATTGTAGCCACGGATGTGGTTGGCAGTGGCAGCCAGAGCAGCAGGGGTAAAGCTGCCTGCTACGTTGGTCAACGGGTTGTTTACGTTGACGGTAGCGTCTGCCATCTTCTTCCACAAGCGGTCTTCGGCAACCATGATACCTTCCAAGGCTTCCACATACTTCTCGTCAACCACGTCGGAAACGGATTGGTCGATTTCGCGTTTGGTAACGTAAGGGCGAGTGATGATGTCGAACTCAGAAGGGAAGAATTGGTTGTCCTGAGTGATTTGGGTTTCCACTTGAGTGGGTCCGGTGGCGACAACGGCGGTAACGTTCTTCATACGCATTTTGACGCGCGGGATTTCGCCCTGTTTCAGTTCTTGACGAACCAAGAAACGACGGGCAAAGCCTTCGCGGTTGCCGACCACGTACAGGTCTTCAGCCATGATTTCGCCCAACTCTTTGCGGGCTTGGTCTGAGGTCATGCTGGCGGTCAGGATGTTTGCCAAGGCAGCTTTGCGCTCTTCAGCTTTGACGGCTTCCTGCTCGGTAACAATGTTGTTAGTAGAAGCAAACTCCATCAGGTTGGCGATTTGCTGCATCAGGTCTTTACGGCTGCTGGCATTGATTTCGCCTTTTGAGTCGAGGAAGCGTTCGTTAGAACCTGCCAACTTCAGCTCACTGGCGATTACGGGTTTGTTTCGGCGGAATTTCATTTGTTTTGCTCCTTAATGTGTTTGTAGGTTAGGCTGAGAAGTAGATACCCAGCTCGGCTGCGCCATTGGCAGGGGCGGAGACTACACGGGCGTTAGGGATAGGGGTCTTGATTTCAGACGCAGTACCCAAGGTAACGCGACCGTTTGCACCACAACCGATTACCTTGCCTTCGGTCTTAGTCCAGTCTTTGGTAGTGTCGTATTCAGAGGTGTAGATTGTACCAGCTACGACGGTAGTAACAGTGCCGAGGTTGATGGCAGCAGCACCGCCAGCTTGTACGTGACCTTGCATGAAGACGGTTTCCAAGGTGGTCGGGGCGTAGCGGTAGGAAATGCTAACGATTTGACCTGCCAAGGCAACGCCAACGTCAACCTCAGTGCCAGCAGCACCGCCAGCGGTCAAGCCTTCTTTGGCTGGGCTGAACAGAGTGCCTGCTTCAGGTTTGTGGGTCAGGTTTACTTTGCCGTTTGCTGGAACTTCAAAGTTCTCAGTGATGGGGGCGGAATAAACGTCCAAGGGTTGAGAGGCGGAAAAGCCTACGAATACTTCGTTCTCTGCGCCAGTAGAAGGGGCTACAGAGCCAGTTTGTTTGCCTGCTACGAGGACACAGCCAGCCGCGGTCAAGCGGGCTTCAGGGCTGATTGGGTACTCGTAAGAGCGGTGCAGGGTAGATGCGGTCAGGTTCAACATAATATTGATTCTCCAAAAGTGTGGTTAGCGGTTGGCGCGAGCAATCGCAGCCCACTCACTGATTTGATTCGATTCAACGGCGGTTGCTACCTCGGCGCGGGAACGGGTCTTCTTCACGCTTGCAGTAACGCGTCCGCCTGTGGACAAGCGGGCAACTACGTCCTCTGGGGTAGCTTCGTCTTCTACAACGTCGTCGCCTTCGTCTTCAGCCGATTCAAACTGAAGGTCTGGATTGATTTCAGACAGGTTATCGGCGATTTCGTTGCGAACTTCAACAGGCTTCTCCAAGAGCTCGTCTGTCAGTTCCAAGGTTTGGTTGACAAACTCTTCGCTGGCAGTTTGCATGGCGCGTTTAACTACCGAGGCGGCTTGGTTCACGCCCATTGCCTTCAACGAGCCTACCAAGGAAGCAACCAGAGGGTTCTTACGGTTGCGGTAGTAGCCTGCATTCAGGGCAGCAATGGCGATACGGAAGGATTGGTCGAAGTCATCACGGACGTCAGCAGTGGTACGCTTCAGGGAAGCAGTCTCTTTAACCAAGGCTGCACGTACTCGGGCGGTAACAATCTTGGCAATGCTGACCTTGGCGGTTACAGGCTTAAAGCCGTAGCTTGCCAGAGCTTTCACGCCCTTGGTCTTGGCTTCCACTTCCAAGGAATCGCGGAAATGGCGGTTGCCAATCAGGTCTGCCTTGTCGCCTGCGTCATCTTCGTCCAAGGTGGCTACGTTTACGCCATCCACAAAGGCGAGCAGGGTTACGTTACCTTCGTCGTCCTTGTGTTGGACGATTTCAATGTCGTCCGAGTCTTCATCGGCGTTTTCCAAGAGGTCAACGTCCAAATCGGCTTCCTCGGAGATTTCAGGGTTGGTATTGATTACGTCGCCCGCAGAAGGAACTTCGTCCAAGTCAGGGTTGGTATTGTCTGAAGGGAAGGTCAACTTGGGCTTGACGCTGTCTTCGTCCAAGTCCTCATTGGTATTGGTTACGTTGGCACGTACTTTGCGCTTGCGGGCGAAACCAGCTTCTTCCTCATCGGAATCTTCGTCCTCGTCTTCAACGCCATCGTCATCGAGGTCTTCGGTTTCGGCAGCTTCAAAGTCATCAAACAAGTCGTCTTCGTCCCCTTCGTCAGAAGCCGTAACATCGTAAATGTTCTCGTCTGAATCGTCTGTACCTTCTTCGTGCATTGCATGACCACAGGCAGCACAATGGACGTGTCCGCCCAAAGCAGCCAAGATACGGTCATCAAATGCGTTGGAAGCACCACAGTTGGGACAGGTCACGGCGGATACATTGTCCTCTGTGTAGGTGTTAACAGGAATCGGCTCAACTTCGACGGGGCTGAAGTGCTCGCCACCACAAGTAGGGCAAACAGGCTCAACGCCGTCAACGTCAGAACCAAAGGCGACTACGGTATGGCAGTGGGCGCATTCGTGTGAAGCGAACTTCACGCGTTTCAACGCCTTAACCGAGGCAACCGCCTTGTTAGTTCCTGCGAACACCAGGAGCGGTGCTTTAGAAAGCGAGGCTAAAACCTTAGCCCGTTTACTGTGTTTCATGTAAAGCTCCTTGGTTAATGGAAAGTATGCTTTTCAGCAATCGGCTGTCAAATTATCCCTCTTGAACAGCCGCGTGTGCAGTAACAGCGACCCACTCTACGCCAGAGTATCGGGTACGAGGTGGAAACGTAATCTCCGTATATGCCGAATATGCTTGTTGGAGTCTTGTTTACCCGCGTTGCCCGAGTTCTAGTCGTATGGGTACGGGTCGTCATTATTGCTGTACTAAGGTCGTCATAATGCGGTTTCTAAGCGTTCTAACAGCCTCAACTTCTTCGTATCCGAAGATTGAAACGGTTATCGCACCCGTCAGACCCGCGTCTGACAGCCTGTTGCCGTCTGCCTGCTTAAACAGGTAGGCAGCTACTCTAAATGCTACGTCTGGGTTGGACGAATTGGTGTGTGTAATGTGCTCCGAAACGGCAGCACTGATTAATGGGAGGTCGTCCTCCCGATAAGGAAACGCGCCATTCTCGAGCGACGTTAAATTATCGGTGTGATGGGCGACCATTGCTAAAAAGGCTGCTTCACGCTTATTGTTTGTAATACCGTATTCGAGCATTGCCTTGTTTAGGGGCAAGTGCCACGAATCAGGAGCGTGTTGGAACAGCTCTGTGTATTGTTTGCTATTCATCTTTTTTCGTGTCCCCGTAGTATTTCCGCGAGAGGGCGTCCAAGACTGAGCCACCTGCCCAACCAGCAATTCCAGTCAGGGCGAACTGAAAGAAGGGTTCAGGGTCGAACCGCTTGGAGAGCGAAAATACAATTAGCCCAGTGAAGGCTGAAACTATCACGTCAATCAAGATTTGAGTCCTCCAATTCGCAACGCGCTTGTCGGATTTCAGTAGGAATACTGAGTGTGTAAGTCCTCCAAACGCTGCTACAAATATGTTTAGACAGAAGTCCAAACCGGCGTCGCTTCTCAAAGAACGATATAGTGTCTGGGTTTCCCCCGACCAGGAGTAGGCTGAAATAAAGAGGCTCAAAAAGATAAATAGCAGGTATTTACCCTTTTTCATCTGCCTTTTGCCTTTCTTTTTCAGACACCTCCGACTGTTGCCGTTCGTTGTCAATAACACCGTCTTGCAACAGTAGGATAATGCCTACCAATGTTAATGCCACGGAGTAGGTCGTTAAAGCGACGGTCAAGTAGTAAGGAGCAACCCCGGTCACCGCCACGCACACTTGGAAGAAGCATGAGTATATACACGGTATTAAAAGGACGTGCCTCCACCTACCCATGAACGTGCATACTCGGTGTAACGACGGGGTGGGTCGGACAGAGAACACCCAAAACAGAAGGGAGTCCAACGAGACAAGGAAGCCAAACACTACGGACAGTACATAGGTCAAGGTTACGGATGATACAGAAAATCCCGCCAGCCCGTCGCCCTTATACAAACCTGAAGCTCCAATATGGAAGGTAATAAGCCCGTATAAGAGGCGGTTGACTAGAGGGCTGTATCTTAGCTGCCAACGCAGATACTTGTTAAAAGACACAGCCTCTCCTTTCTATGCAGGGAATGCCTTAGCCAGCGGAGTTCCTGTGCTGTCTTGGATGGTAACGTCCGCAAGGGCAAGAACTTTCTCAGACAGTTCCGTAGTCTTGACGTAGCCCTTGAGTTCTTCCTTGGTAGCCAGTGTCTCAATGGCGGTTGCCTTAACATAGCCTTCCAACGCCGCGGTCTTGGCGTAAGGAGCTAAAGCCGTGGTCAGGGCAGTGGTTTGCACGTAGTCCGTCAAGGATGCAGTCTTCGCATACGGTTCTAACGCCTTGGTTAGGGCGGTAGTCTGCACGTAGCCTGCGAGGGCTGTGGTCAGGGCAGCCTGAATCGCAGCGGTCAACGACCCGTGTGCTACACCACCCTCAGCCAAGGCGGTTTGCAAAGCCGTATTGATTTTGTTCTCAATATCCTTGACGTTACCGCTGGCTGCTGCCAAGCTGTCAATCTTGGCGAACTGCTCTTTAGACAGCAAGCCGTCCTGAGTAGCCGAAGCCTTTGGGATGGTTGGGACGGTCGGGGCGGGTATAGCCTCGATAGCCGTGCGGATTGCAGCAGCCATAGAGGTGTTGGTAGGAATGTCCTTGACCGACTTGACAATCATTGTGTTGACGTCAGTTACGGTCGGGACTGCCCCTGTACCTGCCAAGGCTTGTACTTCTTCAGAGGAAGCGAGGCGGAAGATACCCTTGGCGGTGGTAGAGGCGTCTTTTACCCTCTCGGCAATGCGGGCATCAATTAGGGTCTGCCCAGTCGTGTTGGTAAGGAACTCGCCCGAAAAGGTTAATTCGTTCTCTGCCGTAACGGACAAGCCGCTTCCTGTTTTCAATCGGAGCTCAATCTTGTTGGTCAAGGGGTTTAAATACACCCCCTTGCCCGACAATGCTCCTACGGTTAGGATTTTAGATGTTGCCATTGTGTGATTCCTTACTTGATTTTCGATACGTCAGCCAAGCTGCCTAAGACGGTATCGTCTTCAGCGGTCAACGGAACGGACAAGACAGCCTTCAGCAGTTCGATGACCTCGACACGGGTCATCGCGCCGTTTAACTTGGTCTTGTCTGCTGCCGACATCAAACCAGCCTGCAAAGTGGAAGCCTCTACCAGCCTGTCGGAAACCGCCTTGATTTCTTGGCGCAGTGTGGTAGTGGTGTTAGTCAGGTCTGTCTGTGTGGCGTAGTTCGTCAGGTTTGGTTTTGCCCCCTCTAACGCAGTTACGCGGTCTGATACCAGTGCGAGGGCTGCGGTAGTAGCCAAACCAGTTGTTACCGCTGCCTTCGCCTTGTTAATCTCCTCGTTGACGTAAGTGATTGTTGCGTAGTTTGTAAGACGTGAGACGTCCACGTTCCCGCTTGCATTACCCAAGAGTGCCAAACGGCTGTCCAACTCTGTCTTGGTAACGAGGGAAGCCTTGGCGGTATTAATCTCCCCACGCAGCGTAGTCTCTAAGGTGGACAGGTCGAACCGAGACACACCACCAGAGTTAGCCCCAGCACCGTTGTAAGAGATACCGCTCAATGCCTGTTGGATGGCTGTATTAACGTAGGCTCGGTTAGGAATGTCAACCAAGCGGTCGTTAATCATTGATATACGGCTGTCCACGTTGTTGCGGATGGATACGAGGCTGGCTTGCAGGTTTTGGGCGAGCGCGTCGTTTTCGCTATCCTTCTCGTTCAACAGTGCCTTCAGCTCAGATGACTGATTCTGTAAGGCGGTACGAATCTCTGACTGGACTTGAGACACGGTGGCACGGTCTGACAGCTTGGTGTACAGGCTGTCGAGGATGCTGCTTTTAGCTTCGTTGACAGTCTCACGAACGTAGCCCTTCAGTTCGCGGTTTGCCTCGGTACGCGCCTGTGTTTCGGCAGTGATTGCGTTACGCAGGGTAGCGTTGGCTTCAACCTCTGCAGCGCGGTCTTCGGCATACTTGACGGCTGAAACGCGTTCGTCCAGCTTCTTGTTAATCTCCGACCAAGCGGGGATTACCAAGGCGGACAGGCGACGGCTGACATTATCAATAGCCTTGTTCTGCTCGGCGTTGCCAGTGTCGATGGTTTCCTTCAGGCGGGATTCAAGCTCCGTCAGCCCAGTCTGTACGAGTTTGGCGTTTTCGCCTACTTGCAGCTTCAGGGCTTTCAGGTCGTCCGCGCCTGCCTTGCCAGCCAGAGCCACGGTAAAGTTGGCAGCCCCCTGTGTGGCTTGCAGCAGCTCATCCTTGGTAGCCTTGCCTTCGAGGGCTGAGGACAGTTCCTTGTAGTGGGCTGCTTCACGCGAGTCCACCTTGGTCAGTGCTAAACTGTCTGCCTTCCCTGCCACGAGGGTTTCCAAGGTAACGACCTGTGCCTTGTTCGCCTTGTCAGCCACGGTAGAAGCCAAGGCATTCAGGTCTGAAGTAAGGGTGTCGGTGTCCGCGCGGCGGGCTACGGTCTTCAGGCGTTCGTTGAGGTCTTCAACGCTTACCTTTTTAGCCAAGCCAAGGGATAGCTCGTCCTTGCCAGCACGGGTAGCCAAGTCCCTCTTAATTGTGTCCAAGGTTTCCGACACGTCAGCAGGGGCGTTACCGCTGCCCTTGGCTGCCAGAGCCTTGTTCACGGCTGCTGTAATGGCTTCCTCATTAGCCTTGAAGGACACATCGCCCATCACTGAAACGAGGCGTTCCTTGGTGAGGTACAGGTTCTTTTTGCCCTCGGGCAGGTCGTCAGTGGACTTGAGGGTCGGTTCTGTGTACGAGGGAAACGGGATTACGGACAAACCGCTGCCATCCGTAATTACGGTCTCCTCTCGAATCCGCCCGCCGATTTCTTGAACGTAGTCACCGTTCGCCATTCGACGGACAACATATGATTGTCTCATGCTCATGTTAAATCTCCGAGATGGATGGTAAATAGAAGCCCGCCCTACCCGTTGCGTGAAGGTTTGAGAGGGAAAGTATTAGGTACTGCGAGGCTTCCATGAAATTAAGCTAATACCTCTACAACGGCAGTTATAGAGGCGTTCGCGCCCGCAACAACCACAGAGTAGGTAGAGTCTGCGTATGGTACAAGCACGCGCGGTTCGAGGATAAGGTGTTTGTTAGAAGCTATTTCCTTGTTTTCGGCGACTATTTCTAGGTCGCCAAGTGTCAAAGTAGCCTTGGTAAGTGTAACCGCGCTCTCAGCAGTATTGGCGAGGACGGCTGTCAGGCGAACTACCTTGCCAGCGTAGGCGGACAAGTCCAAGGTCTTTGCAGTACCGTCTGTAAGTTCTGCTTTAATGACCACTGGCTTAGGCAGGGCTTCAACCTGCTCCTTGGTTGCCAAGTCAGACAGTGCGGATACCGTTGCGTACCCCTTCAACTCCTCTTTGGTAGCCAGCGCGTCTGTATTTGCAGGGGCGGGAATCTTTGCCAATTCCTCTTTAGTAGCGTACCCGTTCAATTCCTCCTTGGTAGCATACGCACTCAATTCTTCCTTAGAAGCTAAGGTAGCAAGTGCCGACGGCTGTACATATTCCTTCAATTCCTCTTTGGTAGCGAAGGTAGGCTTGTCAGAGGCAGGGATATACCCTGTCGGAACAGACTCCATGAAGGTGGAAAGGGTAGAAGCAGTAGAGTTAACCTTATTGCTAACAGGTGTAAGAGCGTCCTTGGCTTCTTTAATTCCCTTAGCAGTTTCTACCTTGAAGGCGTCTAGGGCAGCGTTTACCGCGTCAACAGCCGTAGTCTTGGCATACGGTGTAAGGTCTACGGAGGACGATGTGGCAGGGAGGGTTGTTAGCCGTGTTTCCACCTCCGACACCCGTTCGGACAAGGGGCTAATGCTGTCAGTGGTAAACTTCTTGGCTTCTGTTAGGGCAGCAGCCGTATTTGTAGTAACGTCGACCATCTTTGCAATGGATTTGACGTCTTCAATAGTTCCAAAGACCTTAACTATGGAAGCAACCTGTTTCTTGGTCTCGTCCAAGTCGTCCTTCTTGGCATAGGAAGTCAGATTAACCGCGCCACCCGTGCCAAGACCAATAACACTTTGCTTATAGTCATTGAACTCCGTTATGCTTACTTTGCGGGCTAATTCATCTTTGAGTAATGCTACTGTTGATACTAAAGGGTCTACCTTAGTCTTGACTGTATCGTGGAATACGTCGGCAGTAACAAAGCGGTCTACCGCTACCTTTGGAAACTCCGACCTGAGTTCTGCTGTCGCAATAGCCAGTTCACGTTTGGTAACTAGGTTTGAGGTATCTACGGAAGCTGACTCGGGTTGCTTGCCATCAGGCTTCTTAGACAGGGCTTCAGACACCTTTGTAATCTCTGCAGACAGCTTGGTGTCCAACTCTTTAACCTTGGATTCATAGCCCTTGGTAAGGAGGGTTTTAGCGTCTTCCAAGTCGTCGTGTGTAATACGGTCGAACTTGCTAACACGTTCTACTTCAGCCTTGAGGGAGTTATACTCTGTCTTGGTGGCAAATACTGTGGGGTCAATCCCTGAAGCACCCTCTAACGTGGATACGCGAACGCGCAAGTTAGACTGTTCTCTACCTATGGAGTCGATGCGTTTATTCTGTTGAGTAAGACTGTTGGTAAACGTGTCATTTAGTTTGGATGACTCGTCGGACAATTCCCGCTTGGTAGCCGCCTGCTCCAACGAATACAGCATGGAAGGGGTCATCAAGCCGTTTGCCAGCTTGGAAGCAACTGTCAGGTTTGTTAGCATTGTGGATACGTCAGCCACAGTAGGGACGCTCGTACCAGTGCGGGAGTGTACTTCAGCCTGAGTAGCCAAGCGAACCAAGCCCTCGGAAGTACGGGTAGCGGTAGGTGTAAGGGTCTCTGCCAAAGAATCAGAGACATACTTCTTCATTGCACCGTGAGACACTAAGGTGGTGTTGTTTGGTTTAGCCTCGGTAGGCAGTACCGTTTGAATCTCGCGAACTTGATTTCGTACAGTTACCAGTTCTGCCGAGTGTACGCCTACTTGTGTTTCCAATGCTTCAATGCTCGGAACCTTGATGGATTCCACTTTCGTCTCTACTGAAGAAACACGGCGGGCGATTTCAGAAACCAAGTTAGTGTCAGGCAACTTGGCAATGGAAGCCTTCAACAGGTCTATCTTGCCGTTTTGTTCCGCGTTGACAAGAGAAATCTCACCAACTCGCTGTTCGAGGGCTACAATGGCAGCGGTAGCGGCATCTAAGCGTCGGTAAACAGAGCCGTTTACCTGTTGGAAAGAGGCGTACTTGGTTTCGAGCTCTTTGGTAAGGGACTTGAGTTCGGTACGAATAGACGATAACTTACCCTCTAACTGTTCGTCCGTTACGGCAGCCCCGTCCACCTTAATGTCCCCGCTAGGCAGCATACGGATGAAGGTGCTCAGACGGTCGATGCGGGATGATAGTCCTTTGACCTGCTGGGACAGGATGTCTTGCAGGTTCTCGAACTCTGTGCGGAACGCCTGCTTGCCAAGGTAATTGGTCTCAACCTCTCTCTTGAAGGATGTCAGGGACGTGTCCAGTTCCTCTACCTTGACGGCTTGGGCAAAGGACTTGAAGTCTGGAAGCGTAGGAATGGAGATGGAATTGACCTTATTAGCCAACGCGTTGAAAGTCTGAACCGTAACCAAGGAAGAAAGGTCTATGGGCTTGTCTGCCTTGGCTTCTAGGACGGACACGCGCTCAGTCAGCTTGGCGTACTTACCGTTAACGTCAGACGACAGGGCGTAAGGGGATAGGTCTGTCTTCTTGTTGGCAACGCGCAAGTCTTCAGCCAGGAGGTCTAAGTCCGCCCGAGTAACAAACTTGCTGGTGTCCAGACCGCTGCTTTCCAAAGAGGACACGCGCTTTGATACTGCAATCAGGTCGTCCTTCATTGCAATGGAACGGGGGACAGGCAACGAATCCAGCTTTTCCTTGTCAAACGAGCTCATTAAGCCTTGTTGTGTAGGGGTAGCGAGCACCAGCAGGGGAGTAATAGCTTCTAACTGTTTCTTGGTTGCCAAGTCCCCGAGCTTTTCATTTAACTTGGATACTTCCTGATTCATGCGGAGGTTGAAAGACTCGTGGGTAACGAGGCTCCCAGTGTCCACTGACAGGGCGGATGTAATAGCCTTGGAAGCGTCTTTCAACTTTGCGTCGAACGCCTTGCTTACGGCTTCTACGTCGGCAGGGGTGGCAAAGCGCGTTGGGTCAAGGCGGGTGCGTTCAATCTCGCTGCGAACGTAGGACGTAGTGGCGTACCCTGACAGCCCGTTTTGGATGTTTCCAAGAAGGGCGGAGTAAGTAGCCAAAGACTCTTTCAATTCGTCCTTGGACACCTTCTTGTTAATCAGCTCTAAGATAGAAGCGGTGGAGTGTGCGTCCTCTGTACTTTCCAAGGCTTTGAGGCGAAGTTCCTGCTTGTTTACCTTGTCAGAAAGAAGGTTTACCCTGGAGGTAGTAGCATACGGCTTAATGGTATCTTCCAAGTCTTGAATGGTTACACGTGTAGCTAACAGCTTGACGAACTCAGAGGACGAAACCTTGGAAGACAGTTCCTTCTTCAGTTCAAGCAGCGCGTCGTTAAAGTCGGCGGACGAACCGTTAGCCTTTGACAGGACAGACGACACCGCCTGCTGCATTTTAGCGACGGCAACTTGCAGGGCGTTTAAATCCTCTACACTTGCCTTGCCGTCCAATAGGTCTTTAACGGGGGAGTTAGAGTTACCATCTGGTTGTCGGTTTAAAAGGGAAAGAACCAATGACGTTATGCGCTCTTGGTTGTAGTATAGGTTCTTTTTGCCTTCAGGCAAGTCGTCAGTAGTGGTAATGCCGAGACCGTCTTTCCCATTGCTAGGAGTGTTGGGTGAAGCGGGGCGGTTGAAGTCATGAAGCACGATTTCTTCCCGTACAGGCTCGGAACTACCGTCTGGGTAATACTTACGGACAGCGTAGGTTTTACTCATGGTAAAGCTCCTAAATAAGTAGGTAGATGAAAGAAAACCGTCCAACCTCTTGAAGATTGGACGGTCGGTAGCATTAAATTCAGGCGAAACTTCTAACGAAGTCCTCGTGAGAACCTTTCGGGTTTTTACGGAACTTGAGTTCGTCTTCAAAGCACATTGTCCACCCGCTTGAGTAGTCATATTCGGAAGGGTTTTCTGACTTTAAGATAGCTTCCTTGTGCTTCTTGGCGTTCCCAAAGTTTTTCGCCTCGTTAACGGCGATACGCTGAAGGACGCGAAGGACGAGAGCCTTTGACAACGGTAACGCCTTGTCATCTAAGGCAAACCACGTTACGCCCTGAAAGTCCTTATCGGAAAGGGTAGAGTACAGCTTGTACTTTTCCACACTTCCAGAGTCAGACTGAAACCATGTACCGTCCACGAGAACACCGCCAGAGGTAACCTTGTCGCGGTGCTGCTTTACCTCGTCCCACTTGGCGTCACGAAGTTCGTCAATCGTGTAGGGTTGTTCTACTATGATACCATTTGATAGCACTGGGCGGTTGAAGGATGTCTCGGATTCTACTACTACCATGCCATGCGCTGCCAGGTCGGCGACGTTAACAGCTTTGTCGCTGGTAGCCGACAGCATACCGTTTTTAAAAAATACGTAAAACATTTCTTAGTCCTCACTTAATTCCGATACATAAGTAAATATATCTCGGGTAGGTGTTAGAGTACATACGTTCAACGCTGAATCGGGTCGAAACGTCGCCCCCGCCTACCTCGTTTTGAGTTTTTACCCTACGCCCATCCAAAGCCCAAGGACTCATCCTAAATCCCGTCGCTCCAGGGATGTCTCTGACATCCCATCTCTGAGTTGTTTGCGCTGGATAGTGGTATCTAGGGGCTTCAAAGCACACCCATGTACACTGAGCCTGCTCAAAACCGTCAGGTATAGGAATAATACCTCCGGGTTCGATTCCACCGATGATTACCTTGACGCGGTCGGACACGCTAGACATTCGACGCTCAAAATCAGATATTTGCCTGTTAACGTCTCCCTGTATGGCATTCATTGCAGTCTCTACGTACTGTGTTTTGGCGACCGAGTCTTGTACGTCTCTGACTAACTTGGTAATAGACAGCAGGGAAACATCTTCTACCGCACCGTAAGCCTTGATGTAGTATTCAAGACCAACTGCCTTGATACATAGCTTCATAACTAACGTCAATGGACGCACGTCGGCGTCTGTATCATCTATCACAGGAGCAATGTCTGTGGCTAGGTTAAGTTCCGTACCTGCGTCTATCTGCACCGGTCTTTGTCTGTTTAGTTCCCCATGTACGAGGTATGCTTGGTAGGAACGCGTACTATGAGAGTCTCTTAGCAGTAGCTCAATGTCGTCGTTATTTAGCGTCGCTCGTCCTATTGAGTGGTAGTGTTTTGGAATGCGCGGGTCTAAAGAAGAACCAACTGGCATATCAGCACGGTAGTTTCTAAGATACCTGTCAATGGCGTTTGGACACTGACCGTATTGACCGTATTTAGTACCCAACTTCTTAGCTAGTGTTGGATACTTAACGGAGTCAATTACCTGACCGTTACATTCTACCCAGCCATTAGGTACGTCATCGTAAGGGAAGTACGCCAACATACCTATGCTGTCGTCCCTCAAGTCTGGAAGAACCCCGTTCGTTAGAATGCGGGCTAGGTCTATGAATGTTTCCTTGTTAAAGGACGAGCCGTCTGCTCTAATAAACCCTCTTGGTACGGCAGATTCTGAGGGGAACGAAATAATAGAACCGACAGGAAGCCCGTCTCCCGATAGCTGCCACCTAGTCCAGTCCGTCCCCGTCCAACGGCGAGAGTATATCTGCCCATTGTCAGAGAAGAACTGCTGGTGCGTGCGTAGGTTTGCCAGAGGTGTGGGATTTTTAGCCTCTGTTCGTTCGTAAGCGTTTTTAAACACGTACAATATGCCAGAGCTGTTTGCAGGAGTGAATTGCCCGTCAACTACCCTAAACAACCCCTGCTTAATCTCTGGGTTGTTTATAGACTCTCGAATAGTACCGTTAACGGTAAACGCCGCGCTTTTCAAGTCATCCAGGTCGTTGCGTAACTTTGTGTCCTTCTCGTTCACGTACTGGTACGGAGCGTAGGTCGGGTGTGCGTGCGGGTCAAGGATGTGGTTCTCCATCATCGAAGCCGAGCACTGATACAAGACAAAGGTATCCCCTGCCTTAGGAGGTGCGCCGAGTTTCTCTTGACTGTCCCATGACAGAGAGTAGTCCGTGGCGTGGGTAATCAACCTGACGCTCCCCTTTAACTCTCCCTTCAAGAACTGGATAAGGTACTTGCCCGGAGTAGGGTTGAAGGCTTCCCCCTTCAGGTCGTTACATGTAAGAGAGGTAGTAGTATTCGACACCAGTTGGATAGAGTCAATAGAAGTACCGATAATGGCAGAGGCTGTGGCAGCACTACCACCACCGCCAGCAATCGTTACAAATGGTGCAGACGTGTATCCACGCCCAGACTTGGTTACACGGATGTCTTTCAGTTCTCCGTTTTCAATTACTGCCTCCGCCTCTGCCCCAGTACCCCCACCGCCTGTGAAAGAAACAGTGGGAGCAGACGTGTACCCAGAGCCAACGTTATTGACGGTTATAGAGGACACGCCCGTGGCAAGGATGGGGCGGGCGACTGTTCCGCTACCACCTCCTCCTTCAATCTTGACAGTCGGGGGGCTTGTAAACCCCAGACCAGGTCTTGTAACGTCAATGCGTTTTACAAATCCGTTCTCAAGAACAGCAGTGGCAGCCGCTCCGCTACCGCCTCCGCCTTCAATCTTGACAGTCGGGGTGCTGGTGTACTTTGTACCGCCGTCTGTAACAGTGTATTCCTTCTTCCGAGTGAAGGTTGGGAACGTCCATTCAAAGTCACCTTCCCCCTTGTGCGCCATGATGGTTTGCCCAGTAGAATCGCGGGTCAGGGTAAGGTACACGTTGCTCTCTGCCAGCACGGGCGGGCGAAGGTGGGCAACAGACGGAAGTTCCAGCATTTCCGTATTGGTCAGCTGTGGCAGGTCATACTTAATGATGGATTCCGCCTGAGAGAATGACAGTCGGGCTTCGATAATGATTCTGTTACCCGTGGCAGAGGAGTCCCCGCGCAACTTCTCAATCATGCGGTCTTGGGAAGCAATGGCGAAGAGAGTGCCGTCCTCCATGTACAAACCGACTTCCCCATAAGAGAAGTCCCCTACGTTTTGGTCTAGGATACACGTGTATTCCACGGTGTTCTCGTCGATAACGCGGTATCCGCTAATGCGGGCGCGATGCAGTTCTGTCCCTTTGAGTGCGGTGGCGGTATCCTCTGGGGTGTAGTTGTAGGACGAACCAACGGCAAAGGTGTGGAGGCTGATGTAGTAGCCGTTAGCCTGAGCCCTTTGGGCGGAGTCAAGCCCCGCCCGAGTTACCACAAACTTCATTGTTATTCCTTTCAATAAACGACGGTGGTCACGCCCACCATTGATATACCTAAATTGCCCTCTCCGCGCATTCTGAATGAAATGGAATGAAGGACGAGGTTAATCGGGGCTACGTAATTGAAGAAGTCTCTGAACCCCTTGACAGACAGGTTAAAGTTAGAGAATGGGTCAACTACAAAGTCCACGTGCGAGGTAGGGTAGAATGTTCCCGTGTCATGAGTAATCTTGCCATTCTTGACTATCCCGTCTTGAAGAGCCTTCACTTGTGAATCAGACTCTTGTACGAACGAGGTGTAGTCCTTCGTCCATAGGGGGCTGATGGAGAGCTCTGTTCCTAAGCAGTAACTGAAAAAGTCCATGAAGGACTCGAACCCCTGTTCCTTGACGTAGAGAGACATCCATTGAACGATACGCATATAGTCCTCTACGGAGAAGAGTCTGTTTTGGAAGCTAGGGTAATTGAAGCCAAGCATCTGAGCCATGTACACCAAGGTCTCCCGCTCTGGTATATACAGGTGTTCCGTGCTTCTAACAAGAGGAACACCGTTTTCATCATCCTCGTCATCGAAGAGGTGGGTATTGCGGGACAGGGAAATAGCGTCAATCCACCTGTCGTACTCGTCCCCAAAGGCTTCTTCAAAGCTCTCAATCATTTCCTGCCAAACGGGGTTCTCGGCAAGGTAGGCGGGCAAGAGGGTGTTACGATACGCCATAGCCAGTCTCCTCTAAGGCTACGCGGTCTGAGTATTCTACAATCACGTTGATTACTCCCGGAACGCCGTAGTGAACACCTGACGTATTGATTGAAGGAGGTTTCACGTTAGTGCCTTTTACCTCCCCAGTGTCCGTCCATGTCAAGGTGTCGGTAGTCTCGAACAGCAACCCCATGTTTGACGTGTCCCCAGGAGCGCGACCGTACACACGATAACCAAGGGCGGAGGTAGAAGGCTGCCAAGTAAACTTGACTGCCGAGTTTGGCTTGTTTATCTGCACGTCCCAGTAGCTAATCTTACTCTCGCCTTGTTCGTCCTTGGCAGACACAGCCCATCTGTACAAACCGATAGGAAGTTTTCCTTGACCTTCCAAGACCTCAGCACCCCCTACCACTGGTGCGGTCAGATACATTGAAGTGTCTGTTGTCGGTGTGTCCAAGACAAGGTAGTCGATGTAGGTCGGGTGGACGGAACGAAGCGCGGAGATAATATCGGTTCTATAAACCGGCCGGGCTAAAATGCCGAAACGGGGAGTAAACAGGTCTCGAACCGCATTCTCCGCCGCCCGTTGCACGGCTGGAAGGTCGGCGGACGGTTTACAGTAAATGTGCGCGGTTACGTCGACGGTGCGTTGCTTAGGCTCTGTATTGTCTTTACCCGTGGTAATAATCCACCGCATTCCGTACCATGTGCGTTTTCTAAACCACTTCTCAAACTCTTGAACGTTGGCGTCCGACCACTGCGAGTCTGTCAATAGGATAATCTTGCCAACGTTGAACCAGTCCCTATCGGTAGGGGCGAGGTCTCGTTGCGCCAAGACGATTGCGTCCCTAACTCCAGGGTAGGTACGGGCTAAGGCACGGTACTGGGAGGGTGTGACCGCCCCGTATTGTGCACCAAACAAGTCTCCGCCGAAGTTGGCGTAGGAGGAAGCGGAAGGTGCGTCGCCACCCCCCGTCAACTCGGACAGGGCTACCGCTTTAACCGTGTACACGGAGTTGGACAGTGTTCCTTCCTTGCCTACGAATCCAGAGCGGTTGCCTCTAGAGCCATTTGTTACGGCGTACGCCACCTTGACCTTCTGTCCTGCTAACGGGCGAGAACCGTACACACTCGTGCCAAAGGACAATACGAGGCTTCCGTCGTTGTAGGTAAAGTCTTGTACGGCTGGCAGAGAATGGTAGTTCCACATCCCGTCTGTAACGACTGGAATCTCGGTACTGTCGATTAATACGGATACGTCGTTGTCCGAAACGGAAAAGTCGGTGTGGTTAGCCTTCCAAAACTGATGGTCTTGGCTGTTGCCGTCGAACGTATAGCCGAAACACTCTCCTTCGTACAATACCACATCTTGCGTGGTTTGCCCTGCCTTCCAAATGATTGCCGCTCGGTTGAAGAGTAAAGTACCCTCGATATTGAACTTGCTGTACTTTGGAACTTGGTCGATTGGAAGGTTTGGTTCGCGTGTCAAACGGACGTTGACAGAAGCAGGGCGGTTGCGGGACATTCGGTTTTTGAGCATTACCTGAATGGCGTAGATAGAGCTGTCCAGCTTGGCAGTTTGTGGAAGGGTTTCTTGGAAGGCACTCTCTGCCATGTAGCTGTTATGGTCTACCACGCCTGCCATAAGCTCAATCAGGGTGTTACCCGTTTCGTTAGTGGTTAGGACTCCGAAGTTATCCTTGGAAGAGGCTACGGCTTGCAGTTGCAGTTTAGCGTCATCAAAGTCCACGCGGGTCGGGGCTAACTGGAAGGAACGGGAGCTGCTTCGCGTAAGTGCGTCATTCAGTTTGGCGTTTTGCAGGGTGTAGGTAAGCTCAACCGAAGTCCCGCGTTCTTTAACCTGACGTTCCTTGTACGTGCCTACCGCCAGCAAGAGGCTGTCCGCCGTTACGAGGGCTACTTCCCCGTATTCAAAGGCGGTATTCTCGTCCAAGAGAATCTTTACCGTCAGAATGTCCCCGCTAAGGGTAAGGGAGTCAATCAGGCGTTTGTCGGTAATTGCCCCGCGTAACGAGGTTTGGTATCCTTCCACCTTGTAGTTGTAGTCAGAACCGAATACAATGTGCGTAACGTTTAGGCGTTCGCGGTTGCCCTCGGAACGGGACAGGAAGTCTGTACCATTGTCCGTGAGTTTCAAATCCATTAGTCTCTCCTTGCATTAAAGGACAACGCCCCAGAGTAGTTAAGTCTGGGGACAAAGTAGGGTAGGTTACAGGCAAATCCGTCCCTCGTCGGTAACGGGGTAATCGTGATTTGCGAAGAATAAATCTCTATTTCGGGCATGAACTCCTTAATCTTGTCAAAGAAGTCCTCCCTAATCTGTTCGGCGGTGTACTCGTCGCATGGTTCGTGGATAAACTCCCACAGGCGCGTGCCGAATAGAGGTCGCCTGAAGCGCGAGCCTAACGGACAGCGCAACAGGTTGGTCAGCTTGTTTTGAATGGCGTTAATCTCCGTAACCTTGATTGGGGAAGATACAATGCCGAAATCAGATAGTATGTCAATGTATAGTGCCATGTTCTAATCCTTATCCCGGGAGGGCGGGGCTCGTAGTACCTCCGCTGTCGCCAGTATGTCTGTGTGTCTTCAGCCCCCACCCGTCGGCGGTAACGTCCCCTCCCCGTACCATTAGAGAACCGTTCACTACCGCACTAGCTCCCCCGTTTCCTCCTGAAACGGCAAATCCGCCAGAGCCAGTAATCATGCCCGTACTATTGGTTTGCCCTGTCATGTTGGTAGAGGGGGAGTCATTGGTAATGTTAGGACTTTTGAGTCGGTATGCTCCTGCCTGCCAAGAAACGTCCTTAGAGGCTATCTCAATCTGTCCCGATTGGACAGTAACCTTTCCTGACTTGTCAATCGTGCAGGAAAACCCTCCGTGCTTAAAGAAGAAGATGTCGGTTTGTTCGTCCAAGTACCAGTGAGTACCATTCGGGAACATTTCCCCGCTGCGGTTAGGATAGTTCTCGCGGAACACGGAAGGGATACTGTCCTTTGTCGTGACCCCACCTATGTACTCTGGGTTGGACGGGTCGTCGTGGAAGTTCAGCTTGACCCTGCTGCCTACCGCTGGGATACGGACAGAAGCTGCGTTGGCTGCGGGTCCGCGCCCGCTGGATTGACCGTTGATTGCCCAAGGAAGGTGGTCGTTTGGCACTCCGTCGTGAATGCCTGCCACCCTGACTCTAACCCTGCCCATGAACTCTGGGTCTTTGTTGTCCACCACTATTCCGTCCGGGCTGGTGGTTTCCCAGTTCTGACCGTATTCTATCATACCGTCTTACCTCCTAGGTTGTTTGAACCATCCCTAATGAGTTCGTAACGTTCCATGTAGCGAAGGTCTGCATTCATTACAATGGTTTTCCCCGCTACAATATAGATTCCGCTTTCCTTGTCCTTCATCTTGGCATTCCCGTCATACACTTGCAGGATACACGGCTCTAGCAGTTCCAACTCGGGGTCTAGGACAGTAAGGATGGATACACGGCTGGAAAGAAGCATTGGTACTCTGTTGTTTTGGTTGCGGGCGCGGAGGGTATTGTCGTGGTTATTTCCAGCGTCAACGGGAAGGTGCTTAATGCGTCCGTCCCCTACCTTGCCCGATACTTCCTTGTTCACGTTGGTAGCCTCAGATAATCGGCGGGTTTCCACCTTAGAGGACTTCTGACGCTGCTGCTTCTTGGCTGAGAACTGATGGTTGGTCTGCTTATACCCGCCGTCCTCGTTGGAAGAACCGCTGTCTTGGTGGAAGGCAATGTCCATGACTGGGATTGCCCCGTACTCGTCAGAACCGTATCGGAAGACCTTTGCCTTGTCGATTGGTATAGCGGACAGATTGGCGTACTTGAGGTGTCCGTACATATTGACTGCCATGAGCATACAGGAAGAATCGTCCACGTACCCGCTCCTCCTTACCCGATGTGCAAAGTCGCAAAAGGTTTCAGCCATTGGAAGCCAAACCTGAGTGTCGGTAGTGGTTACGCCCTCGTAGGTTAATCCGCAATACTTTGCCACCTTTTCCAGCACCTGCGAGGAAGTGCCTTTTAGTGAGGTCTTGGAAGGTTGAAGCCTCCATACGTCCACAATGTCGATGAAGGAAATGGTGTAGGCGGTTTGGTCTTTGCCCACCTTTTCCTTGGTTACGTTGTAGACACGGTATTCGTACAGGAACACACGCTTGTTAGAGGCTCCCAGCTTGAAGTTAATCTTCGTCCCGTCCTCTAACGGGAACTTGTCCATTACTCCTTTGGCGTCAGTAAAGCGGATATGCCCTATGGGGAGTTTGTACAAGATGTGGGAAGAAATAAGCACCTCGGAGAAGGTTAACTCGTCCAATGGTACTTCCTTCTTGTCGATATACAGTTGAAAATACGTGCCATTGATTCCGATTGCTGACATTATACTTGCACCTTGTTTCCAATGCGGGAGGCAGGGCGGATAGACGCTACTACGTTTTGCAGGATGTTCTCTACGTCCCCTTGGTCAGGGATGTCAAGATACCTGCCCGCTTCCAATTCCCGCTGAGGGTTTACGATTCCGTTGTAAAAGGCGATGACCCACCAGTTTTCAGGCTCCCCGTAGGCTTCTACCGCTACTAGGTCCGGGCGGTGTGCCATTGCCTGAGTAACGGTAAAGCCTTCGCTTCTGACGCTGCGTAAGTGCAGGCGAAGGTAGGCTGACTGGGTGTAGTCCAGTTGGTAGGTCTCGCCGTTGAAGGCTACGGTCTGAAATGTAGTCCTAAGCATATTCTACCCCTTCTTGACTGTTGCTGGTCTGGACACTTTGCGGTGTTTGGACGTGGCAGACTTCACTGAAGGGGAACGACCCTTCTGCTTGGTCTTTTGCGAACCGCCCTTCTTGGCTTGGTGTCCGTGTGCCTTGTGCGGGTCGGTGGTAGAGTCCTTGGTCTTAGACGTGCCTACATTCTTCAACGGGTCTGGGTACTGGTAAATGCCCCTTGTGCCTACTAAGTCTTCATAAGAGGGCGTAACCCTTGTGGTTGCCTGAATGGTTACTTGGCACTTTTGCGGGCGACCGTCCGGACCCAAAACCACATTGTACGCGTCTGACACGTGTTCGATGATTACGTCATCAAAGTACAGGAACTCTCCAATCTTGATGGAAATCTTGCCTGTTACCTTGAACATACTCTCTACTGTGGTGTGGACGTCCCCTATGCGCTTGGCTAGGGAGTCAAGAGCTCCCTTCGCCCCGTCTATCACGTCTTTCCCAGCCTCCGTAGCAGCTTTCTTGACTGCGTTCTTGACACTAGCCTTTCCTTCTTGGACGTCTGCTACCGCGTTAGCCCCTACCTCAAGCACGTTTTCAGCTTGGTTGGCAGCAAAGTTTAGTACGTCAGTAACCGCGCCAAAGGACGTTTCCAAGAGTTTTCCAGCCCCGTCCCAAAACTTCTCTGAGGGTTCAATTCGGGGTCCGGGCGGGATAAGTGTCTTTGTCTTTTTATTGGTGCGTGGAACTTGAAGCGATTTGAGCAACAGCACGTTGCGGGTAATCTCGTCGCTCTTCGCCCACGCAATGATTGTAAGGGGAAGTGTTAGTTGGATAGGGGCAGACCCACTCCAGAACTGCGTAGTCATCGCCTGCGTCAGAGGGAAGTATCCTGCTGCTGAGAGAAGGGCAGCCTGAATGGGATTAGCCTGAATCAGGTCTGCGAAGGGGGTATTGTATTGTGCAGTGGTATCGAGGGATATTTCCTCTGGCATATGGCACTTGACGGTAACAGCCCCTCGGTTCTCCGAGGGGATTGCGTCCTGCCTAATCCTTACTGTGTGGAACTTCGTCAGCCCTACTGCGCTGGAGGATACACTTTCCCCTGTAACGGCTTGGCTAACATCCACCGGAGCCTTGTACTTTGGCATGATGTGGTCTCCTAAAATGAAATGAAATTCCTAACCAATGTAGTTGGAGATTATAACAGAGGACATACCTCTACTATACGGACTCTTAATCAATACTTCCCGCTTCGCCTTGTCGTTTGATAACATAGGCGGAGGGGAAGGTGGTTGCGGTTTGGACAGCTCCTTGTAGTGTTTCCACGTTTCGTCCGTATAGATTGGGTCTCTCTTGACAGGGGCGGAGGGTGCTATCGGTGGAGTCGTAGCACGTGAAAGGGCAGGGGATAGCGATGGTCTCGGCTTAGGATTCCTGAGGACATACGGAGAAGTTCCCTGTTTGGCAGCTTTGACCTTGGCTGCCGTGTCGACCTGCTGGTCGGGCGGGCTGGAGTACCCTACCCCGCTGGTGGTAACGCCGCCTCCTGTGTACCGCCATTGGGTGTACGAGCTGTATCGGGAAGTAGGCGTAATGGAACGTTTCTGACGGGTATCAGAATACCACCACCCGCCAGCGTAAACTTCAGAGTGTCCAGCCCCTCGGTTCTTACCGATACGAACGTCGCCTTCACGTACCTCGTTGGTAGGGACTTGAACCCAGCCCCGTTTAGCCAAGAGTACGTCCAAGTTGCCGCCGTTTGCCCCTGCTGGTCTCCACCCCTTCTGACCCTTGCTAAGGTCTGGTTTGGGAAACCCAGGGTAGCCCGCCTCTCCTAGGATATTTGCCACCCCGCGACCGCACCACTTGGTGTACTGGTTAAACGTTCCGCCAGTGACCCTATTGGCAGCGGAGGCTAGGTCTGTCGTTACGGCAGTGGGGTTGACAGACGGTTCTCCGTTGTAGCCCTCTTCCCCTACGCCGTTTGGTCGTCCAGACAGGGCGTTTACTGCGGACATAAAGGAAGAAGTCAGGTTCTTGAAGTATTTGCCTATGCCAGAGGTAGCCATGCCTTCTGCCACTTTCCGCATTCCATTCTTGGCAGACTTTCCAGCCCTCCCTAACGCGTCCTTCCCGCTTTGGAACAGGGAAGAAACTAGAGAGGTTACGCTATTGGTCGGGGAAGTAATGGCGTCAACCATGCCACGGCTGTCTTCCAGAGGAACGTTAGAAGGATTTGCCTTGGTCTTGGAAGAGGCAGCCTTGGAAACGGCGGAATCAAAGGTCGCTTGGGCTTCCTTCTCGTTCTTGACGGTTTCCCGCTTCTTGCCCCTAAGTACGTCTGTAAATCTGACGTGGGTTTCGGGCGGTTCGTATTCCTTGGCTACGAAGTCTGGCGGGACTTCCATCCTAACCGCGTCGGTAATGGACTTGGGCAGGTAGTCGCCAAAGAAGTCGACCACGCTGTTGACCTTACGGGCTACAAACTGGTGGATATTGGTCTTTATCCGACCGCAGAAATTGAGAAAGGACAGTTTAGCCCGTTCCTTCCACTCTACCATCTTGTCAGTAATGTACTGTCCAATTAACTCCTTGCGTTTCCAAACGAAGCGCAACGCCCCAAAGATTGCAGCCCCTTGGACTGCCTTGGTCATCAACCACTTGGCGGTTTCCATAGAGACGTACTGTCTAAGGGTCTGATACGCGTTTACTATCCCGCGCTTGATTCCCATTACCTTGTCCACGCCGGAGCGGAAAAGGGATTCTGCCTTGTCCTTGGCGGAGATAGCCTTGTCTGCGAAGGAAGCGAACGAGGATTTGACGGACTCTACCCCTTCACGCGCTTTGGTAGCAAACTTTACGGTCGCTGTCTTGACCGCCGTAACCTTTGATATTACGGCTGTTTTACCTTGGGCTACGGCTTCCTCTACGCGGGACTTCGCTGTCTCTACGAATGACGTGAAGTCAGTCTTTGCCTTTTCCACGCCTTGAGAGACAAGTGCCTGCGTCCGTTGAAGCGCGTCGTACAGTTCCTTTTTGAGGCGTTCTTTGCCCTCAATGAACTTGATTACGACGGGGGAAGCCTCTATGTACTCTGCCACCTGCTTCAGGTTGGTGGACATTGCCTCCTGGACGGCTTCGTACACCTGCTTGGCGGTTGCCTTGTCTGTCATGGCTTCCTTAATCTTGAGTGCCTTGTTTACCAAGGAATCAATGACGGAGGCTTGGTCTTCCTTCTTTTCTAGGGATGAATCAATGTAGGCGAGGAGGGCTTGGATGGCGTCCTCTGCCTGTTTCAGTAAGTCATAGTGTGCGTTATACGCCATGATGTGTACCTCTTATAGCCCTACAATGTTCGAGCCTACCAGCCTATTATCAGACGGCATGAAGGGAACGCTGTTTAGGGCGGTTTTTCCTTGAGTGGAAACGGTTTTGCGCTTGTCAGGCGAAGACTTGGCAGTATCCTGAGCGACAGGTACGCTGGTCTTACGCGGTATGGCAGGAGAGACGGATTCGTTTGCGCTGGACATGATGGCGTCAGCTTCCGCGTTACGCCTGCTTCTATTTACACCTCCGTTGTCCCCTGCTCGGGCGCGAACTGCGTCTGCGATGGCACGGATGTTTCCGCTGCGGGCGGCATTGACGATTGTGGTCAGCTTGGTAAGAGAACCATAGTTGTAGGCTACCGAGGTAAGGGCTGCTTGAGTAGTTGGTGGCAGCCTGTCCCAGTATTGCGCCCCTACGGTCTTACGGGCAGCCGACATGAATACGCCAGTTCGCCTGTGCAAGTCCCTTTCCGCATCCTGACGGGTAACGGTCATACCCTTTTGCACGGAGACGACGCTTCCGTCTGCGCGGGTAATCGTGTCCGAGCCGTAACCAAGGCGGTAATGGTTCACGTCCCAGTAGGTATTGGTCGAGAACCCCTCGTGCTGCTTAATCATCGAGGCAGCCTGCTGCGCGGCAGTGCCAGAGAAGGACGCGGTGGTAGATGGCGTTGCTGACTGTTGGGAAGTAGCTGAAGACAGCCACGAGTTAAGGGCGGAGGTAAGCTGCTTGACCCTTACCCCTAATGTAGAGTGGGACATGGTTACGCCAAGCTCTGACACCTGTTTCTTCTGCATTCCGAAAAAGGCTTTGACCGTCTCCTTGTTGTCTGCTACTAGGGCGGAAATGCCACCGACCGCACCTCCTACCGCACCACCGACCACCGTGCCTACTCCAGGGACAATCGAACCAATGGTAGCCCCGATTGTAGCTCCTCCCGTAATGGCAGACCCGTACCCGAATGCTCTGCTGTTAAGCCCGCCAGAGAAGAATCCCTGCCCTACTTTAGACTCCCACAGTGTCTTTATCCCGTCATACAAGCCCCATGCCCCGCCTATCGGACCTAATAACTTCCCTCCCATCTTGGAAAAGAAGCCCTTTGCCTTGGACAGCATGGATGTCATCTTGCTTACTATCGACTTGAACCCAGTAAACGCGCCCTTCATAAACTTGAGAGGGTGTCTTAGTATATTGTAGGCTATCCCAGCCAGACCTAAGCTGGCAGCTACCCCCGACACGGAAACAGGGGCGTCTGGGTTGTCGCTATCAAAGAAGAACTTGTAGAGTCCCACGCCCAAACCTCCGGCAGCCAAACCAGCCAAGAGGGAAGGAAGAAGGGCTGGAATAAGTCGGAGAACCTTGGCGTACTTCGCCATAGACGCAATCATTCCAATGGAAGACGAACCTCCGTCCTTGGTTAGCTGTTGAATGGTGGAAGCCGAAGAGTCTGCGTGGGATTTAAGTACCTTGTCAATGGTCTTGGCGAACTGCAACTGTTTCCGTTCCAGCCATTGAGACTTACGATACAGGCTCATCCTGCGTTTGAACGCCTTGGCAGCCAGTCGCTTGTATTCGTCAGCGTGTTTGGAAACAGAGGCTAGGAAGCCCGAATACCCTAGGTCTTGGGACAAATTCTTTCCAAGTGCCTTGGCTGCCTTCTGAGTGGCTGACACCATTGAAGCAGCCTTTTCCTGAGTGGACTTTACCATGTTGGAAAAGCCTACCGTCCCGCTTTCTAGGGCAGAGGACACACCCTTCTTGATTGTGGAGAATGCGTCAGTGGCAGAGGAAGTAAGCAGAGTGCTGTACTCGGAGTTGGCTACGTCTAATTCTGCCTGTGGGATGGTCGGAAGGCTGCCGTCTTTCTGAGGAAGGGCGTACACCTCTTGTATCAGTTCAGAGTTCCCCGTAATGTAATCCATTAAGGACTGCACGTCTTTGCCGACCACCGGGCGCAGCTCTTGGATGTCGTTAAACAGGCTATTAAGCTCGATGAACTGGTCGACTGTTTCTTCGTCCTTCTTGTCTGACACATTTGCGTTTCGGACGATTCGGGCGGACTCTTTCATTACGTAGTCATTGCGCTTTAAAAAGTCTGCGAAGCGTTGCGCTACCTCGCGGTGCTTAATGCGCTTTGGGATTGCCTCGCCCTTTAGGAACTTGACTACATCGGGAGGCAGTCCGTTAAAGTTTAGCTTATTCATTATACTCTCACTAGATTGGATTCATACAGCCTGTCGTCGTATGGCACGAGGGGTACGGTTCTTAGGGATACCTTGCCTTGGGTCGATACGGTCTTCCGTGCTTCGTTTGCACTTGGCTTGTCCTCGTAGGAGGGAAGTCTCTGAAGCGGAGAGTCCTTCTTCAAGGCGTGGGACTGCTGTATGTGGGTCGGGGTGGAAACCGCAGCGTCCTTTGGAGCCTTCTTCAGGGGTGTTGGCGCGGAGGACTGCTGTGTTATAACCCTCGAAGCCTGATGGACAAAGGATTCGTTGAACGCCTTGTACTCCGTTGTTATGGTAGGGGCGGTGCTCGCAGGCTGGGGAGTGTCAGTTGCGGGCGTGTTCGCCTTCTTAGCCTTGTCCTCCTTGGTTGCAGGAGCATTGGTGGACTTGAAGGGGACTCTGGCATTAGCTACCGAACCCTCAGGCATAACAGAATAAGAGGGTATCCGTATTGGTTGGCTAATGGTAGGCAGACCTTCCTGCCGTCTAAGCAGGGGAGGAGGTGTACAACAGGCAGCAGGGACAGAGGGTAGAGTCTTCAGTTTTTGGGCTGCCGACTGCAAATCGTTCAAGTCATTTCTAAACATTCCGCTGACCATAGCGGTTGGAAGCATGGAAGCAAGTTTTGAGGACTTGGTTAGATACTCCATCAACACGTGTCCATGCTGTCTGACGTAGTCAAACCCCGCTGACAGCTTGCCTTTCAAGGGGGAAAGAACCGCGCTTACAGCCTTCGAGAAGGACGACGTACTAAGCTCTACGGGCTTGTTCGTAACTTCCAACTCTATCGGGCGCGTCTTTTCGGCTCTAATCTTCAGCGTCGGAACGACAGGCTTGGGCTGTTTGGTCGGGGCAACAGCCGTTTCAGTGGATATTGCCACCTTCTTCGACCAACCCATACCTCGGATAATGGACGAAAATGAAGGTATCCCCGACACTACCTTGCCTACAATCATGATTGAAGCTATGCCGACTAAGGCAACCAGCCCCGTATAGAATAGGGAAGTGGACTTAGCCTGCGATTGGTCGGTGTTTCCAATGGATTCCAGCCGTTCCTTCAGCTTCTTCACGAGGGAAAGGAACGCGCCAGAGTTCTTCGCTTCTTCCTTTAATTGCCGTTTTTCCTGCTTTGCGACGTTACGTTCGTCAGAAAGCAATGTGCTAGAATATTCTATATCGGCTGTTTCTTCCTCGATGTGTAAGGACGGCTCTAACGGCTTTCCAAGTGCGGGTGTCGGTAGGGGTACAGAGGGTGTGGAAACCTTGCCCGATTCATGCGGATTAATCGTTACCGCGCCCAAAAGGGAAACGGGCAGGATACGGCGTTTCTGGCGTATCTTTTGCGCCTTTGCATACCAAGCGGAAAGGCTGGGAACATCCCCTATTTCTTCGAGCTGTCGTTCAAGCTCCTCGGTTTCGGGGACGGCTTCTTTTCGCGGGCTGGAAAAGTCGGCTAGGGAACGCAATAACCGACGCTTAATCTGTTCAATCGGTTTCATTCTGACGATACCTATATAAAATAATGTCAAATTTAGGTCAAAAATAATCCCCGCCTTTTTAACAGGGCGGGGATATTTCGAGGACAAGGCTACATAAACATATAGTTCTCGATGTAGTCGATAATGTGATGTTTCAAATCACGCTTACCCATTTCCAAGTGGTACAAATCGCCGTATGACGGGAAGTATTTAAGGCGTTTGGATTTAATGCGTCCGTTTTGGGCTACGTCGACAATGATTTCCGAGGTTTCCATATCGTGCGATAAATTGACAGTTACCGTAACGTCCTTTTCGCCGAGCTTTAAGTGAAAGTCAAAATACAGGGGCTTGCCGATGAAACCGCCCGCGTTTGACAAAGTGTTGCTGACGAAGCGCGTCAGAGGGTTAACGCCAAACATATTGAACGGCAAAGCCTCTGTTACATCGTGTACGTCGGTGTATAACGTGGGCGGTTTCAGGTTTTCATGCCCAGTTCGATTGAATACGAGGGTATAGTCCCTGTCTTCATGCTCGGTATCGTCAAAGATTGCCAAGGTTTCGGGCAAGGCTATCAGGTACTCGAACAGGACAAACTTGAACCTGTCGTCGGTATTAGGGTATTTCGGGCGTAACCAACGATTAAACGTAGAGTCCCCCTTCTTTACCTGAGTAAGGACAATCAAATGCCCATCTTGGCTGGAGAGCAACGGGTACTTTTCGAGGTAGTAGTCTAACGGCTTCATTGCATAGCCTCCGTGTCCAAGTTTTGGGAGTAGTGTTCAATGATTTGCGCGTTTTCGCCTTCTTCGTTCAGGAAGTAGGACAAGTCTTCATCGAATACGGGAGTTCGTCTGTCCGCCCTGTTACGGATTCGATTGTATTCCAGCTGACGTTCTTTGCGGTAGGGAGTATTTCTTAGTGTTCGTGCCATGATAGGTTTCCTTTCACGAGGCTTGGTTGATTATGCGTTTCCGTTTATATGAAACGCGGTGGGAGTTTCTAGCAGCTTTAATCTTGTCCCAGAGTTCGGCTGCTTCTTTCCGTTCCTGCTTCTTTTCGGCGCGGAACGCTTTAATTTGCGCTTGGAGTCCGAGTTCCAACTCTGATAAAGAAATTGACATATCATACTACCTTTGCGAGGTGTTGCGCTTTAATGCTTTTGCTTACGTATGTTCCGATACGGCGGTTTCCGTTTACCAAGGAAACGAGGTGTTTAGCCTTGCCGACGGGGACATCTTGGTAAGCATACATATTACTGCTTCCGACCCAAACCACGCATAGGACTTCCAAGTCTTTGATATAAAGAAGCCTGCGAACGGCGGACGAGCCGTGTTTGGGCATTGGTAATTCTTTGAACTGCCCGCGCTTAATGTGGGCGCGTATCGAGTTTAAGTGTGCCATTGTTCTTCCTTTCAAGAGGTTTTCTTGGCTAGGCGGAAACGCCTTTCACGCTTCGCATTGTACGCTCTACAGCGGGGAGTGCAATAGGTAGAAAGGTAAAGAAAGGTTAATTAGTAGTTTACATAACCTTACACTTTTAGCTATTTACACAGAGGCTCTCACTACCTACAATGTGAAACATGAAAGCAGTATTCTTTAAAAACCACTTGAAAGGAAAAACCATGCACCCGTATAAATGTGCTGCCCAAAGCCTTGCCCTGAATATCGCCTACTTTATCGCCCAAAAGAAACCAACGATTAAAGAAGAAAACGGCATTACAACGGTTTCACGCGGAACAAGCTATATAAAGATAGCAAACGCGGAAACGGGCAAATACGATATTGAAGTTATGTTTAACAACAACGACCCAATAGAAGTAAAAGGCATTGAAAGCGATTACATAGATATGTACTTAGATTCTGTGTACGAAAAATGCAGGATTGCCCGCCCATAACAAAAAGCCCTAGTTCAAAACGAACTAGGGCTTTTCTTTTGCCTACAAGATAGGATTAAATCTTACACGCACCGCCGACGCAGTTGTCATCCTCGGCGTCTGTGTTCACACCGCCTTCCACGGTTACGCCGTCAAACTGGTCGAGGGCGGAATCGTCAAACTCAAAATCTGTATCATTGGAATGGGCTTGTGCTTCACTCATTTAGAGTTCCTTTCGTTGGTTGGTTACTTGCCTGTGCTTCCAAAGCCACCCTCTCCACGTTCGGTTTCGGACAGCTCGGAAACTTCTTCAAAAGACACCTGAGTAACAGGCAAAATCATTGCTTGTGCAATTCGGTCGCCGTTCTTGATGTTCAAGGGGTTATTGTTGGTAGGATTGTCATGCACCAAGGCTACCTTTACCTCGCCACGGTAATCAGAGTCAATCACGCCGACGCAGTTTTGCAGGCGTACCTGATTCTTGAACCCGTGACCGCTACGGCTGAATACGAGCATTACGTGGTCTTTGGGAATCTCGAAGGACAAGCCTGTCGGAACGGCTACGTGTTTGAGGGAATAGAACTTCTTGTTGCCGCCATTCGAGTATGCAACGCCAAGACCTACTGTCTGCTCAAAGCCTTCAGGCAGGCAGGCGTGAAGGTCAAAACAGGCAGCACCCTCTGTGGCATATACTGGAAGGCTGGCTTCAGGGATGAGTTTCTTTACCTTGATATTCATTTAGTATCCTCTTAATCATTGGGTTTGGGGAACACAGCCTTTATACATCAGAGCTACCGTGATTGGGACGGCGAAGCTGCCTCCCTCGGAAGGTGGACAAAGTTTAGGTCAAAAAGAACCCTCTCAAGCAAGGGATGAACTTGAGAGGGCTAAAGCAGGTTGGTGTGATGGATGGCATACTACTAATACCCGCCATATGCCAGAGCGGGGTTAAGGATAGACAGACTATTAATACCCGCCATATGCCAGAGCGGGTTCAGGGAGAACTGGAGCGGGCTACGGGAATCGAACCCGTAATGTCTGCTTGGAAGGCAGAAGTTTTACCACTAAACTAAGCCCGCGTCTGGGAAGCGGCTTCGCACCGCTCAGGAGGTTTCATTTGCGTCATTGCACCTCTAACGTTTACCCAAGTACCCCTTCACGTTTTAACGTCTCATCTCCTCAGGTACGGGCTTTTGGAGGTAGCGACGGCTTGAATCTCGTTTCAAGCATACGTCGGAAGCCGTGCGTGGGGAAAATGGCAAAACCACGCCATGCGACCGAATAACTGGGGCTGAAGCGAACGAACCGATAGGGAAAGGTTTGAAAAACTATCGGCGATTAGGCGTCTGAAAACCTGTTCGCTTCAGGTTGCCTTTATACTACCTTAAATTCAGATAGTCCGTAAGGCAACTCGACGGGCGGTTAGTTAACGTCCAACTCGGCTGAAAGACTACCAGATGTCTGCTTACCTAAGCAAGCAAAACACCTTTACAGCTTCGCTTTTACAGCTTTCGCTGCCTTAGCAGGTACAGCTTTGCTGCCCCAGATGGTACAGTATGTGTTATTCGTGTTATTCGTCGTCTTCCTCCTCGTCTTCGTCATCCTCGGACGCACCTACGCCGTTCTTGAGCTGGAACGCCATGTTGATTGCACATCCGTCAAGGATTTGTTTACGGCAATGCTCGTACAGCTTACCCTCGGCGAACAGCTCTTTATAAACCTTGGGCGTGAGTCCAAGTTCTTTGGCGTGTGCAACACGGTCTTTACCCTGATACAGGATAAGTGCCTTAAAGTCCCACCAGTCTAAGCCCTCTACTTCGTAGGCTACCTTCTTGCCGTGAGAGTCCAAGATTTTCAGGTCAATCTTGCGTTTAGCCCCCGTACCGAAACGGGTCGCCTGCCCTGTCAAGAGGAGGTAGTCGTACACGTTCCAAACAGGGTCGAAGCCGTGGGCATTACCCTGCGGGTCTGTCTTCCATACGCGCTGCCACGATTCCAAGCCAGTAGAGTTGTATTGCTTGTTCTTTTGGGTACGCATACAAATGTATTGGTACTCGTCGTCGCCGTCCATTAGTACGCTTCGTTCCTGCTCTACCTGTCCTTTTCCGTGGGGAACTGCGCGAGCGGCGTTCTTAATCCTGACTGAAGAGATGAACTTGACCGACTCCCCCGACGGTTCGTATTCCGGGGACCCGAACATTACTCCTGGTCGTAAACGTAATTGGTTCACGCCGATTACAACAATACCCTTTTTGCGAAGGCGACCAGCAATCTTTGGAATGTTCTCCGAGAACATACGGGCTACGGCTGCCATGCCCTGCCCCTTTCCGTCGTCCAAGGTTTCGGGGTACATGGCTGGGTACGAATCGGCGAAGATGGCGAGTTCGGGGTGCGGATTTTCTGCTTCAACGTAGTAAGAGTTACGGGAAGACAGCCTGCGGTCGACTTTAACGTCCCCCTTCGGTTTTTCGTCGTACACGTAGTACCACTTCCCGCCAACGAATACTTTGTCGGGCAGGGCTTTCACGAGGGCAGACATACTGTCAAACAGCTTGTCGCCGATACTCTCTGTGTACAGGCGGAAGATTGGCGGTATGACGTACTTACCTGTATCAGGGTTACGCACACCGAAAACGTCATCCACGGTAATTACCTTGCCGTCCTTCTTCATGTTGGCGAGTTGGGCAATGCGGGCTACAATGTTTGATTGGTAGCTCGGGTCGGAACTGTTGTGTGTCAGAATACCGTTTACTGCGTACTGGTGCGGATGGGTCTGATTGTCGTCGACTTGGATGTCCCACACAGGCTCGTAACGGTCTGTGTAGCCAGACTCGCGCACTGAAACGAGCCTGAACGCTGCGAATCCAAGATTCCTACCTACTACCAGTACATTGTCTCCTACAACAATATCCTCCTGACGTACAAATATGTCCCGTCCGTCTCGATGTACGGCAATAGGATGTTCGTTTCCTTCTAACTCTTGACCTTCTTCCAATACAATCCTGTGTATTCTGCGTACACCCTTATAGAATACGTTGGTAGACCGTCCACACGATGTGTTGGAGCTGTACACCTTCTCTATTGGCGTTGGAAGTGGGTATTTTTCGCCTTCTTTCAACGAGCCAAAAATAGCCTTCTCTACCAAACCACCTAGGTAATAGGACAGCGGTCGGCTAACACGCTTTCCATTTTCGTCATCAGTGCTAATGGTTTGGCTCGCTGTCAAACAGCCCTCGAAGTCCCAGTACGTGCCTTTGACCCCTGCGTTGGCGAGCATAGCCATAGCAGTTGAGAGGGAAGTAGATTTGGCTGATTGCTCCCCGCCAAAGAAGGTGTACCAAGCACCTCCTATATAACCGCCACCGAAGAATAAGTCGAGGGAAAGCAATCCAGTAGAGACACAACTGGTCTTACGGGCTTCAGGGTCTACGCTTGCCTGTGTCAATCGGTAGCTCTTTTCAGTGTCGTCCAAGAGCTTGTCTAAATCATGGTATGACATATTATATCCTTGTAACTGTTAACAAAGAAGGGAGGCACGTGCCTCCCTATGTTAGTTATGATTATTCATCATCGTCATCGTCGTCATCGAACGCATAACGTTTCTTGGCTTTAGAAGCAGGTTTGGATTTAGATTTAGACTTAGACTTACTGCGAGGGGCGTCCTCCTCCTCTTCGTCTTCACCGTCTTCGTCTTCGTCTTCTTCATCGTCCTCGTCTTCGTCTTCGTCTTCTTCATCGTCCTCGTCTTCGTCGTCATCTACGGGACGTTTGGATTTAGACGGCTTAGACTTAGACTTGGCTTTGCGACGAGGTTCATCCTCGTCGTCCTCGTCGTCCTCGTCGTCCTCGTCGTCCTCGTCGTCATCGTCCCAAGGGGCTGGTTTCTTAGACTTAGCCGATTTAGACTTACCACGAGGTGCTTCGTCCTCGTCATCATCAGAATAATCGTCATCCTCCTCTTCGTCTTCTTCATCGTCATCCTCCTCTTCGTCTTCTTCATCGTCATCGAACTTAGACTTGGCTTTAGATTTGGATTTACTACGAGGAGATTCGTCTTCGTCTTCATCGTCATCGTCGTCATCACGGCGTTTAGCCTTCGCCTTGGTTTTCTTGGCTTTGGCAGGTTCGCAGGTTTCAATGTCCACCCAAGAGATAGTTACCTTTTCGCCGTCTTCGTCGTCTTCGATTACGAGGGTTTTGTCCGTGTTTTTAACGACAGTACCAGTGTACTCTTCATCGTCATCGGTAACGACGTGAACGCGGTCGCCTTTTTCAGGATTGTAGCCGTCGTCATCGGAATCGTCTTCGTCGTCTTCCACGTCGGCTTCTTCGCCAGAGAACTTCAGATAACGCTCCACGTCCTTCTTGGCGGTTTCTTCGCTGTTGGTACACTTATTGGCAATAAGGCTTGCCACGTCCCAAACGAGGTAATCTTCCTCCCCCTCTGTCAACGGGGTGCGTTCGTCCTTTTGGATAGAGTAACGTTGGCTAGGGGAAGCCGATGAATCGTAGGAAACGAATACGTCGCAACCGAACTCAGGGTCGTCGATTGGCACTGGTTGCGATTTGCCGTCGACTTTGCGTTTGTTCAAGGTTTCCAGCTTTTGCAGCGAACCGACCAAAGAGGTAGTCAAACGCCAAACGCGAACTGGGGTAAACGAAGCGTCGTTGTCGTTGTCTTTAATGCCTGTCTTTTGTTCCTTGGCAGATGGTTTAATCTTCTTAGCGTCGGGCATTGCATCCTCGGCGGAACGGGAAATAACTTCCACGTATGATTCCTCACGCAAAGGCAGTTTGGCGTTACAGTACGGGCAGTCTTTGTCGGGGTCGGGGCGGGCGTTTTCAAAGTCCCAAGCGAGGCAGTAAACAGGTTTGGTTGCCTGCTCGTTCTTGTTCCACTTGGACGGCACAGGTTCGCCATCCTTGTTGAAGAGGGGCAGGTAGTGAACGCCAGCAGTGGTTACGCTACCTGGGAGCAGGCGCACACCAGTATAGTTTTCATCGAGTTCCAAGGTCTGGCACACGTCCTTCAGGTACGGCGTGTTCTCGAAGGATTTGGTCTTTACCTGACCAATACTTCGGCTGCTTGAGCGAGTAAACTTCTTCATTATATTCCTTTCATGGGGATTAACTGTTACAACGTTTCAGCCTTTACAGCGAAGCTGCTGCAGAGCAGTACAGGCAGTATTTTCACGGCGTCAGGGCTTTAGCATACTCCTCGATTCCCAAGAAGTACCTCCCTGCCCCGACTGGGTCTAAGATTCGGGCGATGTGCCGTATCACGTCAGAGTCTGTTTCGTACTCCTCTATGAACGACTGTTCCAAGTCGTCCTCCTGCAAACCCTGCGCCTTGTAGGAAAAGTCTGTGCGCTTCCCGTGTACGGAATATGCGGTGTCGAACTCGAAGTTGATTTGCTGGGAAGAGAACCTCAAGTTCCGTTGCAGGTAGGACGTTATCGGACCTTTTTCCACGTCGCATCGGTCGATTGCTTTTAGGGCTTCCGCCGTCATCATGTTCACGAGGTCGTCCAAGTCAACGCTATGGGACAGCCTCTTATATGTGGAAACCGCCTCGTTTACAATCAGGCGGTGGTACTTTTGAAGGACAAGCTCTCGTAATCGCAGGGCATAGGTAAACCAGTAGCGACAGTTTCTGACGCAGGCAAACAGACTGTCGTGTACGTCTGGTGTGTGCGCTACGAGGGCTTCTACTTCTACCGCCCCTCGTTCCTGACGAAGGTACTGGGTCGGGTAGTCCTTGGTAATTCCCAACCAGTCCGAAATGAAGGACACGAGGACGTTCAAGTGCAAACGCGCCTTCTTCAGCAGGTTGACCTTCTTGGAAGTATCCCGTTCCGTAAGGTACTCTGACAGGTATTCCAACAGTTGCTCTTTGCGGTGGGCGGAGAACTTACGCGTGGGGTGCGTTACCTGTTTGAGAAGCAGCGAGGCTACCTTTCTGTCCAAGTAGTCGCTGCTCTTAATGATGGGCTGAAACGCATACCAAAACAGGGTATCCAAGGCATTCATGTACTGCTCGGAAGAATAATTGTCCTTGATTACCTCGTCAGTGTGTTTCAGAATGTCCACATTCTCGCTTCGAGTATAGGCATACATATACTACACCCTCCGCTGCCTGATGAGCTCTCGCAGCAGGGCTACCGCGTGTTTGCAGGCGAGGTTCCTGTGTTGCGGGTCTCGTATGCGCGGGTTCTTGCCGTTAGAGCGGATGATTCGGGCTGCATTCTTCTTGTTCAGATTGTACTCTGCTCCCCAATAAGGATGGTAGGGGCAGGTACAGTCGATGAACACTCTGCGGGTGCGCGGGTCTAACAGGGTAACAGACGTAACGTAGGTGTTCCCGCTTGCCTCCTCTCCGACAGTGCGGGTTTTTGCGTAATACTCTACGCCGTAATCCGTAATGCGAACCTTGATACTGTAAACCTTCACGGACTCGGCACGTTTCTTTACAATGCGTGGGACGGCGGCATAGATTTCCCGTGCCGTCAGCCCGCGCTTGGAATAGCGAACGGTCATTTCTTACTCTTTCCTTTCTTGACTGTGTTTCGCTTCGTACTACTTGTCATGGGCAATACCTTCGTGTCCTTAATGCGCTTCTCTTTCACTTCAAAGCTGTCCAAGTTCCCTGACAGGTAACGGTCTGCAATGTCCAGTTTCCGTTGTGCGTCAGCGGACAGTTCCTCTGTTTCAGGCTGCGCTTCTGACCCGTCATCGAAGAGGGACGAAGTAGAACCGCTATACACTTCGGCAGAGTTCAAATACAGGCTGTACTTGGCTTGAACACTGGCAAGCTCGTTATCGTCCCGTGCTAATGCCATGTCGTCTGCGTAGCGGATTGATGTCATCGCTTCCTTCAACCCCGAGCGTTGTCCAAGTTGGCACTCGAGCAGCTTGGTAATCGTCTTCACGTCCTCTCGTGCAACGATTGGCTGCATACGCTCGATGTAGTTATTCATCACGTGCATATTGTGATGGGCGAGGACGTGTGTAATCATTGCACCGCTAAGGACAGAGAAAATGTCGCGGTACTTGATTGTCTCGCACACTGGACACGAGCATGGCAGGTGTACGTGGGAAGAAGGAGTGTAACACTTGGAAGCCAATCCCATCGAGAAGGATTCCCACTTGCTGTCAATCGCAGACTGATAGTAGTACGTCTTGGTGTTAGCCGACAGGATTGCGGAGGAAGCGTCAGACGTAATAAGGTCGACCACTTTATGCGAAGCAAAACGTAGAATAGAGGCTAACTGCATTAAATTCCACACTCCGAGAATGTGGACGTGCTTGTATCGGTGAGCATTCTTTTTAATGATGTTGAACAGGCGGGCGACGCTGGGCATATAGCTTCCAATGTATGCTCCGCCGATTGCCAAGCGGTCAATGCGTTCGTCGTAAACCACGTCATGATACTTGTCGTAGTTCTCGCCATACCCGTGTACGATGTTGAAGAACTCTAGGCTTTCCCGCTTCATGGACATCATCAGGTCTGTGTTCTTCTTTTGCGCCCGTGCCAGCTTTAGCAAGTCCTCGGTACGGCTGATTCCGTGGGGAGGAATGTCCAGCACCATACCAATGTCGATATTGTCGTTGTACCACTTGACAAGCTCTCTTGGGTCTAACCAATCGAACCGCCCCATCATGAATTGGAAACCGCCAGAGTCCGCCACGAGGTATGCTTCGTTGGGCAGACGTTCACGGTTCAATCGGCTGAGAGGGCTTTTATTGTGCGGATTCTTGATATAGTCAACGTAGTTTTGCATGAAGAACGGCATCTCATTGTCCTCCATAGCATTTGGGTAGTAGAGAGAGAAGGGGACGTATCTGTCCCACACGCCCTCCGCAGGCTTATACCCGAAAAGGTCGTAGGTATCACGCAACAGCAACAGGTCTCGGTCTGGGCATTCGATTAACGCCCGCTTAGGCTGCATTTCCCTGACGATAATGCGGTTGTCGCCCGTGGGCTTCTTGTAGCGGACGTATGCGCCCAAACCGCCGTAGTTTGTGTACTCCACGGCAGCAGGCATGAAATGGAAGGGTTTTAGCTGGAGAGGTTTAGTCTCCTTGAGGGCAGTGTACATAGAGCTTCTCCATAAATAAAGAAAGCCTTTACCCTTTCGCATTGGTTACGACGTAGGTAAAGGCTCTTGATTATTTGCAGATTGAATCGAGTGTCTTGTCAGCCAACTTCTTCAGGCTCTTCGGCGTAACAATTCCCGTAAAGTGGTTTGCCATCCACTCGCAGAACATTTCCTGCCCGTTGGTGTTGGCGTACTCGGACACATGACTGTCCCGTTCCTCTTCAACGTAGGTAAGCACCATTGACTCTGTTACGCTCTTCAGCATTGTGTGGGCAACCTTCGAGTCCTGCGACAGGAGGAAGTCTAGCTCGCGTGGCTTGACTGCGTACAGGTCAGAAACAGCACCGTAAATCTCGTCGAGGATACGGCTGGCGTTTTCGTGCTTGCTTGTCATCTCCCCTTCTTCCAACACGTCGGAAAGAACCTCCTGTACTTCGTCGTTACCGATTACGGTAGGATTGTCCGTCAGGCAGATGAAGTGCTCCAGCCACCGCTGTTGAGCCTTCACGGGAAGCTTACGAGCCCACACACCATGACCGATTTCGTGGATGAATAGGCGAACCAGTTGGGATTCTACATCTGGGTGGTACTTGATTGTCAGCACGTCTTTCTCTTCCCCTGCCTTAACCTGATAAGTGCCGATTATGCTCTTCGAGGTTAACCGCTTGGCTTTATTGTAAACCACCTTCACGTCAAACCAATCGGCAGCGTATTCCAGACCGTGTTCCTCAAGGATGGCTAGGGTCTGCTTGATTGCCTTACGGATTACCTTGGTGTGGTGGTGGCTCGGTTTAAAGAACCACTTGACAGAAAGCCCTTCACATTCGGTAATCTCTACCAGCCGTTCCGTAGTAGCACCGTAAACGCGTCCGGGCTGTGGATTGTCAGATAGGGTAGCCTGCACCTGTTCAATCTCGAACTGTACGCGTTCTTCTTCCTCGCCGTGTTCGTGATAGCCCTCCACAACGTCTTTGCTGACGTGTTCGACACGAATCAAACAGTCCTTCTCGTTAATGTTCGCTACTACATATTGACCTTTTTCAATCTTCATTTTGTTCCTCGTTCGATACCAATACATTCCTTGAGTTGTACAGTGATATACCCTCTAACTGCCTGCGAAGGTCGTCCAAAGTGCCGTTGTTTACGACCGTGTAGAAGGGGATGGGCTTCGTCAAGAGGGCTGCTATGCCTGTCGCCTGCGCCTGAGTAGCCAAGTGTTCGCTGGTGTGGCTGTGTACGTATATGTTCCTGTTGCTCATTACGTGTACCACGCTGTCGCACACGTCTAGCTCGTTCTGATACCGAACGTCTGTTACCAAGGTAATCTTGTCAGGGTGCTTTTTCGCGTCTGCTACTAAGCGGTCAACCCAGTAGTCAGGATTCAGGTGTCGGACGACTTCCGTGCCGACCAACTGTTGGAATCGGCGAGGGGACAGCTTACCGCCATGAAGTCCCTTAGTCAGCACTTCGTCTGCGTGAGAGTATGCGTCGGCGTACTTGTACTCCCATTCCATGTCCGCCTTGCTTCCTGCCATCATGTCCGCGATTTCATGGATAATCAGGTTAAGGTCGTCGCGGTCAATGTCGACTTCCTTTTCCTTGTTTTCAGGCAGTTCGCTGTCCTTCCCGAAGAGGGAAATGCTCAACCGCTTCATTGGGGAGGCAAAAGAGTCTCGGCGGTAAATAGACTTTCCATCTTCGTGGAGAGGCTCTATTTCGATAATCATTTGGGCAGCAGTGTCTTTACCGCTGCGAGCCATACCTACGAATCCGACAATCATGTTAGTCCTTTCATTAGTTGAAGAGTGAACCAGTTGGGAGGTGGTCTTCGTCCCAAAGGTCGTTGTCCTCTTTAGTAGAAAATAAAGCAGGCAGTACGTCGTTCCAGTCCTCAACGTCCATTTCTGTATCTTCCGTGGGCGCGTCCCCAAACAGGGAAAGTCCGCTGCTGTTGGCGAACACTGGATTGAAGATAGAGGGCATTTTGATTCCAGAGAAGAACTGCGTGATATGGGACAGCCTGTCCTGAGACACGCACGGGATACCCTCGTGAAGTTTTGGAATCTTCACACTATCTGTCAGCCTAACCAGCTTATAGGACATTAGCAGGTCTTCCTTGTCATTGGCGGACAGGTTAGACTTTTTGAGGATACCATGTACGTTTCCGTACTGCTCTAACAGCTTCTTCGCTTTTACACTGCCAACGCCTGTTACTCCAGGTACGCAATCGTTCTTATCCCCGCACAGGGCAAGGAAGTCGGCTATCAGTTTGGGTGGAACGCCGTACCGCGCTTTAACGGACTCGATAGTGCCGTGCCAGTGTTCGGTCTGGCGGGTGTCCTGTGTGGTAACGCGTTTGTTGACCAACTGTTGCAAGTCCTTATCGCCCGTAAAGATACGAACGTCGTCTTTAGACGAAATGGCAATGGAAGCAATTACGTCGTCTGCTTCAACGCCTTGGACTCGAAGCACGTTAAAACCAGCCGTCCTCAGCAGGTGGGCGCATAGGCGGGTCTGATACTGCTTTTGGTCTGTCTGTTCGGTGGCTGCCGAGTTACGCTTGTAGTCGGAATACAAGGCGTGGCGGAAGTTTGCTCCGGGGTGGTCGAAGACAAAGACGTTGGTGTCTGCGTGGTACGCCTTCATTTCCTTAGAGAACATCATTAGGGCTGAAATGACAGCCCCTGCCTCGTAGCCCTTCACTTCCCTAGAAGGGGCGACAGCCAAGGCTCGTGAAATGTAGAACGAGCCGTCCCATACGTTAATCATTTCAATACTCCGTTCACTTTCTTTTGTTCTTCAATGGCGATGTGTATAGTCTTCCTAATGGGCAATGCTAAACTGTCATTCATCTCTTCCTTGAGATAACCCTTCAACTGCTTTTCTCGGAAGCATACGCCCAAGAGTGGACATTCTGAATAAGGACTCGCCATATTGTTGCGGTAGTCCTCTATGGACTTGCACGGCTTATCGGCAATCAGGTGTTCAATGTCTGCGAAGGATTCCGCGTCGAGGATTGCGTTATGCTCTTCAATGTTTCGGCAAATGGTCTCCCATACTTCCTTCTTACGGGCGGGAGGAACCTCGTTAGCTACAAACTGGAACTGAAAGGGAATGTCCCTAGGCATATACACGAGGATATATCCCTTGACAGAGAACTTTATTCCCTGCTTTTCAAAGAACTTTTTAAACCTCTTCTGACACAGTGCTACGTATGTCTCCTGCTGAGCGCGGTATGTATTGTTACCGGCAAGCTCTTTACCGTTGGCAGCGTGTTTCATAGCCTTGGATAGCAGGCAGGTCTTGTAGTCAACTACCCAAAAGTTTCCGTTGGAATCCTCGAACAGGCAGTCTTGGTGTCCTGACAGCGTGTCTCCGAGCATATATCCAATCTCGTCATACTCTAACTGACTACCACATTTCGGGCATTCGTGATACTTGGAAATCTTTTTGGTTTTGTAGTCGCAGTTCTCGTTTCTACAATGCCAATTACCCCATACCTTCCCTGACATACCCATGAAGCGTTGGATTAGGGTGTGAACCAAAGTTCCGACGCTCACGAAGTAACTGCCCGAAAATGTAGTTTCTCCCGTTGGAGAGTAGTCCTTGTTTAGAAACTCGTGAAGTGTGCGTAACGGGCAGTAGGGAAACCCTGACGGGTGTAGTTCCAAATCGCGCTTAAACGAAGGAAACTCCGACGCAACTTGGTTATTCATCGCGTCGGAGAGTGTGTTTTTCAAGTCGTTTAAGGCGAAGTTCAAGGCTTCGCTCATTTGTCAGTCTCCATAAGGAAGATTAAGAAGGCTGCCCTTCCACAAGCCCTCTGAAATGGCAAGGGACGTTACGCGGTTTTCCCTCAGTTCTGCCTCGAACTGCTTGGCAACGTGGTGGACAATGTTTTCGATAGTAGGCTCGTTGTCCATTACGACAACATTGTAATCCGAGGGAAGGTGCAGCTCGAAGTAACCACGGTCGCGGGACTCGTATTGGATGGTTTGAAGACCGTTACTATTCTGATAGTAGTCTTTGCAGACAATGTACGCCTCGTCCAAGTAGGATGCGATTGACTCTGCCAAGGCTGTCAGCGAAGAATCCACAAAGGCTTGTGATTCTTCCGTACCCCCAAAACGGTCGGTGGCGAGCTGGATGAAGCTGGAATGCCCGTGCAGGATGTTTTGGCAACCCCAAGAGGTGGACTTTGGCAAGCCGTGCGTGTACTCGAACTGGTATGCAATGGCGTGTCGCTCCGGGCAGAAGTAGTGCAGACCGTTCGGCTGCACCACCTGTGGCTCGGGGATGAATACTTCCACCTTCATGCCGAGGCGCATGGATAGGTAGCTTTCCATCGAACGCTGAATAAGCGTAAGCACTGGCTCTACAGTAGTCTGTGTACTGAAGTCGTGGATAATGCGTACTGAGTTGGCTGGACAGTTAATGCGGATATGACCGACTTCCAACTTAACCCCTTTTGAACCAGAGTGTTGCAAGTAGTCGGAATGTTGCAAATAGAACGGGTTATCCCTAGCCTTATCAGAGACCATTGGGATAATCAGCTTGTGGTCGTACCCGTAATCAGGGTCGTCGACTAACTGCTTAATACGTTTCTTGATAGAAGAAAAGTCTTCAATTACCTGCTCTTCGCCAGAGACGTTTCCATGCACACGGAAGGCAGGAACAAAGGACAAACCGCTCGGCAAGCCGTTGTATCCAAGTACGGCGCAGTCGACGTGGGTTACGTTATGTAGAAATAATGAAGTCATTTTGTGTCTTTCAGTGATGGTTTTATAAGCTCTAATGCCTGTTCCATTAATATTACCAATCGAGGTGTGCGCTCTTTAACTAGGTTAAATGCGTTTGCCAAGCTCTGGATTATATTCCCACGGATAGGAAAGTCATCAGTGGTGGTAAACTCGCCACCGTGTGTTTGAATCATGCGGTGCAATATTGTCTTGGCAAACTCGGGTTTAATCAGGCAGCAATGGACGAAGGCGGTTATCGTACCTCTGGCTCTCTGCATTTGAGCATTTGGCAATAAGCCATACTGCAAAAGCATATCAGAGGAATGGGTTATGCACGAGATAATTGTGTCGTATAGCTGCGTGTCTTTTACCAAGTATCCTGACTTCAACAGACGAAAGTCTCTGTACAAAGACACAAGGTAATTGTAGCCTAAATAGTATAGGTCTTTACCTGCAGGGTTGTTAAACGTATGGAACGTATATTTAGGAGGGTTAAAACCTAGGGACTCCTTTAAGTCCCTGAGCATAACTTGTTCAGTTGTCATCATATCCGTCTTCCTTAGAGCCGAATGTGCTGAAGGCGTGGGCAAAGGATACTCCTATAAGTATCCCACCAAAGAAGGCTACTACGTTAATTGCTGTCATTTTCCTGCTCCTTGTTAATTCGTCCTATCATATAGGATAAAGAGGGTCTGCATTCGTGGTCTTCGCTGCTATGGGAAGCCTTTATCAGTAACTGTTTGATACCGTCGGAGTCGGTTTTGGTTTTGGTTTTCACTTCGTCCACCTGCTGACGAGCCTGCTGCAAGTTATCCAAGACAGCCTGACCTTCCTCTGGGTTTCCTTGAAAGAACTCTAGGAACGCGTCCAACACACCCTCCGCGTGGTTAGACTGTTCCGAGTTACCAGCAAGGTCGTCATTGGCAGTTACAACACATATTGCCAAGTGCAACAATCTACCCTTACACTCGAACTCTGTGTCATTCATGTAGTTGAAGTAACGAACACCCGTTTGATAGGCTTTGTCCTCGCGCTCACGTTGAACCTTCATTCGGCGTCTGGACGTCATGACTGGAACGATTATTGCGATTGCGAGCATAGCTAAGAGGACAATTATTGCGGTTGTTTGTGTGATTCCTACCATTTCAGGTCTCCTCCAAGTACGTACAGGTTGAGGTCATATTCGGCAGCGCGTTGCAAGGAATCCGACTCAGTGGTCTGGTTCTTCAGGTACTCTACAACATACGGGCAGATGGCTTTATGTAAGTCTGGATGCGACATTGATAACGCCTTGAACCCGAGGACAAACCCCCTGTTATACATGAAGTCTGACAGATTTCTTTCCATTTCGTACTGGGACAAGATGAAGGCAGCTCCCACGTGGTTTGCCAAGAACTGAAGCGTCTGTTCATCCTTCATCTTGTCGCTAACGCTGTTCAGAACGCTGGACATATCAGAGATACCCATCTCTAAACGACTGACCTCTTTGCGGACATTGCGGACAGTTGATACGGAAACGGTGGAAGGGTCTGGCGTGTTGTTGTAATAACCAGCCATTGTGTCTGAAATGTGCTGCTTCAGTTCCTCTAGCAGGTTACGGTACGTAGTAAGGTTTACGGCGTGTTGGTGTGTAATCAGCATGGACAGGATAAGTACAGAGGCTAAAACGACATATGGAACGTATTGGTGCATTATGGTCTCCTATGCGGTAAGGTTGGCGATAGCGCGTTCTGTATCAGTTTTTACGAGCCGTCGAACCTCGGTAGTTACGAGGCGGTTCAAGAGGGAACGCAGTTCTTGGCTTGTCTCGGATAGCTGCTCCTTGTAGGCATAAACCGCCCCAATGTAGTAAGCCTTCCTTTGCTCGGCAGCCGTGCCAGCAGCAGAGCGTCCAAGTTCGAGGTACATACGAACCAAGTCAGAAGCGAAGTCCTGGGCGATAAACAGGCTAAGGTGGTTTGTCTCGAACATGGAACTGATACCGCGAAAACGTGTTCGCACATCGTACTTTCCCGATTCGTAAGACTGTTTATGTTCGAGGGTAATGCGCCGCTCCCCGCCAGTGAAGGAGAAGTGGCTGCGAAGTTCACGCCCTCTGCGGTAAACGTCGAGCTTGCTTACACTGGATGGCGGTGGTACTTCTTCCTCCTCCTCCGATTCTTTGCCGAGGGCGCGGTTAACAATGTACTTTTCATGGCGGTATAGCACATAAGTAAGGGAAACGACCCCTCCGCCAAATATTCCTAATACTTCAAACCAGTTTATAGGGGTCATGCTTTCCTTCCTATCAGTTTGCCCGCAGACGCCATAGTTTTTGCAAACAGTTGAAGGGCGTAGCGAACGGTGTTAAAGACGACGAACGCCCACAAGAGGGCGAACACTAGGTAAACAATGCTATCGAATAGCGGAATGATGGTCATGGTTTGTGTTTCCTTTTTTTTTCTATTTATGAGGTTTGCGTATCAGGCTACCAATTAAGTCTGATGCGATAACTGCAAGAAAGGCGGAGACCGCCGAGAATGCTACTAGGATAAATCCATAGGTTATAATGTCCAAGAAATCCAGTATGGTGTCGTCCATATTTACCTCCTATTACTCTTGTTCGTCATACCGACGAATGCCTGCAATAACACGCTCTGAAACTTCGGGGTAGTCGTGTCCGCAGGCTTTGAACGCCGCTATCGTACCCTCAAGCAGTTCCTTATATCCGTCCATTCCATAGGCAGCCAAAGGTATGCTCAAGCGGGCAAGGATGAACGAGTTAACCAGCTTTTCAACCTCGCACGTGTAGGCGAACTCTGATTCCTTTACCCTGGCCTTCTCTGCAGCCTTAAACATTGAAACAATGTCATCGTAGGCAAGTATGTAGCGTTCGGTGCGAAAAATACCTTGATACCCCTCGTCGATGGGGATGTCAGTCCTACGTGGGTCGGTCTTCAGCCGTCGCAGATTAACCTCGTTACGGGCAATGGTTATCGCCTTGTTCACGAGGAAAAGCACAATAACGGCAATCTTGTACAAGACGTAGGCGAGAACGAATATCCTAAGTACCGTGGCGACCGTGTAATTCTGCTCTGAATAGTATAACAGAGTTGCAAGAAGTGCTACGCATAGAAGCGTCTTTCCTTCAATCTCTATCGTCATTTCTTGTCCTTTCTTTTAACAAGTGTCTTTAAAATCTTTTCAACCACTTCGTCGGGTGCGCCTCCTGGGTCTACGTCGAATCCGTAAATCCGATTGAAGCGGGAGAGGTTCATTCGCGTACACGGAATCCAATCACGCAGGTCGGCATAAATCTTATCTTCAGCCTTCCTTCCAGGGGCGTCTCCGTCCATGCAGACCAAGACGAAATCGGGGTCTAAGTCCAAAAGCAAGTCCCTCTTCTGTTCCGTCCAAGACGTAGTGCCTAGAATGCCTAGTGTTGGAATGCCCTTCTGACACAGCGTCAGGGCGTCCCGACCGCCTTCCACCAAGACAACTCCCCTGAATCCGTACTCGTCTTCAAAGGAATCCATCATTTCGGAAACGTGGTCGAACGGGTAAAGTGCCTTGGTTTTCGACCACACTCCAGGGGAGTTCTTGTACTTTGCCAGACCCTTCCTGTCCACGTTTCCAATCAGAGCGCGGATTCCGCCAACCTCTTCTTCCTTTACATGAACGGGCAGGTAGATGGCGTACTCGCCTAACTTCTCGTCAAAAACGCGCAACGCCCCAATCTTGTTTAGGAACTCGGCTGAAATGCCGCGCCAGTCCTCTCTGACACGCTTGGGTCTGGAAAGGGAAAGGGTCTCCATTACCTCTGTAACGCCCCTAGAGGTCTTCAACCGAGCAGGCTTTACCCGTTCCTTAAACGTCTTCGATTCCCTCTTGGCTGCATACGAGTAACCAGCGTCGTCCTCGTCCAGCGTCCTAACGTTTTCAGCCCCCTCATTCATCTTGTTGGCGAGTTTGTTCCAATCGCCGTTTGTCTCACAACCGAAACAATGGAAGTGTCCGAAGAACTTGGAATGCGGGTCTGTCGTAACTAAGGCAGAGGGGTTTCTGTCTGCGTGGAACGGGCAGAGGATGAACGTCCTAGACCCTTGAACGGCAACCTTCCCTCGAGCCTGCAACCGCCTAAGCTCCCCGAGGACTGTCTGTACCTGAGCAGGAGAATACTTCATGCTCTCTCCTTATATAATAAGAATAACAGAAAAGCCTTTATTGGTAGAAGAATACCCTCTTCCAAGGACTGCTCAAGATACCCTCTAGAGGGTAGATTCAAAGGTAGTCGCTCACGTTCACGTCAGGAAACTAAGGTCAAGGCGTGTACTCAAGAACCGTCAAACAGAGCCGTAGATATGCTCAACTAGGTAGTTTGAGGGGCTCTGACCCTATACGTATGTGGGGTAGAGCTCCGGAAGGGGAAGGAAGGAAGGGGGTAGGAAAGGGGGGATTATAGGGGGGATAGGTCGGGGGTTGGTTAGATGGGGTTGACCTCGTAGAGGTTATAACCCTCAGGGCTAACCTATCCGTAAGGATAGGGTAGACCTGATGGGGTGAATGGAGGGAACGGAGATGGGGTGAATGGAGGGAACTCCTCGGAGTTCACTTCGTTCACTCCATCGGAGAATTTTGACCGAAGGTCAAGCCCTAGCCGATTTTCAAAACGGTTGGTTTTTCTCGGGGGTTTGAAAAACCGCAATGGTAAGCGAAATTTTCCGATTTTCGTCAAAACCACCTCTAGGATAGTCAAAACCACTCGTCCTCTACGAGAACTCGTGTTTTGACGGAAAATCGCTAAATAGGAATTTTTCGCAACAACTAATGAAAAATGGATATTGCTTAAAAAATAAGCAAAAGTCCGACTCTGTGAAAAGTGAGAAAAATGGCTCTTTTGTAGCTTTTTTTTTTTTTTTTTTTTTTTTTTTTTTT